GAACTTTGGAGAAAATTATAGTTTCACAGCTTATTAATAATGTATAGTGTGTATATTCAGTATAGTATGTTTACCCAACGGACATACTATACTGAATACACTGAAAATAAAGCTAACTTTTCAATCCGCCCCCGGACGGATTTTTCTATTCTGGTGAATAGAGCAAGGTGTCTTTTGAGTTACTCAAAAGGCGGAGAGTAACTTGCCGCACTTTGCCCTTGCAGGAGGTAATCACCCTCCGAAGTCGGGTGATTTTTTTATGAATAAAATAAATGATATATTAAGATGTAAGCTAATTCTAATTCTATATAACAACAAAAAAGAAATAACGGAAAATATAAGAACTAACTTATCTGTTTTTTTTAGAAAATATTGTGTCATTTTCAGGAATAATCAATATCTTTGCATGAAACATCAAGTTAAATCAGTTAGAATGAAGCATATTAATAGGTTAAAAGTCGTTTTAGCAGAGAAGCAAAAGACAGGAAAATGGCTTGCCGAACAATTGGGAAAAGATCCTGCTACAGTATCGAGATGGTGCTCCAATTCTGTCCAACCAACCGTTGAAACTTTCGCTAAAATAGCTGAGTTGCTGAATGTTGACATGAAAGAGTTGTTTAATAGTAGCAAGTAGAACATATTATGCAAAGTAAAGATATAGAATGTAATATCAAACATATTTTTGAGAATTACTCTAAAAATGAATTTATATTCGAATTTCTGATAGCATACGGAATATCAAAAACGTCAGTAACCCGATTAAAGAAAGGTGACTTCAATCTTTCTAAAGTTCAGGGAGAGGTTTTGTACAAAAAGAAGGTACTCTTCAAGGAAGAGGAATCTGATAAACTGCTTATAAGCATTGAATCACTCTCTACCGATGAACGAGTATTGAAACATTCTCCACGTTTTGTTATTGTTACTGATTTTAAGACCTTACTTGCTAAGGATTTAAAGTTAGGTACAACAAAGGATATTCAGTTTAGCGAGCTTCCAAGGCATTATGATTTTTTCCTACCGTTAGCTGGCAGTGAGGTCTATGTAACCAAAAACGATAATAAAGCCGACCGTGATGCTGCTTATAAGATGGCGGAATTATACGACAGCCTAATTACAGCTAACCGTGATATATACACATCTAAGGAAAGCATACATAGTTTGAATATATTTTTATCCAGACTGCTATTTTGCTTTTTTGCCGAAGATACAGGAATATTTGAGGAGAATAGTATTTTTACAAACTCTTTAGCTCAACATACCCAACCGGATGGGAGCGATACGCACTTGTTTTTAAATGAGCTCTTCAAACGATTAAACTCTAAAAGTAGTGATGAATTCCCTATGTATTTGGCTGAAAAATTTCCTTATGTAAACGGTGGGTTATTTAGAGATCCGATTGAGTCTCCAAAGTTTACATCAAAAGCGAGAAATATCTTAATCGGGCTTGGTGAGTTACAGTGGCAAGAGATTAATCCTGATATTTTTGGCTCCATGATTCAAGCGGTTGTGTTACCTGAGTATCGTAGCGATTTAGGGATGCACTATACCTCGGTTGAGAATATTCTAAAACTTATCAGACCTCTATTTTTAGATGAGTTGTATGAAGAGTTTGAGAAGCATCGGGATAATGTGGCTCAATTACGCAAGTTAATTGCGAGGATGTCAAAGATGAAATTCTTTGACCCAGCTTGCGGTAGTGGAAACTTTTTGATTATCACATATAAAGAGCTTAGAGCATTAGAGATAGAAATTCTACAACGAATTATCGAGATACAAACGCCTACATTGCTTGAATATACAGAAATTAAATTATCTCAATTTTATGGCATAGAACTTGACGACTTTGCTCACGAAATGGCGAGACTCTCTCTATGGTTAGCAGAGCATCAAATGAATAAGATCTTCGAGGAGCGACTTGCAGGTTATGGCGAGTCAAAGCCCATACTTCCACTTAAAGAGGCAGGACGAATAGTGCAAGGTAATGCGGCTCGAAAGAACTGGAAAGAGATATGTTCTATTGGGACAGATGATGAAGTTTATATAATTGGAAATCCTCCGTATTTAGGATCAAGAAACCAAGATGACGAACAAAAGAAAGACATGAAATTCGTTTTTATAAATGATTATAAAAGTCTTGATTATGTCTCAATTTGGTTTTATAAAGGTGCAAAATACATTGAAAAAAACAATGCTAAACTGGCATTCGTTTCTACGAACTCAATTTGTCAAGGAGAGCAGATTGCGATAACTTGGCCAAGAATATTAAATGATGATATTGAGATTGGGTTTGCATATGAATCTTTCAAATGGTCTAATCATGCAAAAGGAAATGCTGGCGTTACAGTTATTATTGTAGGTTTAAGAAATAAATCGAACGATTTTAAATATCTGTATAACAACAGCAATAGAAAAAGAACTGTAAAAAACATAAATCCTTACTTATACGATGCACCGAACGTGTATGTTATTGGGACAAATCGCCCTATATCAAAGCTACCAATAATGACTTATGGTAATATGCCACTAGAAGGTGGTTTTTTACGTTTTGATGGTATAGATAAAGATAAGATATTCAGTAATAATGGTATCGAGAAGTTTGTCAAGAAGGTAATTGGTGGAGAGGAGTTCCTTAAAGGCCAAGAGAGATATTGTTTTTGGATTGAGGATGAGGATTTAGATGAAGCATTATCATTTGAGGAAATAAGAAATAGAGTAAAACAAGTATATGAGTTTCGCTCTACAGGTGGAGAAGTGGCACAAACATTAATATCGAAGTCTCATCAATTTAGATATAGACATATGCCTGATGAGCAACAAATAGTCGTTCCTTGCACATCTTCTGAGGGACGAGATTATATACCTATTGGAATTTTTGACAACACTTATGTTTCTCTGAATTCAGTTCAAACAATACACAATGTTAAACCTTGGATATTTGGAATGATACATTCTCGTATGCACATGGTATGGGTAAGAGCTGTTGGTGGTCGGTTGAAAACAGATTATAGATATTCTGCAAAACTATGCTATAATACTTTCCCTTTCCCAAATATCACAGAGAAGCAAAAAGAGAATCTAAATCTATATGTATTTGCGATATTGGATGAGAGAGCAAAATATCCGAGTAAAACAATGGCTCAGCTCTATGATCCCGAAATAATGCCAATGGGGCTTAGACAAGCCCATAAAGAGTTAGATGAGGCTATTGAGAGATGTTATCGTCTGCAACCATTTGCAAACGATACAGAAAGATTAGAGTATCTCTTTAAACTTTACGAAGAGATGACGACGAAAGAGACACTATTTGCTAAACCTACAAAACGTAAAAAGAGACAATAATTATGGTAAACCTCATAGAAGTATCATATAACCAAACAGGCAGTAGTAAAAAAACGAATGAAATGGGTATGCGTGAGATGCAGCAAAAGGCATACTCTGCAAACTCAGCTCAATATCTGTTGATTAAAGCTCCACCAGCATCCGGAAAATCGAGAGCTTTAATGTTTATTGCACTTGAGAAACTACATCATCAAGGTCTTAAAAAGGTGATAGTAGCAGTTCCCGAAAAATCAATCGGTGCATCTTTTGCATCAACGGAGCTTTCAAAATATGGCTTTTTTACAGATTGGAATCCAAACCCACGTTATAACCTTTGTACTCCGGGTGAGGATAAAAGTAAAGTTACAGCATTTTTGAATTTCTTGGAGAGCGACGAGCAAATATTGATTTGTACGCACGCCACACTGCGATTTGCCTTTGATGGTTTGGACGAAAAAAAACTAAATAATACCCTGATTGCAATAGATGAATTTCACCATGTTTCTGCCGATGACGACAATAGATTAGGAGAAGTAATGAGGAGCATTATGGCAAAATCGAATGCTCATATCATCGCAATGACAGGTTCATATTTTAGGGGCGATAATATCCCTGTATTGTTGCCGGAGGATGAAGCGAAATTTACAAAAGTTACATATACTTATTATGAACAACTTAATGGATATGAATATTTAAAATCTTTGGGTATAGGTTATCATTTTTATCAAGGTCGATATTTCAAAAAGCAGCCGGATAAAGAGATGTCTGCCTTAGAAGAGGTTTTGGACGAGAATAAGAAAACGATCATTCATATCCCAAGTGTAAATTCTGCGGAATCTTCACGTGAGAAGTTAGAGGAAGTAGGATACATTATTGATGCCCTTGGCGAACTTGAATATCAAGATGAGATAACAGGTGTGTTATATGTCAAAAGTAAGCGTTCAGGTAGAATGTTAAAGATTGCAGACCTTGTAAACGACAATCCACGTGCAAGAGATAAGATTACAAGCTATCTGAGAGAAGAAAAAACGCAGGATGCTATAGATATTATCATTGCATTAGGAATGGCAAAAGAAGGCTTTGACTGGCCATATTGCGAACACGCCTTAACAATAGGTTATAGAGGTTCATTAACTGAAATTATACAGATTATTGGCAGGGCAACTAGAGACAGTGAAAATAAAACTCACGCCCAATTTACAAATCTTGTTGCAGAGCCTGATGCAGAAAATGACGAAGTGAAGGTTGCGGTGAATAATATGCTAAAAGCAATCACTGCCTCTCTGCTAATGGAACAAGTATTAGCCCCCAACTTCAAATTTAAACCGAAATATAATGAAGATGATGATTCAGTAGTCGATGAGAACACGATAAAAATCAGAGGTTTTAAACTTCCGACATCTCAAAGAGCTAAAGATATCATTGAAACAGATTTAAATGATTTAAAGGCTAGAATACTACAAAATGATCAAATGCTAAAAGCAATGCCCGGTAATATAGAGCCGGAAGTCATTAACACGGTATTAATACCCAAAATTATTAGAGAGGTTTACCCTGATTTGAACGAAGAAGAGGTTGAGGCTGTACGTCAGCACGTGGTTGTTGATTCTGTAATCAAAAACAGTGTTATTGAAGAACAAGGTGGACGAAAGTTTATAAGAATGGCTGGCAGCTTCGTCAATATTGATGATATTCATATTGATTTGATAGATACGATTAATCCATTCCAAAAAGCATTTGAGATACTTTCCAAATCGGTAACGGCACAAGTCCTTAGATTGATTGATGAGCATATTCAATCAACCAAGATTGAAATGACCGAAGCCGAAGCTATAATTTTATGGCCTAAAATCAAAGAATGGAGAGAAAGGACAGGTGAGGCTCCGAGTTTGCAATCCTTTGACCCAAAAGAGAAAAGAATGGCTGAAGCGATTATATTTTTGAGAGAACTAAAAAGACAGCGAGCATTAAATGAGCAATAAAATAACAATAGATGATATTTTTGCGGATGATGAATTTGGGTTACTTAATTCATCTCCAAAAGTTATTCGACAAAAATCAGTAGATGACAGACTTATTGATTCTTTCGAAGAGATAAATCAGTTTATTGATAAAATGGGACGTGAACCAAGTACTTCAAGTATGTCGGAATATAGCCTTTACGCCAGACTCAAAACCTTCAGGCAAGATGACTCAATGAAACGTACTCTCAAAGAATTTGATCGCCACAACGTATTAGGAGATGTTGAGATTGAGGAATTAAGTATTGACGATATTCTTAATGATGAGGAAGATTATGGCCTATTAGATACTGATAAAGAACTATCTATCTTCAGGCTAAAAAATGTGCCTAAAGATACAGATAGAGCGGAAACTGATATTGTTGCCCAACGAAAATCAATGAAAGAGAAAGATTTTATTAAATATGAAGCAATGTTTCAACAGGTTCATAGAGAGATTAAAACAGGTAAACGAAAACTTTTGCCAATATATGATATTGAAAAAAATCTGATAGAAGGTCAATTTTATGTGCTAGACGGGGTATTGCTACTACTTGAAAAGGTAGAATTTGGCAAAAGAGACGTTGAACTATCAAAAGAAACCACTCGCAGAAAAGATGGTAGAACGATGACCATTTTTGAAAACGGTACTTATAGCAATATGCTATATCGGTCTTTGGGAAAACAAATCCAGAAAAATGGGAGACTTATTACTGATATAATTGAAAATGTTGAACGGAATTTCTTCAAAACATCAAATCAGCTGAATAAAGAGGATTCCCAAACAGGCTGGATTTACGTTGTAAAATCAAAATCCACTAATCCTGCTATCGCCAATATTAAAGACTTATATAAGATTGGATTTTCATCTACACCTGTGGATAAAAGAATCAGTAATGCAAAAAATGAAGCAACCTACTTGTTTGCAGATGTTCATAAAATTGCATCGTACGCTTGCTATAATATCAATGCAAACAAGCTTGAAGAACTATTAGATCGCTTTTTTGCATCAGCTTGTTTAAATGTAGATGTATTTGACCCAAAAGGGATGCGAATAACTCCACGAGAGTGGTTTGTGGTTCCTTTTAATGTGATTGAAGAGGTTATAGAACTGATCTTGAATGAGTCTATAATACACTATAAATATGATTTAGAGACCAAAACAATCGTTTTAAAATAAATAACAACCAAGGAGTGAAGGGCAATTCCAACATTTAGAAGTATACATGGAACAACAAAATGAAATCATCATATATCAGTCTCAGGATGGTACGATAAAAGTCGATGTACTATTCTCGGAGGAGACGGTTTGGCTGACACAGACACAGATTGGGTCTCTGTTTGGAAAGGCTAAATCTACTATAAGTGAGCATATCAAAAACATCTTCGAGGAAGGAGAACTGAAGGAAAATATGGTTGTTCGGAAATTCCGAACAACCACTCAGCATGGTGCGATTGAGGATAAGACGCAGAGCCACGAGGTTAATTATTACAACTTGGATGTAATAATCTCAGTCGGCTACAGGGTGAAATCTATGCAAGGTACACAGTTCCGTATCTGGGCAACGCAGCGTTTGAGGGATTATATCATCAAGGGGTTTACTTTGAACGATGAGCGATTCAAGAGCGGCTCATCCATGAATTACTTCCGAGAACTGTTAGACAGGATTCGAGAGATTCGCTTGTCAGAACGGCTTTTCTATCAACAAATCAAGGATATTTACGCCACTAGTATTGATTATGACCCGTCCGATGAAATGACCCTTGCCTTTTATAAAGAGGTACAAAACAAACTTCTTTGGGCGGTTAGTGGTAAAACTGCAGCGGAGTTGATCTATTATCGGGCAAATGCCGCATTGCCGCAAATGGGACTGACATCAACATCTCTGCCTAACAAGGTTCGTAAAGCAGATGTGGAAATTGGAAAGAATTACTTGAATGAAGAGGAGATTGGGCTTTTGAAATTAATTGTAGAACAATTCCTCGCTTATGCAGAGACTCAAGCAATACAACACAAACCAATGTATATGCGGGATTGGATTGAGAAACTGAAGCAGGTACTTACGATGAATGACAAAAATATATTGGAACACGCTGGGTCTATTTCTCATAAATTGGCACTGCAAAAAGCCGCTAATGAGTATGACAAATACAAGGAGGTACAAAAACAGTTGGAGCGATTGGAAAGCATCAAAGAGTTGGAGAAGGATATTCAAAAACTGAATACAAATAAGAGAAAAAAGAAATAGTCTAAATCTTAAATTATAACAGAGACTGAAAAGGATTAGTCTCTGTTATAATACTTCTGAATATGGCAGTATCCATAATTTTGTGTAAATAGAAACGGGATTCAGTTATAAGTTCTCTTATATCTGGATTCTGTTTTCAAAAATAAGCATAAATTGGTTCATAATCAATCCCCAGTTAGTAATCGGCATTGTCCATTTCTTCTCAATCTCCATCAAAGCGAGGTATACCATTTTCTTCACAGCATCATCCGACGGGAATGAAAGCTTTGATTTAGTGTACTTTCTGATTTTTCCATTCAGATTTTCAATGAGATTTGTTGTGTAGATTATTTTCCTGATTTCCACTGGAAACTGGAAGAAAACAGTCAGGTCATCCCAGTTATTCCTCCATGAGAGGATGGCATAAGGGTACTTCCCTCCCCATTTCTTTTCCAGATTATCCAGTTCCACGGCAGCAGCCTCCTTGTTGGGCGCGTTATAGATGTTCTTCATATCGGCTGTAAACTCTTTCTTGTCCTTGTAAACGACATATTTACAGGAGTTCCTGATTTGATGTACAACACATATTTGCGTGGAAGACTGAGGAAATACGGCACGTATGGTGTCGGTAAACCCGTTCAGGTTGTCAGTGCAGGTAATCAGTATGTCCTGTACTCCGCGGGCCTTCAAATCTGTCAGGACACCCATCCAGAATGAAGAACTTTCTGATTTTCCCACCCACATGCCAAGGACTTCTTTCAAGCCGTTCTGTTTCAGACCGACACAGAGATAGACAGTCTTGTTGATGATTTTTCCGTTGTCACGAACCTTGAATACAATACCGTCCATCCAAACGATGAGATAGACAGGACCCAAAGGGCGGTTCTGCCATTCCTGAGCAGCCTGGTTGACTTTGTTCGTAATGATGGAAATGGCTGATGTGGACAGTTCTATTTCATAGATTTCACGCATCTCCTCTTCAATGTCGGACACGCTCATTCCTTTGGAATATAGGGAGATAACAAGTTTTTCTATGGAAAGCCCACGACTCTCGTGTTGGGGAACAACTATGGGATTGAATTCACCGTTACGGTCACGGGGAATAGGTATGACCGCTTCACCGTGTTCAGTTTGGATTTTCTTGGGGTAGCTGCCGTTACGGGAATTACCGCTGTTATGACCGGAAACCGAATTCTTCTCATAACCCAGATGCGCATCCATCTCACCTTCAAGCATTTTCTCCAATACCTGCGCGTGTAACTGCTTCAGAAACTTGCTGACATCAGCTTCTGTCTTGAACTGGCTAAGGAACTCCTTACTTAATACCTCATCAGGCACTACATGATTCTTCTCTTTCATAATTTTCTTCATTTTGCAAAGCTATTAAATAAAAAATACGGAACCCATACTGAATCCCGTATTTTACATTTACACAAAATATTTTATAGTGCCTCTGGATTGGAGACTAACTGTTTTTCCCCGATAGGATTTGCACTCTTCATCGGGGTGAAATATATTCTGTAGTCTCCGTTTTCCGGCACAGAGAATCCTCCCACAGTGGTCAGCCCAATCTTTATCCTATAATACCCCTTAATCGGAAGATAAGTTTGAGGATTGGGAATTTTTACAACTCTTCTACGCATACTTTCGGCTAAACTTATATAGATTGGGATAATAACATCCTCTACAAAAGATGGAGATGGTGTTGGCGTTTTTTCACCACGTGTTGCGCATTTTCTTTCTACTTGAAGGAGAAATTCATCAATTCTTTTTCCATAAGTGTCTGTTAATTCTTGAAAGTCCATTATTCCACGTTTTTTAGTTGCTGTACCAGTGAATTTATTCGTTGCTGTAACGATTCGAGTTCGGAAAGCAAAGAAGAAGGGACTGTTGCATCGGTGATTTGGTATTTTATAACCTGATGCGTCAGTCCCCTGATATTTTGTTCCAAATTCATTTGCAAAAACACCTGTTTAATTCGTTGGTATTTTTGCAGCTCTTCATATTGTATTTTATTCATTGTCAATATTATTTAGCTTACAATAAATCTCTTTCACGTGCTCTCGTGCCCTGGCAGGGGCTATGAAGCCCTCCATGTATTTGGAAAGTTCATCGTCCGTCATCGCATTGAATTTGTTGAGCAGTTCGGTGATAGCGGCCGAAAAATAGACGGGAGCAATCCAGCTCTCGTCTATGATTTTCCGAATACGGCGGTCAAGGGACAGAGGTCGCTTATCTTCCACTATGGTTTTCGGTTTTTTCATGACCTCACATCTTGATGAAACGAACCCAGTTTTCCAGATCATTGAAAGACTCATCGTTGATTCTCGCGGCAAACTCATTGGGAGTACAAACCTCTACGCTACTATCATTATCATTCCAGAGCCTGATGAGTTCCGCATTGGATATGTTGCGAGGCATATCAATGGAGAATAAAAAGACTTTTAACTCCGGCTCCGTTTCAGGTTCTTGCCTCTTTCCCGATAACTCATAGTCGTAGTTCCAGACCGTTACCAACCAATCGATATTGATTTCTGAGAGATGACGTTCCGTATCGTCTTCGCCATCAATGAAGCTACGAAGAGTACAACTGCCATCTGCATTGAAATCGACAAGTCGATATGGATTGTAAACAGGCATTCCAAATCCATTCTCATCGTCGCACTCTTCTTCGACGAAGACCATGTGAGGCAACCAACCGTCAGGGCGGTCAGTGATAGCAGACAGTTGATTGATTAGCTGCTGCTGTAATTCATTAACATGCTTTTGATAATTCATTTTATTTGCTTTTAGGTGTGTAAATCCAAATTGTGTAACAATATCCACTTCCACCACGGTACGCAATGGCATTGGAAGCGCCATCGAAAGTTTCCCAGCTACATTCTCCCACGGAATAATTCTCTTTAAAATCATCCTGATGAAATTCCGTGAGCATCTTTTTCTCTTGCTCGTTCACTTCATCGCTGGTCAGCACATATTGTACTCCATTTTGCACCGTGGTAATGAAGTATAGTTTGTGTCCATCACATCGAATAATGTCTGGATCTCCGTCCATCAGGGAAAGAGGCTCAAACATCTCATCATCCGGGTCGATATCAAAACTCTTTACCCAGTCGTGCAGTTCTTGATAGTACGCAATCCCGGCACTAATTTCAGTTACAATTGTTTCCATATCAGATCTCGTTTAAGAACTCATATACTTCGGTCAGGATAAAATCTCCGGTTCCAAATTCGCACAGCGATTTCAAATCATTCAGGGAGTTGCAGTAGTAGAATAACAAATCGTCTTTGATGTCCAACTCCGCGCCCAGTTTAATCATCACATCGCACTGGGGACTGTTATCCAGATACTTTATACAGCAAGAGACATAAAGAGGTTCTTCATTATGCTCATTCATATATGCCCTGAATAGATTCTCAATCTTTTGCTGGCGATGATTCTTGTTCTCGTCCAACATAAGATAGAAGATGTTCGCCAATTCTTCTGTATTGAAACTGTCGAGTTCCAACGTGAAGCTATCGCCATCAAAGTCTGTTTTCACCATCAGCCTTTCGTCTTCGATTACAAAAGCCTCCACCACACAGGCAGAACCAGTTTCTTCAGTGGCTTTGTAAGTTCGCTTATTGATAGATTCGACCTCTTCACCGAGCATTTGTACCAACAGAAACATAGACTGTTTCATCTTCTCGTGTCTCTCCTTAATCTCCGATTGAAGAGACTGTATTTTTTCTAATTCGTTCATTTTAATTGTATTCAAAACCGATTGATGTGGCGATGCGATCATATTCTTCGTCATAGAATTGGTTGTATTGTTCTTGATATTCTGCCTTGTAACGGGTCGGGGTATCCTCATCAGTCTCTTCTCCGTCTTCAATGTCAGGCTCGACAAAAACTTCGAAAGTCAGACCATTAGTCTGCTCCATTCGTTTTACGGCACAGTCTGATGCCTGTTCCATAATAAGCGAGTTGATGGTGTCTCTATTTGTCCCGAACTCATCGGGGCGGTAATCCTTTAATTCTTTCATTGCTCTTATTTTTAGGTTTATTCATTCTGTCCACATATTTCTGTTTCAAGTTCGAAATTGCCAACGTTGCCGAAGGCATAATCTGTTTCATTGATTACCTCTTGCACCTCATCATCGGTAATCGTCTCCACCTTGTCATTGGTGATGTCGAGACGCACGGTAATGTATACGGTTCTATTCGCCATTGTTTTGCTGTTTAGAGGTTAAGGTGTAAACCATGCTTGATAGAATATCAGGCAGCCACCCGACATTAAATATCTCGGAATATTTGCTCGATACGGAGATGCAATAGTCTAAGTCGTGATGGTATAACTCCAGTTCTATATCCATCTCGTCATCAATGGCGACGGATTTTACAATACAGTCATATCCACACCCGTTGTCATCGAACCACACTATGAACGACTGGTGTTCCTCGTTTTCCGAGAGGATTAACGTGGTTAGATTTTGCTTTTTGAGCAAGGCGATGATTTCAGCAGTTGCATCTTTTCGTATGGCTGCTATTCGGTCATAGTAGTAATGAATGACATCTTCAAAGTGTTTCATATTTAGGGTTTAGTTTTTCTGTTTCTATCAGGTAATTAGTATCTCGTCCTTGTGTTTGTCTGTGACGGACCAACCTCACCATATCTTCATCGGTCAGGCGATTTGCTTGCGCCATATCGGATAAATATTTATCCAGTTCATCTTGTCTGGAAAAGGCTCCAAGGAGTTCACGGCTGGAGTGGCTATGCCAAGCATCAGTGCTATATAGCAAGAGGACTTCATTCATAATTTGTTTTCTATCCATCGTTTTACTTATTTGTTCATTTTAGATTAGTGATTGAAAAAGCAAAGGGGGGAAATATCCGATTTTTATCACATTCGTTTTTAAGACGATATTAAGCACTCTCGTCCACCGCTTGATGATTCTCTGAAAACAACTCTTTGATGGCGTCAAACATTTTTTGCATCTTGAAATATTCATCATATTGTTCTTGATCAAGAAATGAAACATAGGCAGGTATGTTTGATTGTTTAAATAGCAAGTACTCTTGTTCGTTCATCCAGCGTATTGATGGCAGTCCAGTTCGATAATAGGCCTCATTGACAACCCATGCACCTCGAAAATCATTCATGCGAAGAGTATCAATACAGACAACCTCACCCACACAGCTATTCATCAAAAAATTGCAGACACACATCAGACAGCAAGTGTAATCAATATCCCAAGCAATTAAGTAATTTCTGGGGCTGTAGGCTTTTGTGGAAATTAACATTCGACCGCTTCCGGCAGCTGGATCGTAAACGGTCTTCACCGCGGCATCTTCTTTATCCATAGTCAAACGTTGACATAACTCTGAGATATGGTCTGGCGTAAAGAACTGTCCTTTCTGCTGTTGCCCTCGCTGGGATGTAAGGGCCATAAACAAATCACCCAAGGCGTCATACCAGCCGTGTATTTTAATCTGTTTATCCATAATACCGATCCACGTGGCAAACATCTCGTAGAACACCTTATTCTGCTCTTTGGAATATCTCCAATGCGATAAAGGCGGTGAGCCGGGAATCGAGAATCCATTGATAATGTAGCGTAGCGAATCGTGAAAAACAGTCCGCACATCCAAACCATTTCTATAGGTGAAGTCATTGATTAATTTCTCTAACTCCCTGACCTCTACGGGAGCTTCATATCCTTTACTCATATTTATAATGTCTTAGGTTAGTTATAGTTTGTTTCTGGAAGGTTTTCGTAATAAGGCATTTCCATCTGGGTTGCAGCGTCTTCTAACTCCTCCCACCAGATTTCAGAAACCTTGTCGTTATTAAAGTCCAGTCTCTTTTTCTTCGAGAAGCCCAAACGCTGTTTAGCAAAACTATCTGTTGCATTGATAATTTGCTGCATTTGCTCGTCACTCACCTTGTCTGTACAAAAAGGACAAGGCAATGATTCCAGTTCGCCTCGTGTAATTGAACTATTGCCACAAGTGAACTCTTTGTCGTAATATTCTTGGTTGTGTTCCATCTCTTAAAATTTTATCGATTTATATATCTGGTCTATTTCTGCCTGCCGGAGACCGATATAGACTTTTGTAATGTCAATACTGGAGTGTCTGAATATTGAGTTGAGTAATATCAATGATTCAGCACTTCTACCGTTGCTCTCGTACACATATCGTCCGAAAGTTTTACGAAAGGTGTGTGTTGAAAATGCCTTGATTGGCAATCGGTATCGCACCTTAAATCTTTTTAGCAATCGGTTGATATGCTCCAAAGAATAGGGCGATTGGGTTTGAGGGTTTAAAAAAGGCGAACCTTTTTTGTTGGGTTCGCCTTGTAGGGTGTATAACTCTTTGATTTTTTGCCGGACAGAATCATTGAATGTAATCCGTCGGGCTTTTGATGTTTTCTTCTCTATTTTGTCGAGAAACTCTTTGTTCAGTATATCCTCCCAAGTAAGTGATAACACATCGGAAGCTCTCAGAGCTGTACAAAAGGACAATCTGCAATAGAGTTCCCACATGTACAAGCCATCGAAGTGAAGTCCGTCAACCAACCGATTGAATTCTTTAATCGGGAGGTAATCCGCTGTCGTTAGTTTTCCTTTTTCTCTGCTCATTAGGTAATAGTTTATTATAAGTTATCATTCGGAATTTCTTTGCCGGTATAAGGATTGAATACTTCACAATCTGCAAGACATTCTGACTCTATTCCGAATAATCCTTGGTCATAACTGTAAAATATCTCTATCGGGATAGGTCGTAGTAAACATCGCTCGGCTTCATCTTCCGTCATACCACTGCGTGCCATCAACTCCTTCTTTTTGCGATTGTATGCAGTAGGCGTTTTTACGGGGTCGAGCCATATATCGATAACATCGCCCTCTTCTTCTGTTACTCTAAGTTCGTCATCCATTTTTTTAGTTTTTAATTATTTTTCTCTGCATTGTGTGCCAGATAGATGAGTTCTACAATTTCATCCTTATTGTTTCGCATAAATTCAGCAAATCCATCGTCAGTAACCTCTATATTTTCCTCTTTACAATCAGCACAATATCGTTCATACATAGAATCTTCAACAATATGAGAGTTTACGACCATACGATTGTAACATATATCCGGATCCGTCCAGCTTCCTCGCCAGATGAAGCGAATGGGTTTTATTCCATACCAATATGGAAGCAACTCTCTGCCTCTTTTTGTCGTCACAAAATGTCGCCTGGGTGGAATATTTGAGAAACTCATACCTCCTTCCAGAGGATCATTATTTGCTTGCTCGACGTATTGGTTTATTTTCATGTTTTCTGACCCTTTCGTTGTTCATACTGAGAAACTTTCTGCATAATCATATCACAGAAGAGTTGTGCTTCTTTCCTATCGCTGTGCAGATAGCCGACCATCGCAATGATATTTCTTTTGTAGTAGCCTTCCCATTTGGAGAAATAATGTGCCCCCATTACACGACCAAAATACTCCTCAAAAAGTGCCTCGGCGAGTGATTCTTCAGGACGGCGGTTGTAATCCCAAGCGCCGATTCGATATAGCAAATCGGCACTTAATTCGCTGTGAGGATTATTTGTTTCCATTCTGCCCTTTTCTAATTAAGTTGAGTGGAACCCAGATAGCCTGACTACCGAAATCCTCGAAAGCTTTGCCGTGTTCAATGGCTTCGCATAGTACAGACTTCTTTACTGATTCATATTGTAACTCAAAATATTGCTGAGAATCCGGCCATTGTACGGGAATATAGATTCGACTGGTAGGTGGTTCTTTCTCTTCATGGGCTTTGTAAAAGTTCTCTGGAATATACATCGCACCATTATCTTCAGAGTTATAGCAATCGTAGCCAACCTCGCATTCCGAATAGAATTTGCTATCTTCGGGGTGCTCAACTTTTACAAAGCGACCTGTCGGTTCTAGTTTCTCCCAACTGTGATTACACGAATTGCAATAGAGCATATTATCGCTCGCATCATAACTATCAGCAGTTTTTCCACAGAAAGGGCAAATATGTTTAGGAATATCCAACCCTTGCTGGGCAATTATATCGAGGCTGATCCAATATAGTTGTTCGCAATAATCACTCTCCATTTTACGCGCCAGTTGTCGCATATCTTCATCATCAACATCGGTGATGTCGAATCCGTATCGTTCAAGGTCTTCGCGGGAGACTGCTGTAACCTGAAAGTATGGCAACTCTCCGGAGAGACGGCTGAGAAAATCTGTCTCAGCGCCTGATTTATTTTCTTTCTGCTCAAAATATTGATGTAGATCTTCCAGTAATTCTCTATTCATCGTATTCTTTGTTTGATTGTTTTACGACTTCGTTATCAATTCCTAAAAACTCTTCGCCACACTCTTGGCAACAATAGCCCTCTTCGAGGTTAGTGCCGTCTACGTCAATCATCGCATAGCGGAGGGCCTTTTTTTGACACGCCGGACAGATGCGATATTTTGTCTGTGTTTTTTGACATTTCTTCAAAAGAGAATCCATCGACCACCCACAGATAGCAATCAAAAGTTCATCACAATCGCCATTCTGATATGCTTTTATGACGTTCGATCCGATATGATGTAGTTGTTCCTCATCAGAGCGGATCTCTTCCAATACCACTTCGGCAAACTCTTCGCATCGATCGGAGTCGCAAAGGATAGATTCCAGCGTATCAGCTATTTCCGATTTATTGTCAGAAAGGCTTAGCCCTTGGTTTTGATATTTGTCTTTATCCATCTGTTTTTCAATTTTTATCGGTTATTCTTCACGATGGGTTATGGTATGCCATATAGCTATTTTCTCCTCATCATTCTTTGCATTCCAGATGGCATCACAAGCACACTGGTAGTCTTCATCGCTACAGAAATCGTTGTCATCTAATCCGGTGACTACTTCACGGTCTTCGCCGTTGCACTGTTTCCACCAGTAGTTTATCACATCTTCCATAAACTCACTATGTGGTACGGCTCTCACGTGAGTCTCACAATCATCACACCAACTGCTTTTGTCGTCCTCACAATCACTGATGAACTTATTGTTTTGATTAGGGTCAACCCACGCTTGAATCTGCACTTCCGTTGAACCACATTCCTCACAACGCAAGACTTCAGAGGTCTCTGTTGCCGGAGTGTCATCATCCACGATCATCAGTTTCTGGTTCTCTTCACAGTTGCAACACCAGCAATCAGCCGGTTCGCGAATCATCTCGTCGAGAAATTCAGTAGTTGTTTCGTAGTTCTCATTCAGCTTTACCCAGACTTTGGCTTGCACATCTCTTGACCCACAAACCGAACATACTATTTTTGACATATTTTCTTTAGGTTAGTACCAGCTCAATAGCACATATTCATTTGTTTGGTCACTGATGGTAATCAGTCGGTCAAGAGCTTCGGCAAATTCCTCGACGGTAAGACGAATTTTTGACAATTCTTCTTTGAGGAATTCTTCCCGGACCATGTAATAGTCGGTACGGTTGACGATGTGGTCTCGCAGTCGCACCAATTCACTTCGTGACATATCGAACTCATCGTCGTATTCGTCACTTCGGTTCGTAGATATCTCGAACTCCGAAAAAATCAGATCCAAGACCTCGTTCGATTCCCAGCCGTATATTACAGCCGGCGTATATTCTACCTGATATTTTTTTGCTGTATGTAAATTTGTACTCATAATGTTATTCTGTTGTTATAAAGATGTGATTGCCAATCGTGGCATTCCTATATCTGCTTGATGTAATGCCTATATTAGGATGCTCATCTTGTACTCACAAAGATGAGCATCGTGTATAGAGGCAGGCGCTGAATTTTATCGACCCATCACATCATGCTTGCCAAGCAACCAAATTGTTTATTTTCTCTTACGCCATTCTGCCATCTTTTTCTTGATGTCGATGTCGTTATCGCTCAACATCTTCTTCAAGACGGCAAACAAACGCCATCCATCACCATTTTTGTACATCTCTGCCTTTACTGATAAAAAGGCAAGCGACTGGGGTTTATCCAGACGTTTTCCTGCATCATCAATGACGGTACAGTTGTGGAAGCGAATCAGGTTCTGCATCGTAAAGAATGCACCGGAACCCTTGTAAGCATCAATCCACGCATTACTTTGAGGGGTATCCCACGCCATTTTGATACGTATGTCATTGAATTTCTTTGCAGCAAGATAAAGTTGGGCGGCATCCTTTACCTGTCCGATACGAGCCATCGCCAAAAACAGAGGACGATACACTTTAGTCTGCAAATCAGACACAAAAATATTACGACTGCTAATCCGCTTGTATGGAACCCCCTTGCATTTTCTATCTTTCATCGCCTTGATGCGGTTTTTCAGTTGCAAGATGTAATCATTTGCCATTGCTACAACTACTTCGGAGTTAAACCAGCGATTGCGGTCGGAAAAGTTTGTAACATCACGACCCTCCATCTTCATTTGTGCGTGAAGTTCGTCCATTAGCATTTTCCACTGATACTCATAGCCAAGCCTGTGAATCATAGATGTCACACCAGCCGGCTCTTTCGAACGATACGGCGTATAGGACATCATGTGGAACATCTGTGCCATTACCCAACGTCTGAACAAGCGTTTGTTTGGCACGGTACCTTGTTCAATAATCAGGTTGAAGATTGGGTCGTTGTCCTCAAGAATTGTAAGCATACCATTCCTGTTGGAAGCAACATAATCCCCTCCATTGGCACCGTGCATGGCAAACAAGTTGCCTACATCTACTCCTGAATTACGAAGGGCATCAATGCGTTCCTGTGCTGTTTTTGTCTGTCTCTGTTTACTTTGTCCAGCTACAAGTGGATATACGGTTCCCAACCCAGAGTTTCTACCTATAACTGTGGCTGTGGCTGTAAATTCAGCCTTGGCAATTTCGAACTCCGTGCCACAATTAGGGCACAACACTTTCGTTTCTTTTTTCATATTTGCTTTATTGTTATGTGATTAGTTTCTATTGGTAGGCTCTACCCAATCTCGGAGTATCACCAAATCTTTATCGTTCTTACTCTGCCAAAACCATCGGCCCATCTTTCCCTCGTTCCATTTTAACCCGAGGATTATCTGGCAGAGGATGTATAGCTCCAATTCAATCTGTGCTTTATCTCGGCGTTCGCCGTACAACATGGCCTCATCACTTAAGTCTCTTTCAGGCAGTGCTGTGAAATATTGGCGCGATTTACTTTCGCTACGTTCCGATGGTACAGAGTGTTTATAGCGGGAATACAATTCTTCCACAGTTGTGAAAAACGCATCTTCGTTACTACTCGATGCGCCCAAGTCGTCCTCATACTTACCGTCTTTTATTATATGCTTACCGTCTATTTTCAAACTACGGGACTGAAAGTCGACCTTGAAGTTTGAGCCATCCTCAACGGCTTGTATGGCACTTTGATAGATCTTATTCATATTTTTTGATTGTTAATTATTGGCACTCAAATCGCTGACGCATTACTATATTTTTCTGATAAATCCAGTATGTTCTGATCCTGAACCTGGTTATTGCCAGGTTCAGGATCGGGGTTTGATACTGGTGGTTGAATTCGACTCCTTGTGCATTATTCGGTTGCGTTACCATTATTTCTGAAAAAAAATCTCAATAAGGATGGCACATAACTATACTAATTCGATATGAGCAGCTGTGCTGCTGGTACCACCAGTTCCACCATCTAATGAGATGGTAAACGGGTGGATCCAGCAGTTGTTAAGCTGCACCATTAAATTCCTCATCTTGACTTTTCTCTTTGTGCTAAGTTTGTTTCGTGGTTCTCAAAATATTGGCACATATCTCTAATAAATTGATGTTTGCCGTGGCCGGAAGCCTTAGTGGCGGCGTCGTATAACAGTAGGGATTACGACGCTGCGACGGAGGCTTGTTGAGCAGGGCAGACTAAATGGTTATCTTCTTGAATCACGCCCTTGTGCTAAGAGTTAATAAAAGTTCTCATAACAGTGACACATTGCTTTAGATGCCTGATGTAGCCCGCGTTTCCAGCTCAGAAGAGTCTGAAGGTGACGATGAATCACCTTCAAGACTTTGTAAGAGCTGGTTTACTACGCGGGGTGCTAAACTTGTTGTTCCTTGAACTTTTCTGCCGTGTTGCAGTCTCTCTATGAATGTCAGGCAAGCGACACATTGCTTTATACGCTTGATATTTACAGGAATGAACCAGATCATCTCGTGTGTCACCGGTCGTTAAACCGGTGATGCGCTGAGATGATCTGGTATATGATACCTGTAACATTAAATTCTTGCTCTTCATTCACCTTGCCGTGTGTTCGGCATACCTACAATGATGCAACCAGCGTGTTATATACGGCTCGGCTTGTCAGCAGCGCATTACGCATACAACCGATGGTCAAGTAGCCTGCGATACTATCACAGGTCTTCGTTCGGTTAGCTTTCACGTTGCGACCACGCCCCCTGACTATGCAACAATCATCATTGGTTTTGACATATCCCAAACCACCGATTTTACGTTTGCCGGTTTCAACCCCTCTTAGACAATCCATCACGAACTTGTTCAACTCGTCAAGGTCTTTACGGACATTGCACACAGGAAGGATTTGTGTCGCCCAACTGAATTCGCCATTCCCTTTATAGAGATAACGATTCACGGCGTTGATAGCCTTTGATACGGTTGTGCTGGGCTTTCGTATTGTTCGTGCTTCAATCTCTTTCTGGAAGGTCTTGATACGGCCGGATGAAAGCGAAATCAGACTTCCCTTGAGGCTAAACCCCAGAAACTTGAACCACTTGTCAGCCGATAGATATTCCACTTTCTTGGGGTTGAGTGTCATCGACATTTCTCCAAGTCGCTGTTGAAGTATGCCCATTGCTATTTCGTAATCTTCCCCGATAAAGAGCATATCGTCCGAGTAACGAACATAGTAGCCGTTCATTCGGGATAACTCCTCGTCAAGGTTGTATAGGAGTACGTCTGCCAACCAACTGGCTACGGCGCACCCTTGTTTGAGCGACTGGAATTTGCTTTGGAGATTGTTCTCTTCATCGAAATATAGGTCGCAGTGATAATATTTTCTCAATACGTCAATCAAAGCGGAATGGCCGCACTTTGCTTCCACCTTGTCAAATGCCTCGTCGATATATCGAAGCGGCACACTGTCGAAGTATTTACTCAAATCGGATTTCCAGCCCATATGTTCACGGTTTGAGGCATTCATAATTGTGCGGCTGATTTCCGTCACAACCCTGCCACAGCCGATACCCGTTTGATAAGACTTACACGCCCCGTGAAGCATCTCCGGCATCAAGTCGAACAATAAGTCATTAGCAATACTCAGTATCACCCGGTCGATAGGTTCATTGACGTAAACCGTGCGGAACTCTCCATTGTCTTTTGGTATTTGAGCCGTGTGAGGCGGGGAAATTTCATACCTACCTTTCACCATTGCATCGGCAATCGCCAATCTGGTATGCTCGTCTGTCAGCCGGATAAGCTGGTCTTTACGAATGTCCTTGAGCACCCCTTTATCAATTGCTTTCGTCCATCGGTCGATATCAAAGAACTCTTGCAAAATTTTATCTGTCATAGTCATCTTTTTATTGGTTTTATTCAGAGTAGCCGACAGGTTACTTTTTTGTTTATTTCTTGGCGATTAATTTCGCTCGTCAGCCCAGATACAACTATTTGATAGTATCGGTCAATCGGTACCAACATATCGCATGAATCGGTACCACAGTATCACTGCAAACGGTACCACGCTAGCGCACGAATCGGTACCATCGTAGCGCACAAATCGGTACCATGTTTACATTCAGTTCTGCCAATAATTATTAACATCTTATCTTTATAATGAAATATAAACATCATGTAAAGATATGGCAAATCGCAATGTAAAAATGAGCAAATTAAAACGTGCATTCCAGATGTTAGCCTCCAATACTCCTCAGCGCGACATCTGTACTCAGCTTCACATGGGACGTGGAGTTCTTGCCAGATACAAGAAAGCTGCTGACGAAAAGAACCTGTCCTATATAACAGCCAGCTGCATGAGTGAAGAGGAATTAAACAAGTTCCTAAAGAGTATTAAACAAGATCCCGTAGCAACACAACAGCGTAAAGAATTGACAGAACTGTTGCCTGATTATGTGTCAGAGCTATATCATAACAGGTATAAGACGATACAGAAGCTTCACGAAGACTACAAGAAGGATAATCCTGACGGATATGGGTACACACAGTTCAAAAAAGCTATACGTGAGTACCAGTATGCAAACAACCTAAGCTATCATAATACTTATGTGCCTGGCAGAGAAATGCAAATAGATTTTGCCGGTGACTCTCTATGGCTTACAAATCCTAAGACAGGAGAACGAACAAGTATTGTAGTACTTGTCTGTGTACTCCCATACAGCGGCATTGGCTTTATCAAGGCCATGTACAATGCTTCTATGGAAAATTTCTTTAGCGGTATATCTGATGCATTTACATTTTATGGAGGCACCACCCAGATTGCCAAGAGTGACAACATGCGCCAATGGGTAAAGAAGCATGACAGATATGAGCCTGTCTTCAATGAAGCAGCAGTTGAATGGGCCGCATATTATAATACTAGTCTTGAAACATGCAGGGTAAAAACGCCTCGTGATAAAGGTGCCGTTGAGGGCCTTGTCAATAAGGTATATAATGCCGTATACTCTGAACTCCGCGATGAAGTGGTCTCCAACTTACATGAAATGAACGGACGGATACAAGAACTTATGGATATATTTAATAGTAAGCCTTCAAGAACTACAGGAAGAAGCAGATTGGACATCTTCATAGAAGAAGAGAAAGAGTTTTTAAGAGAACTGCCAAAAACTCCTTATCGCTTCCGCTATCGTAAGGAAGTAAAGCTTACAAACAACTATCATATCGAAATAGACAGACATAAATACAGTGTCCCATATCAGTTTGTGGGACAGCACATTGTTGTCGTATGGGATATAGATACCGTTGAAATCTACTCTGGTCCGAAACGTATAGCATCCCATAAACGTAGTATGTCAGCAGGTTACTCCACGCTTGAGGAACACATGCCCCAAAACCATCAGGAATACAAGCATAGCCTAGGGTTCAATGCCGCATACTATCAGGAACAGGCAGATGCTATAGGTCCAAATACAAGGATAGCAGTCGACAACATACTTAAACGTAATCTATATGTTGTACAAGGATATAAATCCTGTCAGGGCGTGCTCAGCCTAAGAAAGATATATGGAAAAGAAAGACTTGAAGACGCGTGTAAGATGCTGTCTGAATATGGTTCTGTAACATATACAATGATAAAGAATATACTCAAGAAAAATCTTGATAAAAAAGTAGACATGCCTGTGGTAACACGTATACCAGAAAATGAGTATGTAAGAGGTTCAAAGGAGTTTTGTAAATTAATAGGAGTAAATTAGATATGAATATACAAGAAACAGTATCACAACTTAATGATTTAAAGTTGAGAGGCATGGCATTGTCTTTTAATGCAATAACCAGTCTTCCGATACAGGACAGACCATCAATAGAACTCGCTGTGTCAAGAATGGTTGAAGCTGAGTATCAGGATAGAAGAGACAGAAAGACTAAAGTCTATATAAAGGGAAGTAAACTTAGATATACAGCATTGATAGAAGACATCATATGCAGCACCGAACGGAATTTTACAAAAGACAATCTATCTGTTTTGGCAGATTGTTCCTTTATACGCAGGCATGAAAATCTATTGATACAAGGTAAGTGCGGATGCGGAAAGTCATATCTGTCATGTGCACTCGGCAGACAGGCGTGTATATTAGGTTACAAGACCTTATATCTGAATATGAATAGCTTTGTTGAGAAAGTTGCGACAAGTAAGCTTGATGGTTCCTTTTTAAAGATGCTTAATCTGTTGAATAAAAGCGAACTACTTATATTAGATGACTTTGGCTTGCAGCCTATGGATACAAATACCAGACTAGCGTTATTACAGATACTTGAAGACAGATATGAAAGAAGATCTGTAATAATAGCTTCTCAACTTCCTATATCAAAATGGTATGATTACATAGGTGACGCTACGTTAGCAGATGCGATCATGGACAGGCTTGTAGCTAATGCAAATAAAATAGAATTAAAAGGAGAATCGTTACGTCAGAAAAATAAAAATAAATAATTTTATAGCCACAAATCAGGACTGAATCATGGTACCGTTTACAGTGATATGAACGGTACCGATTACAGTGTCATCATGGTACCGTTTACACCGCTACGCTTGGTACCGATACAGCGATATTATCAACTATTGTAGCAACAGCCTTCGCTATCTGTGTAAGTGCCAAATATTACAGTTGCTTTGGCGAAGTCGGCAAGTTGTTCGTCCCATAATTTTTTCACTGTTTCCGCACCCAAGTCTTTTACATATCGCTGGGCATACTCCTTAAATTCATTCGTACGCTCATCGTAGAACTCGGTTGGATTGCCATAGATTAAGCAACTGTTAATCATCTCTCGACAGCTTAACTCATCATCGAAGAGTTTGTCCTGTGCCGTCCTATTATAAAAGTGAGGCAACGATTTTTTCGCTGCCTCTATCTGTTTTCCTGTCATATTATAAATGCTTTTGATTTTTACTTTTAGTCTATCCAAAAAGTTCCACAGTGTGGACAGTGGCTGCCACAAGGAACATTATTTTCATAGTAGACATCTCGATGTCTCCGGTAGTCCATATCGCCAAATGTGCAACCACCTGCTTTGAACACTTCGTTATATTTTGCCTCCTGAATCATTCTTTCGGCATTTTTAGATTTTGCAGTTTTAGAAGCTCTTTGGGGTAATTCCATGGAAAAGATTGGCGAGGCGGACTTGTCTAACCAATCACCACACATTCCAAAGCAATTCTCAAGACTGTATTTATCCGACTCCGAAGTGTAGAGGTTGTCTCGAGTGAAAACGAATGTTCTATCGATAGTGATATACTCGAAATCTCCAGAGCCTTCACTTGCGTTATAGAGAGCCACAGCAAATTTTCCTTTGAAATGAATTTGTTTAAAATCATCATCCGGCTCATTAGACAGCACACTTGTGAGCCCGTTTGCAAAATATATTCTCAGTTCACCTCCTCCCGAAGCATTTTGGACAATAGAGTCTATCAATTTAGCATCAGGGGAATTTTTTTCTATTCCAAGTTTGCGCCTGATTTTGTGGGCATCTTGAGCGTACGATCCATTACGCCACGGAGCACACATAAACGCTGAATGCCAGCCGTCAATCTCCAACCCCAGTGAATAGAACATAGATATTGACCCCGTATTGTGCAGAAGATCTTCAACCGGAGTAGATGTATCCTTCTCGCAAAGCCAGTCGCGAATCTCATTTTCGTTTTCCTCATAGAGTTCTTCAAGTTCGTCTCGTTCCATCTTCTGGCGTATCTCTTTCAGGTATTCTCCTTCAGGATAATCCCACCAATCGAACACTTCTTCTTGTATGGGGTTGAGAGAGTTTGAACTGAGCGACTTTTGAAGCAACTCTTTGTGTTCACACAGGTCATCACGGTAGTCTACATAATAGAGACTCACGTAATCAGGTAGATATGGTTGAATTTGCGTGTTCATAAAATTGATTTGTTTACTATGTTGTTAGTACGTCAGTTGCATAATAAAGTACTGGACGAAATCAGACTCTAAGCCCAGATTTTGGCAGGCTGCCTCAAGATCATTGTATCTGATGTCATCCGTTGATTGTAAATCACGGAGATTGCATAACTCATCATTGAGATATTCTTGTGCTTCTTGTTTGTCGCAATCACATGAGTTGCAAATCCTCTCTGTAATGTCCATATTTATTTGATTTTTAATTAAATTAGGTGTGTGTTTGCCAACCCTTTGTCGGAGTCAACTGCACACACATTGACTGATCCGGAGAACCGTGATAGACTAATCCACCCACAATGCCTGCTCGACCGTCGGGGTACCGCTGTACAAATAGGAATGAGAGTGGAGCAAAGTCATAGTGAAGTTCTATCTCGCACGGATAGTCGGGATTACTGGTTTCCCAGCCTTTTAACTTGTCCAAACATTGTTGTAGTGTTGGATCGTTTGTTTCTGTGGCATATTTCATTGCCTCATCGTATCGTTCTTGACAAAATATCTTCATTGTTCTTTTTATTATTGATTTATACTGTTTGATTTTTTAGATAGACTCATCTATCAGAAAGGTGTATTCCGCACAGATTCCAGGCAAAGTACCGGCATCGTTGTGACGATAAAAGCCTTCTGTTTCAAAATCCACACTGACAGGGCGACCCTCTGTTGTTTTTAGAAAGTCCTTTATTTGATTCTCTTCTTCATCACTAAGACCCGTGTAGTCATCGTTGATAAGAGCACAAGCCCAATATACAGGAAGAAGATATGTTATAGGAGTTGCCATAGTTTATTCAGTTAGAATGTAAAGTCGATGAAAACCACAAAGTCTCCTTTACGAAGAGATTCGTGGTTTACATTTTCAAACTTATGGGTACTGTATTTCTTGGCTTCGGGGATATATTCACCACGAACCCACACGGGAGCGGTCTCACAATCTTTCAGACGAAAGAACTCACCCTTTTTAAGCTGACGGATTGTAGTTGTGTCAGTTTTGTTGTTAGTAGGCATAGACTTCCTTATATTCAGATTCATATACCTCAAAGTTGTATAGGTTCTCCTCATCTCTGTCAAGGCATGGTAGATTAGCCCCCGTTGATGTAGGTTGTTCCGTCAGGTTTTCGCAGCGCGAAGAGCATTGAGTATGGCGCGAAGTCAGAGGATAGTTCCATCTCACACCCCTTATCTCGTGCGTTGTTTCCCAGCGTTGCAATCTGTCGAGACAGGTTTTAATGGTCTTATCGCCGATTTTCTCGGCATAGGCTACAATCTCATCGTAGCGTTTTTGACAGAATATTTCCATAATTTGAGGTGTTTAAATTATTATATGGTGACTGAGAATATTTTGAGGTCAATCCAATCCTCATGATTGGCATTGTATTCGTGTACGGCATTCTTCGCCTTCTCGATTGTAGTTACCGTTTCACCTGTTAATGTTGTAATGTCGTTAAAGAACTCTTGCTCTTCGCCTTCAGTGAATATAAATTGCTCACAGCCATCACTCTGATTGACGACATAGCGTTCGGGAAAGTATTTACCCTCACTGTCGTTAGTTTTATAATATTCGCAGCCACTCTCTTCCGCTTGATAGTAGATTTTCAGCGTTGGGTACTTTTGTTGGATGAACTCACGGACTGCATTGAGTTCGCCCCAAGCGGTCATCGTTTGATAGGTAAGCAATGTATCGCTTACCCTTTCCCACTCACAGATTTTGCCTCGGCAACAAATTTTCGTTGGATTACCGCCGAGTAATTCAATCAAATTTCTGAGCCACATCTTTCCAAATAAGGATGGGGCTTGTGGCTCGTCACGTTTTGAAAGCGACTCTATTTTATTGTGTAAGTCGTCTATTTTCTCCTTGCTGCCCTCGACAGCGTATAAAGTAAAGCACCAGTTTGGCATTTGTTCTAATTTTTAATTGTTATAAGATTAGCAGTCTGCCGCTTGTTAAGATTAACTACAGTCCATATTTTTGCATAATCAACACAAAAAAGCCGAACGCATAGGTTAAATTTCGGCAGGAATTGTCATTTAAACAGCAGACCTTGTAGGCGGCAGAAGTCGAATGATTCGACCTCTCAGTCGCACAGCGATAGTTTTTGGTTTCATAAATAAAGAGGTTTTATCGGTTTACAGGTTGTTGCCCTCTGGCAGAGTATTTTCATTGGTCGGGAGTGTCAAATTCATGATAGTATATACCTTCGTCAGGATGCTCCTTATTGTACTTATCGAGCAGTGTGTTGAGTTGCCCAAAGTTTTCAATCTTACCGTCATAATCGAGGTGTATGGCGATGCGTTCAAACAAGTCTTCTTCACTTTCAACATATTCAGTCTCACCGCCGCAGTCGTCAATAATAAACATCTCCGGAAAGTATTCTCCCGTTGTGTCGCTATTGACGTAATAACACATTCCGCCCTCTTCGGCGAGATAGTAGTATGTGATGCTGGGATAGTGCGTGCAGACAAAGTCCCATACTTCCGGCATATCCCCCCAAGCAGTCATAGTGGAGAGTTGTAGCATACTATCTCCGCATATTTCCATGTACTCAATTTCTCCGCGACAATAGATGTTATTCCAGTCGCCACCGAAGTGATTGACAACACAGCCAAGAAACAACTTGCCAAAACCGTTCTCGACAAGTGGTTCAGGCATATCTTCAAGTTCTTTCAGCTTTTTGTATAAGTCGGCAATCTCATCAGCATTACCGATAAATTTATAATTGGTGTTGCACCAGTTTGGCATTTGTTCTAATTTTTAATAGTTACACATTTGATTCGTATCTCTGTCCATCGTTCGGGGCATTCCTCGCTGATATAGAAGCAGTCTTCATCACGTTCCATTTCCGCATTGTTCAAATTCCAGTTCTGTAGTTCTTCGGCTATCATTGATTCAAACTCTGCGATGGCACTCTCTTTGGTGGCGTGTATCTCTTCAGGAAGTTCATATGTCATACCCTGAGCTACACGCCTGTCCATGTCGTTATCATCGAATCCGACATAGTGGACGATATAGGCTTTTGTCATATCTTTCAACTTTATGGTTTCTTATTTGCAGATTAGTCTATCAGGGGTTCTAAAAGTTTATTTGCCTTGCATCTTTGGGTGATTGCTTTTTGGTGAAGTATATGTATTCCTTTGTGCTGTTTTCCTTTTTGGTAGAACTTTTTTTCTTTGATTTGGGCTTCGGAATATCAATGTCATACGCGAAGGCACACTCTTCGTACATAGCGATAAAATCTTCCCTTGAGAACCCCGGGAAGTTGGTTTGGTAGGCATCCCACATATCATCAGCCGTATAGTCGGGATGTTCCATCATCATTTCAAATAACTCATCTTCCATAAAGCTGTCGTCTCCGCAATAATATCCGCGTGAAAATTCTTGAGGTTCATAGGCATACACATCAGTGCATCGTTCTATGATATGCTGTACAAAATCAAGGCAGTTCAACAAGTCACGCTTTACAGTAAATTCACAATCCGTATGGGGCTCGTAGTATCCACAGCTGAGATTGATGCAACTGATCGCAAGCCCTCTTTCTCGAAGCACTTCAATATCAGTCATCAAACCATCGGCTTGTTTGTAAGCGAATTGTTTGAATTGGGTATCAGACAAGAACTTTTCGCTGCATAAACTTGTCCACGAAATCTCCGTGATAAGGTCGTTGTATCCTCGTCTGTCAGGTTCGATAACGAATCGGCAATTCTCAAAAAAAGAGAGGTCGGCTGCACTACTTCCTACGCAACCAACCTCTTCTCCAACGAAGAAGGCAACTTTCAACGCTTTGTTTTTCATCAGGCATTTCAAGGCAACCCAAATGCCGTTCTTGTCATCGGCACCCAATCCCTCTTGTCGGCGATTGGATGAGGAATAACCAAAGATTATATCCTGCGTTTCGATGGCTCTAAAATCCTTACTATGTATTCTCTGCACCTGATCGAGATGAGCCACAACGCACGGATAGGTCTCAGATATACCTTTGGTAACATACATATTACCGAGTTTATCACAGCAAATATCGGCTGCGGGAATATTGTCAGTTATATACCGTTTAATGAATTTTCGAATGCCTTTCTCCTGTCCGCTATGAGCGTGGATGGCGTATAATTGTTTAAGTAATTCCATTTGATTTATGTATAATATAATTTTTAAGCTGCTTGGGTATTCTCTGTTTTTTGAATCAGGCACATTCCATACGGAAGTCGAGATTCGGGGTCGATGGCATCATAGGTAACGCTGTCAAAGCAATAGAAATCGCCGGAATCTATCTGTTCCTCAAGCGACTCGGTGCTTATGCTGCTTTCGATGTAACAAGACATTGCTGGCATCCACTGCATATAAGTCGTAACATCGTCCTCATCCTCGTAGTATTCTTCGTCATAGTTGGAATAAGTCCAATTCTGCTCCTTGTACTCTTGTTCCGCCATGCTCATGCACTCCTCACAGCAATAATCCTCTTCTGTTAGTTCTGAGTAATGTCCATTATCAGACAAGAAATATTCATCACAACGTCCACAGCAATACACGTCATTCTCGTGGTAGTATTCTTGTGCGCTTTCAACCCAGCGGAAATCACCCATATTGTTGCTATTGCAGTAATATTCATTTCCACGGTAATAGACACGGGTTACATCATCGCAATATTCGTCATGGTAATCATCGTAGGCACGGTCATCGTCTCCATCCTCTATTTCTCCGTTGGTAGTATCGAGATCAATATCTCCCTCTCCGAAATTCGTGGCAATATTGGTATACATATCGTAATTCTTGAAACTATCCTGATAAGAGAGCGTGTCACCATAATCAAGGTTGCACTCAATGGAGAACTTATAATTACTGAGTGAGTTTCCTTCGATATCCACAAAGGCACGGGAGTCCGAGCAGCCGGCACCGACACTTTTGTAACCGTCAATATGGCCGCCTTTGATAAGAGCATCCACGAGGGCACGCTTTAGAATATCGTTGCACCCTGTCGAGTATTGGCGTTCGGCAAGCCGCCAGACCTTATCATCTTGGTCAGTTACATGATTGTATATGATGCACCTGGCAATAATCTTCCCGTCCTCATTTTCAAGATAGGCGGCAGAAGCATCAACGGCATCACTATAAAAGCCATGATACCACTTGTTTACCATACAACTGGAAAAGTCTCCATCGCAATGTGATGAATCATAAATGCGACCGAACTCCTGATTGACAAAGAGTTTATTCTTCGGTAACTGGCTCATCGTATATGTCTGCCAGTCCTGTGTCATTTCCTCGCAGAGATACGTGATAACCTGAGATGGTAATGTCTGTCCGAAAGGTGTCTCCAGAATGAGTTTGCGGTAGAATTTGCCTATTTTCATCTTAAAAATACGCCCGTTCTCGACATTGACGTAACGTATGGCACAAGGATCGCTGTCCTCGCAGATACCTTTGTACTCATCAGTGCGAAAAACCGAACTATGATATAGACCGCCACGAATATCGACTTCATACGGCAGGTTTGCCCCTGACCGGCATATTTCAATGTTCATTTGTTGTTTCAGTTCAGCCATACTCGATATATGGAGCAGATGATAATCTCCGGAGATGATGGCATTGTGAAGCAGTAACTTATTTTTGATATAGGAGAGTAATATTTTGTTCTTACGGCTTTTCTCTCCATTGCCGTGATGTTGCATTCCGAACAGCTCTTTGAACTCCTCGAAATTGCGGAAGTTATAGTATAACATACTGGTTTTTTATTTTTTTTAGGTTCGGAGCAAAAGAAAGACGGTACTCACTGTTGTTTCAGCGAATACCGTCTCAGTCGGTTGCATTGCATCTATTTAGGTTCCCTCATATTTGTTTCGTGTGATTCTGGCATCACACGATAAGACCTTTGGTGCATCAAGTTCACCGCACGATTCATACTTGTGGCGGATAGTTTCTGCACTCATCACATCAGTCGTTTGAGAAGTGTCCACGCATTATCCCCGAATTTTCGGCAGATATAACTTTGCAATGGTTCGTGGGCACTGCCACCATAACCACGGTTTTTAATCAGGTGTCTCACGAACTTATCGGAGAGAAACACCAATTTGCCCGTCTTGTTGCTCTCCGCACGGTCAAAGAATGGCGAGATGCACATCTTAAACTGCACGGTAAAGTTTTGGGACACATCGGCAAACGATATCAATTTATACATATTTTCGGCACATTATTGTTTCTAATCAGGATATAGCACTGGCATAAATCGCCCGCAAAAAATGCCCACATAACACGTTAGCGCATACGTGTGGCACAAATGGAATAAAACAATGCAGATAGCGACCCCATTTGCGGGAGCCGACTACCTGCATCTACCCAAACCAACTAAACCGTTACCGTGCATTTATGCAGCGGCTTGGGTTGCTTGTGGTTGCTTGGTCGCTTTTTGGGTTTTTGTCTCAGTTAATTTCGCGGCGGGTTTTTCAGCCTCTTTTTGCAGTTCCACACGGAAACCCAAAGCGTCAAAACTTGCCTTTGTAGCGGCGTGAATTGCCTTTTTGTAGTCTCTTGCAGTACGTTCCAAATCCTTTTTGGTAGGAACAAGACCGATTTTTTGCCACACGGATTGCTCAAGGTCAAAGTACTTTACTGTTTCACCCTTGTTGGTTTTGAAGATAACAGCGGACGGAGTAGAGGCACGAAGTTTTGAGCGGATGCCGTCATTGTCTTCACGCAATGATGTTTCTTTGACTTTCACGTCCCAAAATGTTTGTACAACGTTTTTCCATACACGGAAAATCTCATTCTCACTTTTGTCGGTTGCTTCATATTCAGCCCCGAAAAAATGTTGTGCGGTTTGCGTTTCCAAACCCTCTTTGTTAGTTGATTTGTACACCAATACCACACCTGCAAAATTGGTTGCCAAATTTGCGAATTGTTCTGCATTTAATTTACAAGTTGCCATAATCATTTAATTTTTAGATTGTTAATGAATTGTTTGAACCTATGCAAAAGTGCATATTGTGGGCAGGTGGGGAATCGAACCCCACGTTCTACACGTTAATGTAAAGCACGGCAACCTTACCGTCAGCCCATAAAAAATGCACACAATCCTTTTCACCTGATTGTGTGCAATTTTTTCAATATGCCTCACTCACTAAAACGTGCCACATAGTTTGCTCCGCAAGAATAAAGCGTTATATTTGCACCATTGACTGAGCAAATACATATCATTCTGCATCGTGGCAAACCCTTTGGTACTCCAATTTCGCAAAGGCGTTTCTTTGGCACGTCCCCCATCTTTTCCAATGGGGCAGCTAACAGTAAGGCGGGGGGCGGCTGGTGATTATGGGCATAACATTGGCAATGCTCTTTTCTCAAGCTCCGTGTAGGCTGTTTTTCCTACTATCGTGAATTTTACTTCCGGCTACTCTGGGCAGACTTATGGCACTATTTTTTCACGTCCTTATTCCCTAAAACTTACGCTCCCAAATTATTGCGTTTTGTTTAGGCGGTCAAAACACACGTGTTTTGCCGTTCCGTAACACTACATTGGTTTGTAGGCTGGAGGGGTGTGGTTGTTTGACACCTCGATTAAGCGTTCCAATACGCTCCAGTGAATTTTTTGTTATACAGTCAAAAAATTGCTTTCGCTCTAAAAATACGTTTCGGGTTTTTCTCTCTTTGGTTTTTCTGTTTCGTTTTTAATTCTGTTTTTTTAATTCGTTTTTTGTTTGTCGGTTGGCTTGTTTCGTTTGCCGTTCGACTTGATTAAGTATAACACCGTTTTTTCAATCTCCAAACTTTTTTGAAAATATTTTTTTGAAGGATAGCCCAACACACGTCAAAAATAGACTTGAACGCATACGCACGCGAGAGAGAGGATGTAAACAGTTGAATATCAATTCAAAAGAAAAAAGTTTATTTTTTTGAAAAATATTTTTCTATTCTATTTTTTCGTTTTGGGTGTGGTTATTGGTATGTATTGAATTGAAATGTATTATAACATATTGACATACAGTACGTTGCAATTATCTATAATAAAATAGAAATTAAAATAATTGATTTATGATTTCAAATTGAAAGCAAAAACAGAATATACAGACAAAAGAGGTTTACTTTGCCTATAAGTAAACCACTTAAACAACTGAAATACAGACGTGTGATAAAAATAAAAATATTGGGAGGGTGTGCCTGCCGGTGCGAGGTGCATTCGTGAGATAAGGCCAATTTTTCAAGTCTCGGTTTTGGATTTACTTACGTTTTGTAAGTAGGGAAAATCGTCTTGTAAATGCAGGAAATCCAATGGTCGCAAGTGATAATCTCTGTATACAGAACAAGATGATTTGTTTTTCTTGTATATGAGATTATATAAAATAATCTCAATAACTCAATCTTTACCAAGAAAGTATCCGGCTATTGGCTTTGCTCTATTATGTATATGTATATGGTCATTTTAGAAAAAATCGGATATATACTGATGACTTATAAAAACGATTGGTTGAATACTCTCTGACTTATTTGTTATTTTTGTGATAATTTCAATTTGTAGTTCCACCAACATAAACAACCGGCTGAAAAGAATATATGCTATTCAAAAAACAGATCGGTTTTACTTGCCGTGACATAGTTATACTTACACTGTAGGTTTGCAGAATGGCGTGTTCCGAAAAGCCAATATTAAATAGAGTAGGAAATGAAACAATAATATTATGCGTACATTAACTAATGATCAATGGATGATAATTCACAATAAAGGGTTAGGCTTACGGAGTGAGAATAATGCTAATACGATAACGAGTTCAGCTTCTTATGCGATGGATATGGATCTTGACTGGTTCGGAAATCGCAATGTGCCAGAGGCGTGGGATAATCTTCTTATGGGAACATTAAGTAAGATAAAAGAATTTCCAAATAGCGACACGCGTTTTCTAATGATAGTAAACAATTCCCGAGGAGGCTCCCAGGAGTACGGCCATTGTTTTCCTAAATGTTCAGCAAGGCCACAGTTGTGTTATGTTAGTATCGCTCTTAAGAATAATAGCGAAGAAACGTTACATGATTGGGTGATAGAAAATATCAAATAGGCGACAATCGCAATGAAAGAACAGGAATAACCTTAAACAGACTGTATGCAAAAGGCTCTGGTAAGACTCCAGAGCCTTTATGTATGTTATTACGTTTGGAAAGAATAAATGCTATTTAGGAAACTGCTTCTTCTGGCTTGCTGTGACATGATTATATTTACCCCGTAGGTTTACAGGAAAATGGCGTATTCCGAAAAGCCAATATTAAACAGAGTAGGAATATAAAAACATAAAAAGGATGATACTTAATCAACAAAATTTTCCAGAAAGAGCCACATTACAAGAATGTACTGATGGCCAGATTTGCACGGGTGAGATGACCGAATGCGTATCTGTACTAATTCGTAGCGTGGATGGCATTTGGTATGGAATTCATTGTGGTGGCGGTATAACAGGTGATTGGCCTGAAACTATTGTAAAGCTATTTGAAAAAACAGGAAAAACATGTGAAAAGGTCATTGCAATATTTGGACGAACTTATAACAATGAATGCGAAAAAGAATTTATCAGTTGTAAGATAGAGGCCGTGCAGGAGATACAACAAGGTCTAAGTGCTAAGTCATTGAAAATATATTGCTCAGGATCTTTTACTCTGACTACTTCGAATGAAGCAATAACAGGGACTATTCTTTGGAGTAAATGATACTTTTGATTGTTAATGTACTCCTGATTAAGACTCCATAATAATTATTATTTGCTTCTGAAAGTTGAACATTTAATAATATCCTTAAAGCGGGAGTTAAGTTTGCAATAGGGATTATCTTATGATAGTCCCTATTTAGTTATGTACTTTCCCCTGAAACTTTCGGTTGCTCGACTGAAGGAACGTAGGCAGTAGATTCTTTATAGGTAGGTTGTGCATGATTGCCGTGTTTTTGTTCATCGTGACTGGGTGCATCACTATGATTTGTGAAAGGAGGTATCACGAGATAACGCTCCACCCAGTCTCTATATTTCCAAGCGGAGATTTCCCGAAACCAAACCTCATAATCTATCCAGTACGCTTGTAGCATATTGGTTGTTTGTGGCATATCAAAGTAGGTCAGGTTGCAACGTTCGTTGAGCGCCGGTTCTGTACTCTTTGCATCCTGAATGGCAACATTGATGCGCTGAAATACCTCGAAAGGTTCGCATTCCTTATCCGGATCGCTGTTGTTCAGGTTATTGAGTATAAAACGTACTCTCATTGTGGCTCGACCTTCACCGATGCGTTGTTGCTGTACCAAGTAGCGCACGTTGACAAAATGGACGAAGATTGCAGGGAACGCTACCTCCATCTCCAGATTGGTATCACGGATAATACGAAGGTATTGACCGTTATCAATGGCTATGGTTCTGAAGAAAGGCGAAGATGTTGGATCTTCCGTGTCTTCACGAATGGTGAGCAACGTTCGTTTTACTGCGTAGTACATTTCGGCAAAGGGATTCTTTGCCACCTCCTCCGGTACGGAGACTTTCGGAGCCTCGTGTAACGCCGGAGTGATTATCGTGTCAGGTTGTTTCTTATCTTTTATCATACGTGAGGAAATCCTTCGAATATTTTAGGTGTTAATACTGAGTTGATATATTCTATGACTTTGGGGCTATGACCGATAAACTGTCGCTGCACAGGGCGACGGGATGAGTATTGATTGACTGTAAACAACCCGAACTTAGGATCTGTGTTATGTACCGCTGCATAGTTCTGGTAACGGCCTCGCTTCTTGCCACGTTTCCCTTTAACCGGCACACTCTTTTCATCTGTCCAGATATCATAGCCATAGCGGCGACGGTAATCCCTTTTGCCGAATGCGCTGTATGAACCGAACTTATTCGGTTCACCCTTGATTTTGCTCTTTAACTCTTCTCTGTCAATCATAATCGGGTGAGTGAACTTCTTTCCCCACTTCGATTCACGGGCAGCCCACTTCGTTCCGCTACCGTAGAACCCTCCCTGGTCAAATGAGGCTCTGAAACAACTTAGAGCATATTCTCCTGCCTCTGTTGCAAAATCCTCTGCGTTTTTTGCCAATATGCTGTGCCATTGCTTCTGCCTGATATCTTTTGCCCACAGGTTGCAGAACTGGTCTAATGTGAGATTGTTCATGCGATACGGAATTTACGTTTGATGCGTAGCTTAATATTCTCGACTTCCAATGGCAGTGGATATTGGAAATACGGGTGATATAGAGAGAATATCCTGCCACCCGTTGCCAGACTCTCTGTAAAAACGGGATTTATCTTTCCTTTAAAATCCGGCTTCAGAATAGAGGCAGCAACAGAACCATAACCGTCGGAGGTGAGATAGCAGCGGCAAGCCCACTCGATAGGTGGTATCAGCTCTGGCGGAAACTCACTTTTGCGGTATGACACACCATCGAACGATTGATGCCACGCTCTTACACGCTCATCATTCTGAGTGTTGAAAGTGATGATGCTGTCCATTGAAACACCCATCCACCACGCTGCTATGGCTGCCGAGTGAAATACCTGTGTGTTTTCTGTCTCTGCGTAGGCCTCGTTATATTTTTGGAATACCTGCTCGTAGACTTCCATCTCTGCCAGACTCAATGTTTCGGGTAATTCTTGCATCATAGCCACCTCCTGTGCTGTTGCAAAATCTACCAAGTTGTCGATTGCCGCCGTCAGTGTATCCCGTTCCAGTTCCTCTCGCTCGGTCAAACCGATATTCTTACTTTGTAGAATTTCTAACGCCCGGTCAAAGTCAATGCGAAGTCCGTCCAAAGCCCTGTTTATCAGAAACGAGGCTCGTAGCGATATGATGTCATCGAACACCTCTAATCGCTCGGCACTGTTCTCGAAGTTATAGACCATCCGACGAAAAGCATCAAGGATGAGCAAATACTCTTCGTGTCCTTTATCATTCGACTTTATCTCTACTTTTTCTGCCATCGAATTACTGTTTTATGAAGTTGGCAATCTGGCTACCTCTGGAATGGCCGTAACGACGATAATACTCCTCATCGCTCATCACACGGCGGTCATTAGTAGAACTTGCTTTGATTTCGGATTGACCTCCAACGCCTGAAGACAAAGACGTGAGATTAAGTTGTTTGCCCACGTTGATGCCGAATTCTTTTTCAATCTCATCTGCTGCCACCTCGTACTTGTCGGTGATAAGCTGATAGAGTTTGATGCGGTCTTCGTTGTTCATCTCGATACGGTTGGAGTACTTGAATTCCAATCCTTCCGGCACATATTCCATAGCAACCAATCGGGGCATCACTTCCTCGTTCATGATATTTTCGATGTAACGGCGATATACCTCTATACGTTCACGGAATATGTCCTGATGGGCTTTGGTCGAGCCCACGTATGACTGGGTGGCTCCTGCCATAGACTCACTTCCCAGAATCAGATTCGACACCTCACGATTCACAAACTCGATGAGGGAAGTATATATCTTCTCGGAGTTTGACATCGTAAAGGTTTTGATATCAACCTCGTCCTCGATTCCTGTAATCACAACCTTGTTCTGTGCGGCATTGGCGATATCATTTGCCAAGCGTTTACGGTCTGCATTACTCTCACTGACTGTTTTCCCGTGGATTATCGGTTGCCCGTACGTATGCGAAAAGTTCACGTAGTTGGCAACTGTAAACTTCTTAGCAAGAATCAAAGGGGTTGTGGCCGAGAAAAGCCCGATACCACCTGAATTGACTAATACATAGTTTGAACGATAAGCCGTTGAGCGGACATTCCAGTTTGGGAGCCAGATACCTTGTCGTTTAACCACTGTGTGTTGATCGGGCAATACGTTGCGCCGTTCAATTAGATTGACCTGAGATAGTTTTCCTGTCTTGGGGTCCGTGTGTGGCATTATCTCAATCAATGAAAAACCATAGAGCTTGGACTCCACAATCCCTCGTATTATTTTATCGAATTGAGAGCCCTGAACCTTCTGTGTATATTGAATATCTTTCACGTACTTACCCTTGTCGTTCATCCTGGCGAGCATATAGCGGTCACCCAAAATCTGACTTTCGAGAGTTTCGATAACAGCTCTAATATGTGCATCCTGCTCCAGACAAGCCTCGTAAAGGTCTATCAATCGGGAGCGGTCATCGAGTATGGTTCCAAAAGTTATGTCCTGCCGGACGGATTTATAGCGATTGTTACGCTCGATCTCGCGAACGTATTCCGTGATTGTCTTTTTAGAAGTGCGAAATATACTCTCAAGTAACTCTCCATTGAAAGAATTTTGGGCTGTAATTACCTGCATGTGTTTGATTTTACAGTAGAATAGCCCTCACCAAGAAAAAAAGTTGATAATAAAATCAGAATATCCAGACTAACTAAATAATAATCATCAAAATGACAATTACTTATTTAAGTTCTGTTTGACACTAAATCATATCACAATTACCCGAATTGAAACACTTAACTAATTGTATAACAGTATATTAAGTATGTGAAAACGGCAATTTTCACACTGTTTTAACTATCTTTGCAGCGTATTTTTAACCGTAAAAATGAATATGGATATGAATGGAACTTAAAATCCTGACTCCCTACACTTTGAAGTATAGGGAATTTCCGGAATTGCTGTTTGGAAAGTCCGAAAGAGGTATTGTATACTTCGATGCCACCCATTATGTTACACAGAAGGGAGACTCACAGAAGCATTCGCCAGTAGATTTCATTCGCAAGTTTGCACACTGGTTTGATAGTGTGAAAACAACTTATGAGATACCTGACAATGAGGTTGTGATAACGGATGAGGCAACCGGGCACGTATTAATTGACGAATCGCTGGCTTTACTTTTTGTGGCATATATAGACCCCGGCTTTGGGGTCTATATGCTTGAACGAGTTTCAGAGATGCTTCTTGACGGTGTAACGCTTTCGGACACCCGGATTATGCAAATAGTCAGAGAAAGATTAACGAAAGAAACATTGTCAAATTTAATTGAAGAATTATGAAAAGAAGTGTATTTCATCAACCCAAGCCAGTTTTAATTTTTAACGGAGCGTACGTGCTGGTAGGTATCACTCGCTCCATTCGTAGTGCCTCTGAGATATCGGGAGGTAATCCGCAAGCTATCTCATTTGCCTGTACGGGCAGAGCTATCTCTGCGGGTAATTTTTATTATCGTCATATACATCCCGACATTGAGATCGAGATTGCCGATTTGGACACGCTCAAGTTGCAGGATTATGACAAGATGTGCAAACAAGAAAGACGGTATCATTCTGTCAGAGAGATGGCCCGACGAAGAAAGATAGCCGAGGATAAACGGAAGAACAATCAAAACGAAGAAGCAAATGGGACAGAATAACAACAAGTTAGGCGTTGTTAGATTCGAAAGGACGCCTATTCGCCTAATATACAATAACGACAAATCGGTTCAGTGGATTTGTTTGAACGACCTGTTGAAAGCGCTCGACCGTGTCTGTATGATGGATAATGGTTCGGCAATGCGAATTTGTAGAACCTCTTTCCGCATTCCCTTTAAGGACGGAGGACGTAACCGATGGGGAGTAAAACCCTACGATGTGCATAACCTGCTAAGAACCATACGCCCCGAAAACGCTTTGGTGGGTAAAAAGTGCGATAGGATGCAAGAATGGGTCAATGCCTTGCCTTGCGGTTCACAGGCGGACAGAACCACGTTGCTTGCCCCTGTCGGTGAACCGGTGGTGTTTACTTATCAGGATAAATTTCCCAATTCCTTCAAGGCTGACAGCGGGAGAATTTACGTCAATGCAACCCAGATGGCAAAGAGTTTTGATAAGTTGCCTTCTACTTGGCTGACACTATCCTCCACAACAGAATTCAGGTCGGTCTTGGTTCGGGAAGGGAAATCACTCTCAATGGAGAATCAGGTGATGACTACACGGGGGCATTATGGTGCCACATGGATTGAAGAACCTCTTGCTATGGAGTTTGCCCGTTGGCTCTCTCCCGAGTTTTCGGATTGGTGCAATGAACGAATCAAAGAGTTGGCGACAAAAGGTTATGTGTCGATGGGATCGTCTATGTCTGAGTCCCGATACTCTTTTGGTAAACCGAACGAAAACCTGCCGGTTCCCCAGAACTTTGAAGAGGCTTTGGAGTTGGCTTTAGAACAAGCCCGCAAGATTCGTGAGGATCAACCCAAGGTAGAATTCTATGAGTCGTTTGTCGAGCAGCGAGATTATTTCAAAAGCTCACGAATTGCCGATGAATTGGAAATCTCCACCGTGCAGCTCCATCGCTTTCTGGCCGAGAACAATATTATCCGCTTCGAGGGTCATCGGTGGGTAGCCTTGACCCAACATCAAGCCCTTCAATGCGATGTACCGTATATGTGGGAGAAGAGTGACGGGAAGATTTACCCGACCGGCTCGGTGAAACGATGGACTCAGGCCGGACGTGAATACATCATCGAATTATGGCAAGAGCAGCATCCTGAAATATATAGAAACAAGAAATAGCATGGCAGAGAATATATTGCAGAAAATCATTCGAAAGACGGGGCGTAAGCCGAGCGAATGTATATGTCAGGCGTGCAAGAACCAATGCAGAACGCCTTGTTTGGGAACGCCGCAAGATATTTTAAGATTGATAGAAGCCGGTTACATAGAGAAACTCAAACCGTCTTATTGGTGTGTCGGTCTGGTATTGGGCAAACTGGATTATTCCATCGCGATGGTTCAGGCTGTTCAAACGGATGAAGGATGGTGCGTGTTTCATCAAGACGGGTTGTGCCAGTTACACGGTTTGGGACTTAAGCCTACAGAAGGGCGGCTTTCGCACCACGACATCAAGCCGGAAAACTATGTTTTCAGCAAGGGACTGGCTTACAACGTGGCGAAAGAGTGGCTGAATAAAGAGAATTTTCCTGTTGTTCAAGAAATCTTCGAACGTTTTGGGTTGTCGGTTCAAGTCGGATCCTTGAAGTTAGATAGAGATAGAGCGTATTAGTCTTACAATCTGCACTTTATTGATTTTGCAAAGGTTCGGCAACTACCATGTATATATAATAATACATATAATACCTAATAGTAGTAATATAAGAATTAATATTTTCACAAGGCTTTAGACTTGTGAAAACACATAGGGAGAAAAGATATTATACCTGAACGTAAGTGAAGGTTAATATCTTTTCGACCACTATTCTTCTTCCTCTCTTATTCTCTTAATCATTATAGTTTCCTCGTTAGAGGGAACTATAATGTACTCCCTGCATTAGGATAGAAGAGATAGAACAAAACACTTCCAGTTTAACCATTTAGTTTCTTTTTCCACTATCCAAACGTACACTCTCAGTTTTTCTTTTTAAACTATAAGTTCCCAAGGTTAAAAGAGAGAATCATTATAGCCTTGGCGTTACAATAAAACTGAACATCCCAGATTATCAATTGATAGAATTAGATTTAATCGTGAAAAGATGACATAATGGAACAAGTACAGATTTTCCAGTACAACGAAAATCCCATCTCATTTCAAATGGGAGCGGAAATGAGAATGGTCAATGCTACCCAGATGGCGAAAAGTTTCGGCAAGCGCCCCGTGGACTTCCTGAAATTGGAGCAGACAGGAGCCTTTTTGTCTGAATTCTCCAAAGTGAAGAAAATCACTTTGGCTGATTTAGTGCGAGTTAAGAAAGGAGGCAACACTTCAGGCACTTGGATGCACGAAGATATCGCCCTCGAATTTGCCCGATGGTTGTCTCCGATGTTCGCCATTTGGTGCAACGACCGCATCAAAGAACTGTTGCGCTTTGGATTGACAGCCACCGAGGAGATGCTCCTCAAAGCGGCCACTGACCCGGGCTTTGTCTTGGCGATGATGGAGCATATCAAAGAGAGCCGGGAGAAAAACAAACTACTTGCAGAGCAAAATCGATTGTTAGCAGAACAAGCCGAGCAGAACGCCACGAAAGTGCAGTTCTACGACAACCTGCAAGAGATTCGCAAGAAAGAAGAGGCCGGAAGAGTTTACAATGTCAGCAAGATTGCCAGAGAACTCGGAATGTCTCCTGCCGGATTGAATAAACTGCTTATTCGGCGGGGCGTGGCAATCAAGATTGACGGTTCGTGGTATATTGCCGACCGATACAAAGATTCAGGGTATGCGGTTGAACGTAAGGCATTATCTCAAAGGCTCAATGAAGACGATGAAATGGTGCCAACCGAAGTCACCTATCTGGCGTGGACGAGCAAAGGGCGGGATTTCATCTACTCGTTAATCGAAAGATAACGTTCCGAGTAATCCTCAATTATCAAACCTATTCAGCGGACAAGGCGTAACAGCTTCTGCCCGCTGTTTTTGTTTTAACCTATTCGAGATAAAAGTGCCTATTCTATCCCAAAGGCATTTTTATGAAACCTGAAAACTTTCAAAATATACTTGGGGAGGCCAAAAGCGGAGAAGTGGCTACCATTCGTTTCTTCGGCAAGGTAACCGAAGAGTCCACCTCCCAGTTCAACGCCGAGTTCGACTTTCTGGAGAACTGCGTGCGCCCCTCTTTGATTCGAGTGCTCATCAACTCCGAGGGTGGTTCGGTGCTGTTTGGCATGACCACCTATTCGACCATCAGCAACTCCAGAATCCCGACCGAATGTATCATCGAGGGCATTGCTGCCTCCATGGGCTCTATTATCTGGGCAGCGGGTGATATTTCTCTGATGCGAGATTACGCCATTCTGATGATTCATAACCCTTTCCAACCCTGCGAAGCGGATACCGAGAAAGAGGCTTCTGACTTGGTGAAAGCATTTACCAAGCAGATTGAAACCATCTACCGCAAACGCTTCGGACTCAAAGCCGAGCATGTCCGCTCGATTATGAACGGAGAGGCGGACCGGGACGGCACATTCTTCGATGCCGCCGCTGCCGTCAAAGCGGGCATCATCCCGGCTGATAACATTCTGCATACCTCCAAGCAGATTTGCGACAAGGTAAAATGCGAACTCTCGGGGCTCGAAGACAGCTCTCGCATACAAGATCTGATGCAGGAAATCAGCGCCTCTCTTCCACCGGAAGTTGGCATTAAACTTTTTGATGAGCAAACGCCTAATCTACCCCAAACAGATAATACCCAAAGCATGAGTACAGAAAAGAACAACTCTCCCGAGTACGCCGCAGTAGCTGCTACACTTGGAATGAAAGAAAATTACGAGGTCAAAGATGTGATGGCACGTATCAACTCCTTGGTGGCTGTCGAGGCAAAGCTGAAAGAGACGGAAAAATCTCTGGCTGATGCCCAGACCGTGATAGCAGGGAAAGATGCAACAATCACAAATCTGCAAAAAGACCTTTCTACAACAACAGCATCGCTCACCACTTACCAACAGAGAGAAGCGAGCGAGAAAAAAGCAAAGAACGAGAAGATGATCGAGGCGGCTATCGTGGCCGGTAAAATCTCCCGTGAGACAAAGGCAGACTGGCTGGCAATGGCCGAGAGCAATCCGGAACTGGTAGAGAATACGTTGAATGGCATTCCGGAGCGAGAGCAGATTTCCAAGGAAATCGCCTCAGACCCTGCCAATATTCAAGTGGCCGCCACTGCCACGAAAACAGTCGAGCAGAAGATGGCCGAGAAAGTAACGCAGGTAGTTGGTGAAAACTTCGAGTTCAAAAAGATGAAGTAACACAACTCCTATCAATTGAAGTGTCGTGATGGACATAACATCCGTAAACAGCGCATACGGTAGTGCAGATTAAGCTGAAAAAAGAATAATCAAAAACTATCATAATGGCTGATACAGTAACATTTTTACAGAATGGATATAACGGTGAGGTACTTGAAGACTTGCTCACCTATACCGCCCAGGGCAACGACACCTACAAGGAGGGACTTATCCATATCAAAGCCGGAATCCAGCACAAGTACACGCTTCCGGCAATCAAACTCGGCGATATTATTCAGGATAATGTCCCGACCCCCACATCCAATCACGGAGTTAAAGGAGCCAACGGTGAGAACGAATACACGCTTACGGAGCGTTACCTCGAACCTTCCGACTTTATGGTCTACTTGGAGTTCAACCCCAGAGACTACGAGAAATACTGGAAGTTCGCACAGCCTGATGGCAATCTGGTATTCCGTGAACTCGATCCCAAAGTTCAGGCAACGATGCTTCGTCTGTTGATGGACAAAAAGAACGAGTATATCGGCAATGCTATCTGGACTGCTGCCAAAGGAGGCGCTGCCAGTGCGGGAATTACAGCTCCAGCAGACTCTATCCTTATCGGTCGTGGCAAGGAGAAGTATTTCGATGGCGTGGTGAAACGCATCATTGACAACGTGAATGCGACAGATGCCGAAACCATAGCCGGTGGCCAGTGTATTGTCTCGGGCAATGCCGAACTGACCGACGGTGCAGCGGTGGAGAAAGCCCTTTACGCCATGTGGAAAAAGTGCCCGAAGCAGATCCGTAAAAAGACCAGTCTGGCATTTGTTATTGGTTGGGACGCTTGGGATGCTTATGACCAGTACATCTCTGACAAGCAGGTGAAATATTCGGAGAACACCGAGGTGAACCGCTACCGCTTCAAAGGCAAAAAAATCATTCCAATTGTCGGTATCCCTGAACACACCATCGTGTTGGGTGAGTTTTCAACAGGTATGGAATCGAACCTTTGGATGGGTGTAGACTACGCGAACGACGCGGAAGTCTTGAAGATCGACCGTCTGCAATCCAACTCGGAACTTTTCTTCTTTCAAATGAGAATGAAGATGGACGTGAACATCGTCCGTCCAGGGGAGATTGTGGTGCATACGGCCTACAAAAAGACGGTTTAACACCATCACTTTAATTCATCAACGGGAGGTGGATAATCTCCATCTCCCTTCTTAATTCAGAGAAAATCATGGCTAAACAGAAAAATCAGATAGAAGAAATTGAAGCTCCGGTGGAGGGAGCCGAGACCTTTCAGGAGTTGGAACAGGACACTACACTTGACACACCCCAACAGAAATCGCAAAGCCAACCCACCCCTGAAAAAAGGGAGACGAAACAGGTGGCGACGCAACCCGATAGCTTCACACTTGAGGTTCTTAAATCATTCCCGGCGAATGAGTCCCTCTACGTCGATAAACACGGAGGAGCTTTTACCGCAGATACTCCCAAGTCCATCCGAGGTGGTGCGGTGCTTTATAAAAACCCATTTTACAAACGATAAATCATGGCATTAGGAAATGTAATAATCAAAGACGTTGATGGGAATATCCCATACAGCGGCGTGTCGGGGCAAGAGAAGGTAACGGGGTTACTTTTTGATGTGTCTCTCCACCCCGATCTCTTTACAGCCGGATATGGTAAGAATAACGAAAGTAAGCTCAAATTGGGCGATGTCTTATATATCACCAACTTCAAGTCGGCAACGAAGGACTTTGGCATTATAGAGCGAGTTGAAACCACGGAAGATGACGAAAACAACGTCAATTTTCTTCATGGCATTCCTGCTTATCACATTCGTGAGTTCTTTCGAATGAGTGGAAATGTCGATGGCAACGGCAAATTATATGTGATGTTTGCCGACTGTTCTGCCTCGTGGGATGCAATCGACGTGATACAGCGAGTAGCCGGAGGAACGATTAACCAGCTTGGCGTATGGACCGAGCAACCGCTCTGGAAGCTCAACGGTGCGGAGGAAAAGTATAACCTCAATATCGTCAAAAACCTGAACGGAAAGGCTGTGGCGATGGCCGATCAGCACCAACCACTATCGGTTATCCTCTCTGCCAATCCATCGAATACGGGCAACAGTACCAGCGAAGGCAAACAGATTAACCTAAGTAAGATTCCGACTGCTATTTGCGAATCAAGTCGTATCTCGGTCATCTTTGGTCAGGCTCGCAGTTCGAAAATCCTGATGATGCAGAAACGCAATACCAACAACACCCCTGTGGGTTTTATCGGTGCGATGCTGGGGGCTATTGCCCGTGCGAATGTGCAGGAGTCGGTGGCGTGGGTGAAGATGTTTAACCTGTTCGACGATGAGTTTCAGGATATCGAATTGGGCTTTGGAGACATCAATCTTACAGCCGAAGATGAGTTTGTGAGTTTGAATATGTACGAGTCGCTTTCACCGGTGCTTCTGGATGACCTCGATGAGAAGGGTTATATCTTCCCGATGAAGTATGCAGGCAGGGAAAACGGTATCTACATCAGTAAAGACCAGACTTGTTCTGTCGGCGATTACCGTACCATTGCCCGTAACCGAACTATCAACAAGAGCCGTCGTGCCGTGCGTGCCGCACTGCTTCCCTACGTGAACTCGCCTTTGCTGGTCAATCCGGCAACGGGATTTCTTGCGCCATCTAAAATTTCGGCTTTCAAAACCCTCATCGGGGATATCCTTGCCAAAATGCAGGCGGCACAGGAAATCAGCGGCTATGCCGTAACTATTGATGCCAATCAGAATGTGCTGATCGATGATACGTTACGCATCTCCTATGTAATTGTACCTGTGGGGGTGGCAACCAAGATATATGTTGAAGAGGGCTTATCACTAACCGCTAAATAAGAAGAACTATGCCTATAATCAATAATGTAGCGTACTCGTGGTCGATGATAACCCTCTCATCTACCGCCCTTGGAATCGAGGAAGGAAGTACTACGCTTGAGGGAGTATCGGGTATCAAGTGGAACAAGAAACGTAAAATCGAATCAAACTATGGTATGGGTGGTAAGCCTGTGAGCCGTGGTTTTGGCAACATCTCTTATACGGCATCCATTACAATGGACTATGCCACACAGCAGATGCTCCGTTCTACCTATGGGTCGTTAATGGATATCGGAGAGTTTGACCTGATTGTCAGTTTTGCCAATCCAATGGCATCTGACGACTGGACTACCACCACCGTAACACTCAAAGGATGTATTTTCTCCGAGGACGGTATGGAGTCCCAGCAGGATGACACCAATATCACCAAAGAATTTGACTTGAACCCGTTTGATATTCAAATTGGAGATGGGGATACTATCTAAACATTTTGAAAAATAAAATCTATTCTATCCGACAGTTTGATGCATTTTTTGTCTGATTTTATAAGTTGAAAGACCGCCTCTTAATTACAAGAGACGGCCTTTCTTTTGTTTTGAAGAGAATTCCAAATCTTTTCTTATCTTCTTCAGAGAAGTAAGTTTTTCAGAACTAACAATATTTAGCCAATCTGTCCCAAATTATTAATTCCATAACAACCTGTAATGAGATTTTCTATTTCAACAATATTGGTATTAGGAATACCTTGGGCAATAAGTCTTGTTATCGAATCGGCATACCATTTATCTGTTGCTTTAGGATGAGCAAAAATAACAAGTATTGTATTCCAAGGTGGGCTTCCTAACGCGTTTCCAGCATCAATTATGTCTTGCGGAGCTAAGTATCCTGCGTTAGCATGGTGTACATACGCTATAGCCAAAGCGTTAGGAGCAGTAGATACATAAATTACCGAAGCACATGTTATTAGCCCTACTGCTCTGGTTAAATTATTTGTAGTGGCTATTGGAACGATAGCTGTTCGATTTGTTTCCACTTCATTGGTTGTTTGACCTCTAATAAACGATATGGGACCATGATTATTACCTTGTCGCACATGTTGAATAAAAGCTGAGATATTCATGGGGTTATTCATAAACCCTCCTGTATGAGAATATAACATAATTCAAGTTATTAAAACATTCCTACTCTGTTTAATATTCGGCTTTTCGGAATCCGCCGTCCCGTCTTTTCGGCTAAAAACAGGTCAATGGAAGTTAAAGTGTTTGTCCTGAATTCCCCAGTCGTAGACACTTTAACTTCATTTTTCTGTCTGATTAGCGTATCAGGATTTTCACTCCGGTTTCAGGGTAATCACGAGTTCGCCAGCAAGTTCGTCCATTTGGCGCAAATACTCTTTTAGATCCCCTTCCATAACATTTGCTCTTTCTCCTGTTGCTGGATCGTAAACCGCAAAGCCCTTCTCTTTCGATGATTTGCGTTTGACAGCGACCCAATGGTTGTGATTGCCTACAAGCACAAGACCATACTTGACACTATCGTCTGAGAAGCATTGCATTACGTCATCTTTACAGTCGCGTACTGTTACCATTCCAGTGCAACGTTGTCTTTCCGCCTGAATGATTTCCGACGAAAAGCCCAAATCTTTGGCATACAGAAGTTCGACTTCAAGACGTTTGCTGTGCGCAAAAAGCACCAAACTGGAAGGAAGAATAATGTCTGTATCGTTCCGTTTTGTCATTTCAATTAAATCCTGGAGATTTTGATTGTTTAGTTGCTGACGCTGAACACCCAGAATTTCATTGTAAACAGATATCGGGTTGAAGTCTATGCCTTTTTTCAGATCACTCAGGACTGCACACATAGCATAACCTCCGCAATAGTTGTTGTCAGCAGGAATTACTTCTGCCTGGCAAAGTCCATTACCAAAAGCCATAATTCATTTGTTTTACTTTTCCTACTCTGTTTAATATTCGGCTTTTCGGAATCCGCCGTTTGTTTTTGTAAACCTACGGGCACAAGTTATGAGATAATTGATCAACGATGAAATCTGTTTTCTGAATGGCAGAAATTGTCTTCCGAATGAAAGTTATCATGTGAAACAATTGTTCTTCAAAATTCCTATTCTGTTTTAAAAATCAGAAAAACATGGATGTGACTTTTGAAGGGAACTCTACAACTGGCAAAAACGAATGGTTGACCCCTCCAGAACTATTGGCAGAACTGGGCACGTTTGACCTTGACCCATGTGCTCCCGTAAACAGACCGTGGTCAACTGCTACTCATCACTACACGATCGAAAATGATGGATTAAAACAACCATGGTTTGGGCGCGTCTGGTGCAACCCGCCGTATGACACCAGGCTCATTGTCAAGTTTATGGAACGATGTGTTGAACACGGGAATGTCATCGCTCTGACTTTTGCACGGACGGAGACGAATCTATTCCAGAAACTTATCTTCAGGAAGGCTTATTCAATACTCTTTATCAGGGGCAGGCTATCCTTCCATCACGTAACGGGCGAACGTGGAGGTACGGCGGGAGCTCCATCGTGCCTGATTGCTTTTGATGAAGCCAATAGAGAAGTGTTAAGAACCTGCGGTATAGAGGGTAAATTCATCCGTATATAAACCTTTTGCAAAGGATACACCTACTCTGTGAGTGAACATTAATTTCAAAACAAATGGAAGAAAAATCACTTACCCTCGTTCAAGAGGAGCAAATCAGAAAAAAGGCACTGGAAATCAAAGCGGAAAAGAAACTGCGAAAGGTATATCCCATGGTGGTATTTGGTGATACCGAGTGCGAGGAGAAAGAGGTCTACGTGGCTTATCTTTCTGAACCAACTTTTCCTCAGTTCAGTAAGTTTATGGCCGCTTCAAAGAAGGATGAAGTACAGGCTATGCGAACCCTTGCCAAGGATTGCTTTATCGAAGGAGATAAGGACCTTGTGGATAACGAATCGTTGTTCTTGTTCGGCCTAATGGGACAACTCTCTGAAATTATTACCACTCGTCAAAGCACGCTGGTAAATTTATCCAAAGCTGGGAAGTAAAAGACGAGCAGCGCATACGTCAGCGGATAATCTATGTCCGTCATTACTTTCCCGGCGTAAATCTTGATTCTATCTCGGATGATGAATTTGCAATGCTCTCCGAGGAGGCTCTATGGCTTCATCAACAGATGACTATGAGCCGTGTGAACAACACATTTCTTGCAGCAACACAAAATCCTTAATTGACTCTTGCCAAGCCCTTGTCGAATAATCCCGACAAGGGTTTATTTTTTAATCGTATTTGCCAATCGATGGCTATTCTATGAGCAAAGAATATTCGAATGGCTCAAGAGCAGAACTATATTGTCGGCTATAAAATAGAGGTCGATGCCACCAAAGGAACCACGCAGGTCCAAGATTTTGCCAATGCGGTCAAAAGCCTGATGGTGGCAAAGAACGACATCACCCCGGCTGTCACCAACATCAAAAAGATGATGAGCGACATTGATGCCGTGTTTCGTACTAAGGGCGGTAAAAAACGGGATTTCTCTTATAAAATGCAAATTGATACGGCGAAATCCGAGGAGAAATTGAGCCGTGTCAAAACCCTGCTTTCCGAGATCCGAGAGTTATCTAAAGGCATCAACCTGACCATCAATGCCGGCCAGCCTCTCGACTCCAAAACGATGAAAGCCAAAACCAAGGCTTTATTGGATAAGAAGCTGGCAGATAGTCGCAACGCAGAGATAGAAAAGAGCGCTGCTTCGTCTGTCAAATCCATGGTGGAGAGCCAGAAGAGCATTACAAAGGTGGTTGGTAAAATCAATGCCGCACTTGTTTCGCTTGAAAAAGGCAGAGAGGTCAATATCAAAACCGATGTTGCCAAGCAGCGTCTGGTGGAGATACTATCTTTGATGAACCAGATAAAGGGAGCCTCCAAGATGACTCTCGGTGTCGGTATGGGTTCGCCCGGCAAAGGCACAACAACGATTGTCCCAAACCACATAAAACCGCCGTTTGTTTATAACCCACAGCGTGATTATATGTTGCCGCAGGCGGTGTCGGATAAACTGCAAGAGCGGCTTATTACAGGGCGTGCGCTCAGGACACAACGTGCGGAGTTCGCTCGTGCCGATGAGACAGCCAAACTGAATATGCAGCGAGCTCTTATCGAAGCCAAGAGCAAAGAGTGGGATCGCCAGCGAAACATCAGAACCGGCGAGGTAAACCGGCGTCGTGCCGAAGCCGAAGCCGCCAAAGCAATTCGTGAAAAAACTCGACAACAGCAACAGAATGCGACACAAGCTGTAACAGCGGTAAGGCAGCAACAAAGAGCCGCCATGCTTGGTCAAACAAATAAACAGCGGGCGGCCATCAATCGTCTTCAATATGCTCGCACGCCGTCTATTCGCAACCTGCCGATGATGCATATGCTCAACGCATACGCGATGTATGGTATGATGCGCAGTCAGATTACACAGGCGGTTGAGTACAGCAATATTATGACTTCGGCGCAGAGTATTCTGCGTGTGGCAGACAATGACCTTACCACCTTCGAGAACCGCTTTGCGAAGATGGCTCTCTATGTACGTAAGATTGGTGTTGAGACCAAGTTTACCGCTGTAGAGGTTGCCGGAGCTGTCAAGTATCTTTCTATGGCAGGTATGGGTATCGAGACTATCAACGAGTCCATTCGTCCCATTACCAACCTCGCGCTGATCGGTGATAACGACGTTTCACAAATCGCCGACCTTGCGACCAACATTATGGCAGGGTACGATATCAAGGCTAATAGTATGAATTCAGTTGCCGATATTCTGGCATCGACCATATCCCGTTCCAACGTGAATGTGATTGAAATGGCCGAATCCTATAAAATGGCAGCGGGTTATATGCGTTTAGCCGGCGTGGAGTTTTCCGAAAGTTCGGCTGCTATCGGTATCTTGGGTAATATGGGTGTGAAAGGCACCATGGCAGGTACCGCCTTACGAGCTATGGCGACCCGTTTTGCCAAACCTACCAAGGAGTCGCAGAAGACATTGGATCGATTGGGTGTCAAGTTTACAGAGTATCGGGACATTTATGGGACGTCGGTTGAAAAATTACGTCCACTGGCTGATATTTTTCAGGAGCTGAATGCCAAAGGTGCGACTATGGGCGATATGCAAGCCATTTTCGGTAAGATTGGTGGTAATGCAGCGATGATGTTCGTTCGTAACTATGACGCTCTTAGAACCCTCAGCACCCAAAATAGCGGTTCTCACGGCATCTCCTCGGAGCTGGCAAAGGTGAAACAGGATAACACCAAAGGTCTTTGGGCTCAGGTTACCTCTCAGTTCTCCGAGTCATTCATGAAGGGATACGACTTCTTGGAGCCGGTACTCAAAACGACATTGCGAGATTTCTTGGCGAAATTTAAAACGGCTGAGTTCTCAAAGGGCCTGGCCTCTATCGGACAATCTCTGTTAAACATTCTTTCCTTGTTGGGAAGTGTGGCTACGTGGTTTACCCGTAACTTCCATTGGATAGAGCCTTTGCTCTTCACGGGCTTTGTGGCAACACGACTGTTCAAACTCGCCGGAGCCTTGACCAATGTTGGCGTGGCTCTTGGCTACCTCGGTAAACAATCCGTTGCCGGAAGCGGGCTACAAGCCATTTCATCACTGGTCGGATTAGGTGGCGGTAAGCTCTCATTTGCAAGCAAACGAGCCCTTGTTACAGCTCTTGGGGCGACTGGGATAACAGGTAAAGGTGCAATGGCGCAGGCTCTGATGGCTGGAGCCGGAGGTGTTGTCGGACGCAGCGGGTTGGGATTATTTGCCACACAAGTAGCCACGGGTAACGGGTTGATTGGTGCCGGTGCCTCTATTGGTGCATTGGGCGCCGGAGCCATTGCAGCAACAGCCGGAATTACAGGTCTTATCGGTGCACTCGGATGGGTGGCATATAAAACTTGGAAAGTCAAAGAGGCAAAGGATGCCGTGCTGGAAGAGATTGTCGCCAACGAAAAATACCGTTATCCATCCATTGAGGCACTGAATACCTCTCTTGCCAAAACCTATAAGAATGCCGTAGATGCGAAGAAAGCCGTAGATGAGCTGACTGCTGGTAAGACTATTGAAGAATCTTCGGGTCATAAAATCGGAGCTTTTACCGGGAACTGGTGGGCGGCATTCTTGAACCCTTTTGCTATGGCAGGGCAAGCTGAATACGGAGGCACTTCTATTGAACGTTACACTTTTTCAGATGCCCGGCAGGATGATACTCGCAATGCCATACAGACTCTTGCACGCAAGGATAGCCAGGCTCGTATCAATTCAGCGTATGCAGCACTTGGTAAGGTTCGAACGGATATTGAGATTGGAGCCTTTATCCAGAATATCCAGAAATCGTTTGGGCAAAATGCGCCCAAAGCAGATGACACGCTATGGACTCAGGATAAAGCGGGAAACATTACCTACAAAAAAGGCATTGGTGACTTAAAAGACTCGGAGGCTCATAAGTTGCCTCACTATGCCCAATATATGAATGGCACGGTGGTTCCGCAGATTAACTTGATAGCCAACCGTTATCGTCAGATCATGTCCTCTCAGGCTGCGGCGCAAAAAGCGATGACGGCAGGAGGCTTTAATTTTGACCTTCTTACCCAGAAAGGCTTTGTGCAGGATAAAAACGGCAACTGGGTTCAAACGCCGTTGGGTAAGAACGCTACGGATAAGCAGCGGGAAGATGCACTGGCAGGTTATCAGGAAGTTCACGACAAGGTGGTGAAATTTACCGCTTCTCTACGCCAGACTTGGGGAGGTTCTGCGGAGATTGCCGAAAACATTATGAAGAAGGCTGGATTTACCCGTTCGCTCTATTCTAATGAGCCTGATATGGCAGACCCGCAACCGTTCAATGCTAATGGCATCACCTATAACTCCGGCAGTCCCGATGACGGGATGGCAGGGGGAAACTATTCAGGTACGGGAAAACTTTCATCGGTGGCACCTAAACAAGTCATCGTCAACATCACTAATCTACTTAGTGTTGAAACCATCAAGCTACTCAAGTCCGAGAATGGACAAACACCAGAGATTCAGAATCTGAAGGAGCAGATGGCACAAGCACTCATTGATGTAGTACATGATTTTGATGCAAGTTGGAATGGATAAGAAATAACGATATATGAGTAGATTATGGAATATAGGTAAATCGGTTCTGCTGAGTGGCGGAATCATCAGTGGCGGTTCGCTGGGCGGTTATGTCAGCAATGCTGCCCGGAGGGCTCTCGGGATGGGCTTGGCAGAGTTTCAGGACGGAGCTGTTCACTACTTTTCAAAAGACAGGGAGTTGCTCAAGCGGGCGATCATTCAAACAGTTTCGCAGGCAGCATACGGCGCTTTACGTTCCTATCCCCGCTTTATTCAATACTGGGAGCAGAAGGAACGTGACAAGTACCTGCAAACCCAATCACAAACCAGCATTGCCAACAAAACTGGACAATACTATCAGCTAATTTCGGAACAGCAAGCCGTTGCAAAGAAAAAGAGTTATTCGGACAGTATCGTAGGTCGAGTAGTTGCAGATTATCTGGAATTGACCATTTCGAGTGAAGGCAATTACTTTGACTCTAAAAGCGGTAAAATCGAGGCGAATAGCAACTATGGCTTGGTGGAATTCATCGACTTACAGCCTATCGTGCAGGTCAGCAGCAAAAACAACATTCTCATGACTCAGGTGCAAGGCCGAGACTACACCCGTAAAGAGTTTGTCTCGGGTGGTGATTTGGAAATATCTATTAACGGCAAGATTACGAGCAAGTATCCGGATGTTTATCCCGATGCAGAAGTGTCGAAATTTTTGAAGTTGATGCAATTCAAGGGCGTGATTGATTGTGATAACACGATTCTTCGTCAGTTCAATATCGACAGGCTGATTGTGTTGAACTACTCGCTTCCTGCCACCGATTGCCGGAATATTCAACCCTATGCGCTCTCGTGTGTGGCTGTAGAACCATCTGAAAGTATACAGTTGAAAATAGCCGCTGAAGAGAAGGTGGATGTGGCTATCAAACACTCTAACAAATGGATCAAGTACGTCAAGTTAGGAGCCGATACCATAGACCCCTCTTCACTGCTTAAAATTACGAGGCTATGGGTGTAGATATGTTGGACGTGCTTTGCTGTCAAATCACTATCGGGGATGCCGACCCTACGAATCCGATAATGATAAAAGATGCCATAACACTGACAGAGGTTCAGGAGATAGAGATCAATGAGAGCTATAAAACACTCATAGGAACGGCAAAGATTATTTTTCCTAAAGGTACAGTTTATCAGAGCACCATTATCGGGAACGCCACCATCGAGGGTAAGGATGCTTCACGCATCACAACAGAGGTTATGCAGGACGGTGTAATCATTGAAAAACGCACATCACAGCAGGCAATGAATGAAACATCGTTTCAGATAGGGCAGCGTGTAAATATCAAGTTAGGCTATAACGGGGTGCTTAAAAATATGTTCGACGGCTATATATCCGGATACAATTCGGACAGTCAATTCGAGATACAGTGCGAAAATATGGCCTACAAGCTCAAACTCAAGCAGGCACCGAAATTTGAAACCCAATCATCGGTGAGTGTAAATGATGTGCTTGGAGAGAAATACGGTTTATTGAAAGATACCGGATTCGAGATACACAGCGAAACCAAGCGGTTTGACATTCAGATTGGCAAGGTGAAGATTACGGATAACTTTACCGTTGCCGATATTCTCTCGGAATGGTCTAAGTACAAGGTTTACTGCTATTTGAAATATGATGAGAATAGTCCAAACAATATGCCGACCATCGCCATTGGTCGTCCGTACTCATCATCGAAAAGCCAGCCCGTGTTTCCACAAGACAGTGAAGCGAAGCCTTTCAAAATATACTTCAACTACCACGTTGCCGATAATAATTTGAAGATAGTGAAGACTGACCCGAAGTTTCTGGCGGTGACTGGTAAAGCCTTAGGTACAGACGAGAAGTTTTTTGAGGTGACCGTGCGTATGAATCCAGAATACGACCCGATGGTCAAAGGCAGCAAGGAGTTTCAGACGGTCAATGCTACACAAATCAGCAAGAAGACTCATAAGGTTACGGGTAACACGACGGCTGAGGGGGCTGCCACCAAAACAAAGGTCGATTTAAGCACCTACACCATCGTTCCGTATATGAGTCCGAATATGAAAATTAACTCCGACAAACTGGTCGAAGAGACAATTGAATATTTTAGGAACTATAACCTGAACGGCATTACCGGCCACTTAACTTTGTTCGGTGATTTAGCGTTGAACACAGCTGTTCAGGTGGAACTAATTGATGATCGAAACCCCTCTAAAAACGGAATTTATCTGGTAGAAGAGGTTACAACCACATTTGGCGTGAATGGGTATAGACAGCAAATTACAGTGCCGTACAAGATTTCAAAGTCTTAATTTTTAATGTTGTATGATATTTACTGGGACGAAAATACGGCTAATTCAAATAAAAGCCGTACATTTGTCCCAAAGCAAAAGCTAATGAATGATAGAATAAAAATATTGTTTGAGCAGAATAAGGGTTATCTGACACGTAGTCAACTTTCTGATAAGACGACTTATAATCAACTTCTTGCTCTTGTCCGTGAAGGTGTTGTCGAACGGGCAAAGCGAGGTGTATATCATTATCTTACCTCATCGTTTGACAATACTATGATTGATGTCGGAAAAATCGTTCCCGGAGGTGTGTTGTGCCTATACTCAGCTTGGGCTTATTATGATTTGAGCGTTCAGATTCCTCAATCTTTTAATATTGCCATTGAGAAAAAACGCAGAATAAAACTGCCGTCATACCCTCCTATAACGCTTTATTATTGGCAGCGAGAATATCAAGAAATGGGAGTTGTGGAGCAAGAAGTAGATGGGTACAAAGTGCAAATGTACGATATTGAGAAGTCTGTCTGTGATGCGATTAAATACAGAAACAAGATAGGTAATGAGACTGCATCAGAGATACTGAAAAACTACCTTAAACGAAAAAACCGTAATCTTTCTCGTCTTTTGGAATATGCAAAAAAGATGAGAATCGAGAAAATATTGAGAACTTACATGGAGATAGGACTATGACAAAAGATACATCAAAATCAATCAAGGCAAGATTGCTGAACATTGCAAAAGAACAAAGTCTGGATTACCAGCAACTCGTTACCCGCTATCTGTATGAAAGGTTGTTGTTCAGATTGTCTATCAGTGACTACAAGGATAAATTCTATCTAAAGGGAGGTGCTCTGCTATATGCCATTGAAAAAGAACTGCCTCGTCCGACAAAAGATATTGACTTTTTAGGTGTCAGAGTAAAAAATGATCTGGCAAATATCAAGCATGTATTCATGGAAATTTGCCGGGTTGAGTGCGCCGAGGATGGCGTTCAGTTTGATGCTACATCTATTAAGACCGAAGAAATAACCGAAGAAAAAGATTATGCAGGTATTCGGGTCTCATTTGTAGCCTGTCTCGATACGATCAAGCAAGTAATGAAGATGGATATTGGATTTGGAGATGTTGTAACTCCTTCAGCATGGACGTTGGTATATCCGTCTTTTATCGACAGTTTGCCACAAGCCAATATTCTGGCTTATTCGTTAGAATCGGTCATCGCCGAGAAATTCCAAGCGATGATAGACCTCTCGGAATTTAACAGCCGCTACAAAGATTTTTATGATGTCTATAAGATTTTGAACAACTATCCGATAGACAATGCCATACTCGCGGAGGCTGTTAAAGCGACATTTAAAAACAGAGAGACTTACTATCAGCCAAATCACCCATTGTTTACGGATGGTTTTGCCAAAGATGTAATTCGTAATGAGCAGTGGAATGGTTTTCTCAAGCGGATTAAGCAAAGTGGATTTCAGACGTTTGAGAATGTAATGGTTTTGATAACCGAGCGCCTTAAACCCATTTACCAAACAATCGAAAAAGAATGAAAATACAATACGCTTCAGACCTCCACTTAGAGTTCTCCGCTAATTCGAGTTACCTTAAACTGAATCCGTTGGAAGTCGTCGGAGATATTTTGGTATTGGCCGGAGATATCGGTTATTTGGGTGATGCCAATTATGAGAAGCATCCGTTTTGGAACTGGGCTTCTGACAACTACCAACAAGTGATTGTTATTCCGGGCAATCACGAGTTCTATCAGTTATTTGACATTGATAAGCTATACAACGGATGGAGCTATGCGATACGCCCTAACGTTACCTGCTACTATAACGCTGTGATTCCACTGGATCATCATACCGAATTGATAACTACAACTTTGTGGGGTCACATAGACATCTTGGATGCATTTCAAACAGAAGCCGCCGTAAGCGATTTCAAAAGAATCCGATCAGGCTCGAAACCTTTGTCTTGGGTGCGTTTTAACGAGGAACATTTTCGATGTTTCCACTTTCTTTCCGAAAGCGTAAAGCACAGTACAGCAGAACATATCATTGTCGCAACGCATCATGTTCCATCTTTTGAGCTGATGCCAGGGGAATTCAAGGGAAGCGCACTGAACGGGGCCTTTACGGTTGAATTGGGAGGATATATTGCCGATAGTCCTATCGAATACTGGATATATGGACACTCTCACCGTAATATTGATAAAGTAATTGGCAAAACGCAATGTCTCTCCAACCAGTTGGGTTATGTGTTTCAAAACGAGCATAACTCTTTCTCCCCTAATCGTTATATAGAGATTGGATAAGCATTAACCAAGCTCTTTGCTTTTTGGCTATTCTTCCCCAAAAGGGAGTATGGAATCAAAGAATAGCCAGCGAATGATAAGTGAAGCTATCCGCAAGATAGCGTTAGGACGAAGTATCGAACGAGTTAATATGTCGGGGTGCGGTACCGGCGGCGTGGGCACGGCACGTATGATACACGGCTATGTAGCCAAGATTCACGAAGACGGAGAACTCTGTGGAACCATTGACGTAAGAGAGTTCCCGGATGAGACTGCAAGTAGCGAACCTATTACCCACCAAGGGGTGTTGCTGGCTGGAATAAAGGATAACTCCGGCGGATTTCTGATTATCCCGACACTGTTTTCGGACGTTACTATCGTTACCGATGCTGCTACAAAATATGCTTACGTACTGAACTTCTCACATGCAGACTTTATCCAGTTGCTTTCTCACAAGGAGAGCGTGATTGGTGTTGCCGAGACAGAAGAATTAGACCCTGAAAGCAACGACTCGCCCGATTACGACGAACTGGAGAAAACCGGCAACGAAACTTCGACCACATACACGGCGGAGGTGATTAAGACCGTTGCAAAGAACAAGAATGACAAGCAGGCAGAGATAACTGTAACACCTGAATCAATCGATCAGAAGATTGATAAGTCGGAGTTTAATCAAAGTGCCGACAAACTGGAACAGAAAGTAAACAGCACTTCTGTTGTAGTTGCCGACAATAAGGTTACTATCGGAGATGAGCAAGCTACCGAGCCGCTGGTTTTGGGCAATGAGCTTGCACAGTTGATGCTTGAATTTATCACCGAGTGTAGCAAGATAATGACCCCCACATTAATGGGAACGATGCCGGCAATAAATTGTCCCAACTTTCCCTCTCTTGCCTCAAAAATCCAGAAATTTCTCTCTAAAACAGCCTATACGAAATGAGTGCGGTATTACTTCCTGATATCGGGCAGTTGGATCCGCACAGCCTGTGCCATACCATATACAGCCAGCTCTATCACAATTTCTTTAATGCTCAGGATAAGAAAACACCTGAAAATCCATACGGCATCGAAGAGGGAGATTCCACATCCATACGACTGAGAAATACTGCATACGGTTTTGCGGAGGCTATTGCGGGTGCTGTAGCCGGAGAAGGCGACAGCTCTTCTGAGGGTGGCATCCTGCTTGGCTATCTGAAAAAGACAGGTGGCGATATGACCGGAGTGCTACGTGCCAACTATGGCTTTGAGGCAGGAATGGGCAATGTACGACTGCTTGAAACCTACCAAGAGATAGCCGAGGATGGAGTAACACCGCGATACGGACTTCAATTCTTCGGCGATATTCGTGTCGGAGGCAGCAACCTCTATATCGGAGGCAAACAGCTGTTGAGATATGCGGTGGCTGATGGGGTCGCTTATCTTGAGAATCCGTTTCTTTCGTTTGGTACATCCACACTGCTTAGTCAAGGTGAGATGATTTTCGGAGAGAGCAAGACAAAAGGCGTTGTTCTCACGGGTGATGGTATCCGCATCAACGATAAAGAAGTTTATCACGCAGGGAATGCGAACTTGCCAACTGTCCATTGGTCGATGAACAATGCCGCGGTTGATGGCACATTGAAAGTCAAGGGCGCGACCACGTTGTCCGATAAACTTACCGCTCTTTATGGTGCAACACTTGGCGAAAGCGGGAAAGCCATATTAACCATCACTTCCGAGGAGACCCTGCTGGATGGTTATCTTACCATCTCGGCAAACTATGGGGTGAAAATCGGCAGCATACCTGTGCTGACTCGGGTAAATGAAACCGATATCGCTTTGTCGTGTGATTATGGCAACCTGCATTTGGGCAGCGAGCACACACAAAGGATAAAACTCTTTACGGGGCTTTGGGATATTGACGCAGACAATATGCTCATTACCAAATATGGTGGTGCTTACTTTCCGGATTCATTACGGGTTGCCCACAACTATGGTTCTGTTCTGCTCTCGACCTACCGGATGAGTGATACCGACGAAGGAATCATCTTACACAAGAAATTACGCTTTGGAGTTGCTGATGGTGTGAGCCTTAGCGGAAATTGCTCGGAACTTACATTCGCCAAACAAGCAAATCAGGCAATGATAGGCTTTCGTAAATCCACCTCCGTGTACCAATTACCCGAGTCCGGCTCTCTCTCACTATACGTTGATACGAATAGCGATTTCATCGTTTTTGATAAACCCATAGAGTCGAGAATACATCTTGGTATAGACGGTTCATTCACGAGATTGACCGACAAGCACCTATACTTTACTGGCGAGCATTATTTGATGTCCGCAACCGATGGCGTGAAACATTTCGGCAATGCCTATTTCGTTGACAGTCTCGGCTCGGAGCGATTCTCATCCGGTTTTGCAGGATATGGCTGGGCTATTCTTAAAAATCTGACAACTGGAAACATCTCAGCTACTTTCGATGAACTGACGATCCGCAAGAAGATGCGGATTTATGAGTTGGAAGTACAGAAGAACGCAGCCACTAACGGAGCCCTTTGGGTAAGTGATTCGTGTAGTGGCGACACTGTGGAGAAACTTCTTTGACCGGTATTAAACCACACGCTCGCCTGTTTCCTATTCTTCAGGGTACAACAAACTTGAAGAAATGGCACTCTATCCCTACTCTAAATATAAAATACTCATCGGCCCCGAGTCGAAAAAGACGCAAGGGTTACAGGTTGGTGACGTGGTGCGTCGTCAGTACTTCGATAATCCCAATCTGATTTACTCGCTGATGGTTGTCTTAGATACCGGCAGTGAGATTGTCCGGGAGAAGGAATCCCATTACTTCATCGGAGCACTCATTGAGGGAGAAGAACCCAAGAACGGTGAACTGCTTGACTTCGTGCGTGTCGCTAACCTTTTCAATCGGGAGCGAAGCGGAGCACTTTACTTGACCGCCTCTGACTCCAAGTCTCCTTATATGGATGTGATTGACGGTATGGCGATGGAACACTCCTTGTATTTGCAGGAAAACGCGAAACGCATCAACGAGGGTGAATCATTTATTTTTCCGATTAAAGAGAGGGTCAAAAACCCGGAACGGTTGGTTGTCTCCTATAAAATCAGGGCATCAAAGGCATTGACAGATGTACCACTCACTTTGGGTTATACCGACGGTAGCGAAATAGATGGTGCAGATACGATAGATGCATCTACTGACTGGAAATACAAACTGTCTCTCATCACCATTGATTACCCGGAACAGTATCCTCGACAACTGACCATCACACCAGCTTTGTCTGGTGATGCTTGGTGCGAGGTATCGGATTTGAATATTGTCCGTCTCTCGAATATTGCCACCTTTTCGGACTCAACCAAGGCACGTGTCGGAAAGATTACGGGTATTATAGACCCTGTATTCGGACTATTAGAGGGCTACGGAGCTTACTTTCAGAATTTATACGCAACTAAAAACGTGAACATTGCCGGAACACTTACCGCCGGCGATGAAAACGGCTTTGCATCGACCTTCTATGTGGGTAAGATTCATAAGAATGTGATTGTCAATTCCGTTGGTGCACAGTTCTCAGGTAGTGCAATAGTTCAAGAACCCACTCCGACAGGCATTGGTAATATAGTACATACGAATGGCAATACGGAACTTTACGTGCAGTCCTCGGCGTGGCGTATGGAGCGTATTGGTCAGAGATATACTTTCTCGGTATGGATAAAAGGCGACGAAGGAAAGATTTCTCTTTACCAAGACGAACACTATATCCAAGATGTCGAGATAGATATTGCCGGAGAGTGGAGACGCTACAAAGTCTCCTTTAGGATTGCAGAATCCGGACGAGAGGCAATGTATATTCGTTTGAAGACAACACTTTCCTCTCTGTTATTGACCGCTCCGCAAATGGAGTGTGGCGGTAATGCTTCACAGTATCAGCCCACAGACGAACGCTTGTCATACGTGGAAGATTATGGCGCATGGTTCAATAAGGGTGGTATAGGCGGTACAATACAAAATCCGTTGCTTCGGCTCAATGAGGACGGTTCTATCAGTTCCCGCAATGGCTCGTTTGTTATCAATGTTGACGGCACAGGACACTTTTCAAACGGAAAGTTCAAATGGACACAAGATGACATCGAGTTAAAGGATATCACGATTCGCTGGGGAGATTTGGACGATGAGAGCCGAGATAATTTATTAGCTACTTCCACGACGTATTCGATTCTGATATTGACTGACAATGGCAACAACTTTATCAACGGTAATATTTCGACCACACTCACGGCCTGCGTATATAAAGGCACGGAAGAAATAACCCAAACTATCCCCGATAACCTATTCTGTTGGAAGAGGACATCAGCCAATGCCGACAGTGACACGGTATGGAATGAGCTCCATGCCGGGATTGGACGTCATTTGACGATTTCAGATGAAGACATCTATCGAAGGGCGATGTTCACTTGCGAAGTAACTATCAATTAAAACTTTAAAATATGGCAGTAATATCGAGAGGTCAGATTACCATCGTGGATCTAAATGATGGTAAATCCATCAACCTGTACTTGGGTAGCAATGTGGCTACCACACAGATTTTTAATAAAGAGAATAGCTCCTATGTCCCTTCTTGGGCGGCATCTCCCTTTCTGGTTATCACACCGGAAGTCTATGTTACGGGAGTCGGCACGAATCAGGTTTCACGCCTGAAAGGAATTCCTATCTGGAAGATTAACGGCTCCACCACGCTTTCCACCTTCGGGGCAACAGCGGCCACCACCGCCCCCTATGCCTTGACGATTAAAAATAATATGACCTCGGTCAACCAGTTGCAGGTGGAGTGTGAGGTAACCTATGTTGACCCTGATACCTCAGCCGAGACCAAGGCCAAAGCGAATATCACCTATACCAAGACAACCAACGCGGGGCAACTCATCTGTGCGATTGCGTATGCTCCGAGCGGAACTGTGTTCAAGAATGGCGATGTGACCTCACTGAAAGCTCACTGTGATATGTGGCGTGGGTCTGTTATCGACAATACGAACGTGACTTACACATGGCAAAAATTAGGTAGCGGAACGTGGACGACGATTACCTCTGCCAATGCGGAAGGTATTACAGGCTATACCACCAATGAGATAACAATCCCCGAATCATCCGTCCTAAATTTCGAGAGTTTTAAGTGTATTGTCAAAGATACAGATACTGCATCAGGCACCTACAATACTTCAGTAAGCGATATTATTTCGTTTGCCGATATGTCAGACCCATATCAGGTTGAAATTACCGCTCCGGCAGGAACTACCCTCACCAGTGGTCTTACCTCGACGGCGTTGACCGTGAACTGCTGGCAGAATGGAGTTTTATTGCCTGATTCATTTTTTACTGGTGCAACTTGTACTTGGCGTAAGTTTAATAAATTGGGAGTGGCTGACACCGCTTGGGGAACAGCCGGGGTAAAAACAGGACGTTCTTTGACCGTGACCCGTGACGAAGTGTCTGTTGCCGCTACCTTCACTGTTGAAATCAGCAAGTAATGGCGGTAATAGCGAGAGGACAAATATCGATCCGTGTAGCTACCGATACTTATGCAGTCTATCAATCCATCGATAAGGCTGCCATTTCGTGCGACCATACGGGAAAAGTTCTCAGCACACTTACCGTCAGTTCCATCCTCTCTGTAAGATGTGGCGATACCCCGGTTACAAATTTCAGTATCGGGACTATTGCCGCACCTGCGGGGTTTTATTCCATCACGGTAAATCAGAGCACCAAGACCGTCAGCTATACTGTTTCGGGCAGTAACACGACATTGGCAGATACAGGAATTATTACGATACCTGTTATTATCAATGGTCAGACATTTACCACCTCGTTTAGTTGGTTCAAGGTAAAAGCCGGAGTTCCCGGTATAGACTCCAATCTTTTAGATTGGGTAGCCGATTGGAATAGTGGCAAGACAGTAATTGATGCACAGAGTGTTATCACGCCTAAAATCTTTGCCGGAACCAAAAATGTCAATGGCACACTTACCGGTATGGCGATTGGTAGGTTTTCGCTCAGTACCCGCAACGCTTCTGGAGTTATTGCATCTGAAATCGTCAATGGTATCTATGGATTCAACGATGGAAAGAAAACATTTTCTATTGATGCTACGGGAAATGTTCAACTGGGCAATGGCAATGAATCTATAAGGTATAATACAGCTACGGGAAAGGTAGAGTTCGGATCTGCTGTTGCTCTGGCTTGGGTTGGAGCAACATATATCGATGCTAACGGGATTTTCACGGGTACGCTTTCTGCCAATACGGTCAATGCCATTCGCATCAATGCTTCACAGATTACCGCTGGAACAATCAATGCTGATAGAATTGACGTGAATGCTCTGAAAGCATTCCTTATCACAGCAGGAAACATTGAGGCTCTGACATTGAATGTCGTTAGAGGCAAAATTGGTGGTTGGTCGCTCGATTCAGATTCTATTTTTCGTGGAACAAAGAACAACACATCAGGAGGGTTCACTGGCACCTCCGGTTCAATGACTATTGCCTCCAACGGAATTCGAGGATTCAAGTGGCGGTTGGAATCTACCGGAGCCGGAGCTCTTGCCGGTGGTAATATCTTATGGGATGCCGCAGGAGCCGTTACATTTGCCACTTCGGTATCTTTGAACTGGACGGCTCCGATAGGTAGCATCACTACGGCTTTAGGTGGCTCTTCCTACTCCAAGCTGACACAGATTTCATCTACGGGTATATATACCGGAACCCTTACAGCCTCACAAATTACGGCAGGGACAATTGATACGGCACGCCTGAATGTGGATGTCCTGAAAGCAGCCCTGATTACTGCCGGAAACATCAATGCTCTCACGTTGAATGTAACCAAAGGTGTTATTGGTGGTTGGACGATTAACAGTTCTTCCATATCGGGTGGTCAAATTGTATTGGATAAAGCCAACAAGCGAGTTGTCGTTTATGGAGCGTCATCGAGTGCTACGAGCGGTAACCGAGTCCAATTGTACCATAACAGCAATACAGATTTCGGACTTTTTGCCACCGATACCGCCGGGAGTACGATTGTACAGTTGGGCTATGTGAATCGTATTGCCGGCTGGACAATAAACGGCACTCAGATATACAAGAATAGCGTCTACTTGGGTGCAGACGGCTCTATCACCAACGGTAGCAAATGGAAGTTGAATAACGATGGTTCAGGGCAGATTGCCGGTGGTAATATTAGTTGGAACAGTCTTGGTAATGTTACCTTCGGAGCATCAGTATCTTTGCAGTGGAAGAATGATATAGCCAATGCACAACAGGCAAACTTTGGCTATCCATATTACCACTCTATCGTGATAAACGGAGATGCTGATACTTACTACCCGGTTATTATCAAAGGCGGAGATCAGAATTTCAAACGTGATATTGTTGTTCGAAGAGCATTAAGTGAGCAGGCTCCCGACACATGGAATACGGCAACCCATAAGGGCGGCTTGGTGCTGCACCTGAAAACTAACTTTGGGGGCTGGGGAGGTATTGGCTACTCGTGGGATATTTATGAGTTATCGGAAAGCTATTGCCGGATGTTCGCCGGAGCGGTTCATTGCGGTAACTATTGTATGTTTGCGATCTTTTTGCGAGGTGGCGGCACGACCGGTGCCATGTATCACCTGTATTCGAATCAGCCTTTGGTTTCTTCCGAATACAGCCCGGCACCGATTCCTGTCAGTCCGCAAATAGCCTACAATGCAGATTCTATATTTCAGGTTGGAAATACAACAGCGAATGCTCCGGCACCTCGTACATTGACCTCTGCCGTGGAAGAAGAGATACGCAGACGCCGATTTATCGGCTTGGCGCAAGGAAGTGATTCAATGCTCTCGGCTCATCCTCTGACCTATATCAGTAGCACGGGTATTTATACAGGAACACTTACTGCCAATCAGGTGAATGCTGTAGGCATCAACGCTTCGAGTATTACGACGGGAACGTTGAGCGCAGATCGTATCGCCACAGGAAGTCTTTCCTCAGTAAAATTGGATGCCGCCAGCATCAAAGCCAATATTATCAATACGGATTATATCAATGGATTGAGCTGTACATTTGTTCGGGGTAAAATAGGTGGCTTTACCATTGGCAACGACAATATGACTGTTGGCTCTGTTGGGGTTGTCGGAGCAATGCCTATTCAGATGCGTACCGCAGCCACAGGTAGTGGATATTGGTATTCGGGAGCATATAAGCCGATGGGAATCTCCATGTTGTGGTACCAATCATCTAATGCAGGACATATTGTAATCGGGCAGATTGCGGCAACCGGCAATACGGTCAGAACCGGATTTATGGGGATTCAGATGATGGCATGGGATGGTACAGAGTATTTTTGTCTTTCGACCAATTACACTCGTTCCGGCAGTAAAGAGGTCTATAACCGTATCGCGGGATGGGCTTTCAACAATGCAAGTATCTGGAAAAACAACGTTTATCTCGGCTCGGACGGAAGCATATACAACGGCACTAAATGGCGGTTGAACAATGACGGTTCAGGACGTGTTGCCAATGGCAATATTGTTTGGGATTCGGCAGGAAATGTATCTTTCGGCTCTTCCGTATCGTTAAATTGGACGAATGCAGCCAATAGTGCTCTGAGTTCTGCCAAGTCCTATGCCGACACAAAAAAGGCAGAGGCCATCAGCAGTGCGGCTACCGATGCAACATCAAAGGCAAATGCAGCCAAAGAGTTGGCATCAGCCATGGCATACGGAAAAATGCTGTTCCGAGATCCCACTTTTTTCAATGGTAATAATGGCACAAATATCTACAATAACACAGGGAACGGAACTGTAACACTTACTCGTGTATATAACAGCACCGCTCCCAATGACAGTAAATACGTGCTGCGAATTGCTAGCACGGGAGCCGCCTCCCCGGGCTGTGGTGGTTTTTATTTTGGAAATACGTGTTCATATAGAAAGATATTCATATCGCGCATTATTGCAAAAATTCCCAGTGGCAGGACTATTCAGTGGGCATCAAACGATATTGGAAGCGGTGGATCAAGCAAGTGGCTGACACCGAATGTAGGCACGGGTGACTGGTGCGAATACGTATATAAGGTAATATGTGGTACAGCTAATTTCTCCAGCACCAACTTTTTCTACATAGATGGCAGCGCGACTCTCTCGTGGGATGTGGCTTATGCCACCGTATTTGATGTGACTTCCACCGAGAAGTACACCACGACGATCGACTCGAATGGTATTTACACAGGTACACTTACGGCCAATCAGATAACAGCCGGAACTATCAGTGCGGATCGTATAGCAGCAGGCAGTATAAACTCGTCCAAATTGGATGCGGCAAGTATTAAAGCCAACATCATCAATACGGCATATATCAATGGACTTAGTTGCACCTTTGACAAAGGAACTATCGGTGGTTGGAATATTAACTCTGTTCAGATTTACAAGAATAGTGTTGCTTTATCCTCTGACGGTTCGATTATCAACGGCACAAAATGGAGACTCAACAATGATGGGTCGGGCCAGTTGGCAGGTGGAAATATCTTATGGGACACGGAAGGTAACGTGCAGGCAAAGAATGCTGTCTTTACCAATGTACGGATAAACGGCAGCGTGCGTAACAAGTTTGTACTCAATGACTCTTCCATTTGGATTGGCGGCGATACATCTAACCAGCAGAATTTTAACAACTACGACAATATTGTCGCCATCCGAGGTTCATGGGATGAGAATATCGATCTGCCGTGGACACTGGACAACAGCGGCCGACGTGTAACATTGGTGAACTATAAATGGGGAAGCAACACCACTGTCGGATATATGAGCCTCACAGCACCTTCGGGCAAATACTTTTTTGAGGACGGTATACAGAAGACATCTATCACTTTTTCGCGTGAACTGGTGGAACTTCTGGGTTACGGTGATAGCTCTACATTCTTCGGTTGGATTGTGATTAACCGCAGGGATGTTATGACCACCGGAAAATACGGTAGTTATTTACAATGTCTGGCGTCGGGAATTGTCACGCTGTCAGGATCTACCGCATCACTCAAACAAAAAACCTTCGATGGAACAAAGATGTCGATAAGTAGAACCGGAGTGGGCCGATATACGGTTTATTTGCCTTGGAATTTGAGTAGTAAATACTTTGTGCAGATGACAGGTTACTATACGGCAACACCTATTTATGCCACCATTTACGGATTGTACAGCTCTTATTTCTATGTGCAAACCCAGGATGACTCCACAGCCAATGAAGGTTCGTTTTGTTTTCAGGTATTCAGCACGGCAGACTGGTCGTAATAAACCTTTTCACTCAAATTTTTCTATTCTTATATAAATAATCAATTATGAATATTACAAGCAGTGTTTTAACAAAAACGGCGGAGGAGACTACCTCCAATGCAACTTACATCATCGAGTATGTAACGGTAAATGATGTGCTGACACGCATCAATGCCAATGTTCAAGCGACACAGTCTGATAGCGGTGAAAAATATAATGCAGGGTACATCACCTATGAGAACGGTAACGTGTTCTGCAATCTCAACAGTCAGGAAAAAGCCTCTCTCTTCTTTCTCGATTTCGAGCGTATTGTCGAGAATGTTAAGGAAAATGCGGGCGAGATGCAGCCAGTAGAAAACAATTCGGATCGATAGCATCTATTCGTTAAGGTAAACATTAATAAAGAGTATATGGAACTAAACATTAAAGACCGGTTGTATATTCCGGCATTTTTGCCCAAAGAGGGGAACTTCAAGCAATTCAACCTCAAAAAAGAGATTCTGAAAAAGATTGAAATCTCGGATACCGAACGCAGTGAAGTTAATCTGCGCGAGAACGAAGAGACCAAACGTATTGAATGGGACATTGAGAAAGAGATCCCGCTTCATATTGATTTCTCTTCCGATGAGATGGAATACCTGAAAATGGTATGTGAGAAAGTTTCGGAAGAGAGCCTGCCTGATGATATGTGGGCATCCATTTCAAAGATTTATGATACGATAGCCTCTCATTAAACATATTTGCCCGATTCACTCTATTCTGCAAGAGAGTGAACCCTGCCGCTCACTTCTAAAAAGTGGGCGGTTTTTATTACAGCCTATGGCAAGACAAGATATACAAATAGATACGGATTATGGTGAGTTGGAAACGACAGACAATATCGCCGGAAAAACTTTCTACGACTTTGCGCTGATAGAAAGAGTAGACGGCCAAGATAATGACAACTTCTCTTACGGCGAGGTGTTAATTCCCCGTGGATATGAGCAGCGCATCAAAGATGGATTTCAGGCTTACATACGTCTATCTTATAAACCCATCAACAAAGAGTTGCAGGTGCGTCTTCGAGTGGATACCGCTGGTGGAAACCCCGAATACGTTCTTAATCGCACTACCAACCGACCGTGGTACCAAGTGGCGTTGCCCGATGGAAATAAAATCAGAATATCGGAGTATCGAACCCTTGGCAGTAGCGAGGTTTATTGCTTGACTCTTAAAGAGGGTGTGTTTCAGATTTACAGCGGACACGAAACAGACCTGTTGATTCAGGCATCGTTGCCACAAAATCAGAATTTCTTGCTTAAAGCCTCTGCCGGAACCCTCTACCAACATCCGCTGACAGGAGTCGGACTCATTGATTTTCTACATGGAAACTTTGAGAATAACGGACTTGCCTCCAAACTGCAAAAAGAGTTTGAAGCGGATAATATGATTGTGGTAAACGCTTATATGAATTCAGAAACAGGAGAACTTTTATTGGAGGTCAAGGAGAAGAATGGGTAAATACAAAGTCATACAGGGGCAGAATATCTATGATGTGGCATTGCACATCTACGGTTCGATAGAGGGAGTTACCGATTTGCTGGTCAATAATGAGGATCTATCGTTTGATACAGATCTGAGAGCCGGAGATGAACTTGCCTATTCGGATGATTACCGAATAAGCGAGGAGGTAACCGCCTATTACGGGACACACGGTATCACACCGGCATCGGGAGAACAGCACGTCTATCCGAAATACTTCACGTTACCTAAAACCATAGAGCTCTATACCTCAAACAAAGAGATTGGAGTTGAGTTTTCGGTTTCCGGCAGTGGAAGAATAGAGATTGACTGGGGCGATAATTCAAAGGTTCAGGTCATTATGCTATCTGATAAAGTAGAGGTAGTTAAACACTTGTTCGATTCAACTATCGGAGGGAAACGATGTATCTCGCTGTATATGCAGGGATATATCAAAGTGCTTGATATAAGCGAATTACGACCTATTGAACTGTATATATTAAAACCGCTCTTGGTTGAACGTTTTGCGTTGAATAATGCCACATTAACCATTGATGCACTGCCGATGCTGGGCGATGTGTTTGCCTTGACGCTGGATGGCTTAAAGGACCTCGACTTTACTCCTTTGGTCGAACTTAAAAACCTGATGTCTCTATCACTTATGCAGACCGTTTTCCGTCAGCCGACTATTGATGCTTATCTCATCGGCTTGGTGGAGCGGCACGACAACCGCCGTAATTGCAAAGTGGCAATGACAGTACAACCGTCGGGTCAATACCGGGAACCCGATAAAGACAGTAATAACCGCTACCTGCTCTCCTCGGGTATGGAAGCCATTTGGGTATTGACACACGAGGAGGCATGGAACGATGGCGGTGCTTGGGAATTTATCATTAACGGAACAACTTATAAATATGAGCAGAACCATTAAACAAATATATGAAGAGGCGATTGCAGAGCGAAACAAACGCCTTGAACTTTCGGAATTTGACAGCGATTCAAAGTTATCCATACTGAACGGCATCACTTGGACTTTCGCAGCGGTGGTATTCAGTTTCGAGAGTATATTGGATGTGTTCGCGATAGACATATCTTCCGTTATCAATAACCGCATTAACGGCACACCAACCTACTACATCAACGCCTTGCTTCAGTATCAAAAGGGCGATGAACTGATGGTACGAGACGATGGCTTGGCGTTTGGTTATGCCAATGTGGACGAAACCAAGCAGATTGTTACCCAAGCCTCCTATATGGAAAGCAGCAGCGATGTGAATCTGGACAACAAGCTGATTCTGAAGGTTGCCACCGGAGAAAAAGGCAACCTCCAAAGTATTCCGCAGCAGGAGTTGATGATGATTCAAGCGTATATCAACAAGATAAAGTTTGCCGGAACAAGAATCGAGATTACCAGCCAAGAGGGCGATGTGTTGATACCCCGCGTGTCGGTCTATCACGACGGTGCTGTATTGGAATCGGAGATGTACGATAAGATTGAGGAGAAGTTGAACGAGTATATGATGAATATAAAGTTTGACTCCACAATTTACGTCTCGGACATCATCGCTACAATCCGTAGCGCAGATCATGTAACAGATGTACATATCGATACAGATGCCCAGCCGGAACAAGGGGTGTTTATCGCCCCGTATGATTCAGACGGTCATATCACACCGATTCGTAAAGTGGGACGAATGACATATACTTCGTCCGGCTACCTCAAACAATCCGTAGGAAATGGAGAAGAAAAAACTATTCCTAACTTCCGTCAGTCTATCAAACTAATACTCGATGCAGGTCATGAGATATAGACTTTCTACCGATAAACTTATCAACCGCTTGGTGCCTTATTATCTGAGCGGACGTCGATATATTTTGCTGCTTCAAAGTTGGGCATATCCGTTAAAAGTACTCAATGACTGCTTTACAGCGTTCGCCCGCGAGAAACACATTGAAGCCCGTATGACCTCGCAGGTGATTTATTTCGAGTGGTTTCTCTGTCACAAGTTCTGTGGCTATTTCGTCAATTCTGCCGACCGAATCTTCATCACCGAAACGACTCCGCTTGGTGTAGACATATACAAAGAAAATGCCGTCAATAGTCGTCCCTTTACCATTTGGAAGGAGAATGAACAAGTAGTGACTACCAATCCATTGGAAGGTCCCCGTGAATTTTACCGTATTGACGAAGAACGAGCTATCAACAAGGTCAGTTTCCTTGTAAATGTTCCCCCGATAACTATTCCAACCAAGGAGTTTGTCTATATGCTTTCTTTTGTGGTGAATACCTACAAGGTGGCGGGTAAGACCTATTTGATAAAAATTGATGGAGAGGAGATCAAGCCTAATTATAACACGAATAAAATATGAAAGAATACATCGCTCATAGCGGAGGACGTTACACTTACTCCGATGACATATTGAACTTACAGGAATTGGCTCTGAGTATGACCGCCATCTTTGGCGATTGTTCGGCATTTATTATTTCCGGCTGCGAGGTTGAAGGGGCTGTTGTTGCTCCGGGATATATCTGGTTAGGTGGCAAAGTCCGCTATTTCGAGGGGGCTAAAAACGCTGTGTTTCCATACTATATCTATGAGAAGAACAGCAATGAGTCGGTTGTTTATGCAGGTGATGTCAATAAACAGGGACGTGCTTGTTATCTCTGCACCGGAGCAGCTTCCGTGCCACTTGTTACAGACTCAGTGACGGGACAGCCTCCTGCATTTTTGGAGATAACAAAAGAGTACGCGCCACGTCTTATTGATAAGTTCTTCGGGCGGTATGCTTTATTGCTTGACAGCGTAGCACAACGGCAACGGGTGAAAAAAGACGTAACCTTTGCAGGTGAGGTGTCGGTAGAGAAAGTACTGAAATCCTTGAAGGAAGTTACCGTACAATCCACCGATGGGCGTAGTTTGCGTGGTAAAATCAAAGAATCGGGAGCCATTACATTAGGGGCATATCTGAATGAGTTGCTGACCTCCGAAGTGGTGATGGATACAGACGGCTCGTTTTTGTTTATGAAAGACGCCACCGAAATTGCCAGACTAAACGAAAACGGCTTTACCTGTAACGACATCAATACCAAGCGATGCCGAGTTGGAAGCGTATATATCTACCAAAATCATCTTATTAACATCGCAGATGATACGGATGACGGCTCGGTTAATATCAACCACACGGGGTTCAATCAGGAAACAACCCGCTACCGCACCTTTAATGTGTGGGATGGCAAACGTTGCTCTATTCCTTTATTCTCAGTCGAAGGAAAAACCAAGACCACCACCGTAAACGGACTATTCAAGGTTTGCGGCGACGGAATGGGTGTTGTACTTCAGAATACCTCGTTTGCCAAAAGCGACACGGGACTAACAGCCTATTATCGATGGCAAGACCGTGATGGTGAGACTATGGCCTCGTTGGGTTATCTTTCGGCAAAGGATAATGACTTTACACTATCCAATCTATTGGGAAATATGGTATTTACCACAAACGGTTATATCAACTTAAACGGTAATGTAAGGCTAAAAGGTATCGACATTTATTCGATTTTTGTTACCCAAAAGAGTTTTACTGATGAACTGGCAAAAAAGGTGTCAGCGGTAACAGGCAAGCAACTCTCTACCGAAGACTTCACTTCCGCTTACAAGAAAAAACTCGATGCGATTTCGGGTGGCTCGATAAGTGGTGGCGGAGAGGGATATGTTACGGCAGAAGATGTGGCGGAAGCCCTAAAACTCAAGGCGGGAGTTGCCAATAATCTAAACGATCTTTTGGATAAAGCAGTGGCACGCACCAACTTGTCTGTCTATTCAAGATGCGAGGCAGACGGGAAATACCTTACCATCAGCGGCGGGTTGACTGAGTTAATCAATCTCTCGGCTGATGAGATTAACGGGCTGACACCCGAGCAGGCATCCTCTCGAAAGGCGGAGAAGCAAGCGGATGTTCGCAATGTGATTGATGCGGAGAAAAAAGGTATCGGCGAATTGAAACTTACCAAGAGTCAGAACCTTGCCGATTTGTCGGACTTCATTCAAGCCCGACAGAACCTATCGGTCTACTCCGTGTCGCAGATCGATGAGATGATGTCTGGTAAACTCGGTAATGACGGGGCTTATCAAGGGGTAATCTTTACCGAAACGCTGAAAAAGAAACTTGACGGCATCAAAACCGGCAACTTTGCTTTCACCGATAACTTTGGAGTATCACAATCACAGGTGGAGGGGTATGCGATGATTTCGGATATTGTGAAGGAGTTGAAAAAATATGCGCCACGTCTGTTGGATGGCTATAACTCATCGGAGAAAGAGTCTGTGGCAACCAATATCGGGGTGTATACCAAGACGGCGGCAGAGGGAAAGTTTGCAGCATTAGACCAACTTTTTCAGGACTACATCACTTATCTGGTAAAGAGCGGTAAGACAACCGCTCAGGCACAACAGATGATGCGGGATAAGTTCGATGTATTCTCGAAAAAAGAGATTACAGATACCTATCTGCGCAAGGAGGGGAAACTCTCTGATTTGGCGCTCCCGAATGCGGATGCCAAGAAACTGGCTTGTCGCAATCTGGGAGCGGCCTACGCCGAGGAATATCAGATAAAACTGCTCGATACGGGCTGGTTGCAGATGAGTAACTCCGGTAGCGGTACAGATACCCGACAATTGTTTGTCCGGCAGATCGGCAACATTGTCTCCATTCAAGGCATTATCAATACCGCCAAACGGGACGGAGGAAATATGGGTGGCGTGATTGCCATCATACCCAATCAGATACAGCCTCCAAAATATGGCGTCAGATGTTCTCACGCACAATTTAATGATGACCATAAATACAATCGTGGCACATGGTTTATCATTCAAGGCAACTCCCGTGCGGTCAATATCTACGAGAGCGGTATGTACAATGTATCAACCGAAATTAATTTCACCTATTTTGTTTAATAACAACTACTATGAGAAGAGTAAACATTCAAGCAGATGTGGAGAGCAGACGTAATATCGCCGCCGCAGCTCCGGTCTCAGCATCGGAAACAGTAACAGAACCATGTAAAACAACAGAAGATGGCAAAACCGAAGAAGTTCAAGGGAGCGAGGATAACACTCCCACCACAGCCGTGTCCGACACCCCGCCGAAGAGAGGACGGAAGACCAAAGGGGACACTGAAAAAATATAAATTCGATGAGACCCGCTTGGGCTTTATGCTCAAGTATGAGCTCCCGGCTCTCTATGAGATTATCATGCGTATGACACCCAAAGGTGTTTTTGTTGAACCCACGATGCGGACCATCCGTGTGGTATGCTCCGCCTCGAATGATCCGGCTCTGAAAAAGCCTAAGTTTCTACGTTATCTGGAAGAGTACGATGAAAAAGGTATCTGTTGCAATCGTCCCAAAATATTGACAGCAGAAAGGACCAAGTTTTACGCTGCAATGCGTGAGAAAAAGCTCAATTCATATATCCAGAGAAACGAGGATAAAGTGCAGAAAATGAGGAATAAAATGAAACAAAAAAGTGCAGAAAATCATTGCGGGGACGATTAAGTTTTGTACATTTGCACATATATCGACTGACCTTGTCGGTAGTTCTTTTGATTGAGGTGCTCCGTCACCGAGTGAACCCAGGAACTTCCTGTTCCAACTTCCTCCCATATTATAAATTGATTGTCAGTTGAAACGGACGGTGAAACCGAACCTGTCTGTTGTTTTGATTAGATTGCTTCGGGCAGTTTAATTTTTACACTATTGCAATCATGCAAGACAATTTTGAGGAAAATGACCAACCTTTGATGTCGGTCGAAGAGATGTTTTTAGCATCGCAAGAAAGTTATGAGCAGGCGCAGACCCGTGCCCTCGAAGAGAACAAATCCTTTGCAAAGACGGAGTTCTTCCGTATGGATAAGTTGGGAACTTATCGACTTCGTGTCCTGCCTATCGCCCCGAATCGTGATGGGACCAGTGACCGCCGCAGTTACGAGTACCCGGTACACCAACTGTTGATGGAACTGGAAAAACCTGTCACCGGCAATGGCAAGGCAACATCTATGTACGTTACGGTTCCCCGTGCCACAGATGCCGGATTCTCGGTCGATTTGATTGACACCTACCGTAAATTAGCGGTTGCCGAGGCGCAAAACCAAGGAGATGAAAAGTTAGCCGAGAAGATTGCCGGCGGCTCGTTTGGAGGCGGACTGAAATTCAATTACGGTCACGCGATGTATGTAATCGACTTGAATGAACGTGCCAAAGGGTTTCAGCTGCTGACGCTTTCTCACGCCCAGTTCAAAGAGCTTGACGAACGTAAATTCAAACTCTGGCAGAAGAAGTTACAGAAATCTCCCGGCTTCCCGTGTCCTATCAGTTCCGTGTACAACGCCTATCCTGTGGAGATAGAGAAGAAAAAGAACGGGAACAAGACCGAGTATGCCATCGAGATTGACAACGAGTCGGACAACGAAGCCTTAACCTCGGAGGAACTAACCAAGTTGATGGCGGCAACCCGTATTCCAGAAATCATCTACCGCTACTCCCGCTACCAGTATGAAGCCACTATCGAATACCTGAAACAGTGTGATGTTAAGTACGGTATGTCGATCCTTTCGGATAGAGATATGCTTTCGGCCATTGAGACGCTGGGCTCTGAACTTCCGAAAGAAGACACCAGTTCTTTCTCATTCGACAAACGTACCAAAGATGCCAAGGAGAACGCATCGAATAGTACTGGATTGTTATTGGACGACCTTTTCAACCGTTATGATGAGTTGCAGGATAAAGGGTTGTCGGACAAGACCGAAGAGGGACAGGAACTGCGTGGACTGATTCGTACCTTTATCGAGCAGGAGAAACTTTCGGTTCGTATCACACGCTCGACCTCTAACAAAGAGCTTCTCAGCCTAATCGAAGAGGCTTTGGAGAGTGACCCCGAGGCGGAAGCCGAACAGGTACCAACACCGGGACCTGCACCCGAACCAGCAGAAGAACCCACTACAGAATCAACTGAACGTCGCCGCCGCAGATAAGCGGGTAATCATAGATTATTTATTCACAAGTTTTGGAGAAGGCAGCTTGATAACTGCCTTTTCCATCACTCTTATACGCTTATTATGGCAGATAAAAGTTATCCGTGCCTGCTTCTGATGAATGATTTGCATATCGGGAAAGAGAATATTCCCGAGTTTATTGCAAACTGGAACGAGGCACTATCCATATGCGAGGAGATGGATGTCAAGGAGATTGCTATCGGTGGCGATCTGTTTCTCTCCCGTGCTTCTCAAACTCTTGATATCCTGTTGACCATACACGATTGTTTGCTGACAGCAGCAGAGCATGGAATCCGTGTGGTATTGGCAAACGGCAATCACGACCTTGTAAACCAAGAGGCCGAAAGAGGCTATTGTCATATCTTCGACCAGCACCCAAATGTACTGGTGGCCGATAATTACCTGACCCTTCCTATTGGAGACGGCAGGTATGCTTTGTTGCATATGATACCGTACTTTCCCGAAGACGGTAGTTTCGCGGAAAAGTTGTCAGAGGTGAAACAGAACAACATAGACCCATCGAAAAAGAATTTTCTCTATATCCATGAAGGCATTAACGGAGCCCTATCGCAGCCCAGCGAGAAGGAACTTCCGGCAAATATCTTCGATGAGTTCGAACGTGTGTTTGTGGCGCATTACCACAATCGCTGCGTTATTCCTAAAACTCGTATCGAGTATATCGGTTCTTCCCGTCAGCATAACTTCGGCGAGGATGAACAGAAGGGATACACAGTCTTGTACAGTGATGGCACACACGAATTTATTCAAAATCGGGCCAATGTCCGCTACAAAATAATCGATGTCGATAATGACAAGGTAGATATTCATCTGACCGACCTACTGGATGAGTTGAAAGAGACGGGGCGTTATCGTACCAAGGTGAGAATTCACTCCACCTCTGCCAAAGCTTCTGGCATTGACAAGGCAAAGCTACTGGAAGCCGGAGCTTCGAAAGTGGAAATCATAACGGAGGATACAGAACAGGCTGATGTGGCTGCCTCTTCCCTGTTTGAAAAGTTCGACAGTTGCAAGATCCGTGAGACCTACACCGAGTTTTGTCGTGAAAAAGAGATTGAGGATATTGAACTGGGCTTGTCTTACCTCTCTAAAATCAGTTAACCATGTGGAAATTAAATAGAATCATTGCACAGAATCTCTGTGCTTTCAAGGAGTTGGATTATACACTCTCGCAGGGTGTGACCACGCTCATCTTTGGTGATAACCGGGACAACGAGAGTCAACGCTCGAACGGTTCTGGTAAATCCGCACTTTTGGAGTGCATCGCTATTGGTATTACCGGCTCTCCGCTTCGTAAAATCAAGAACGAAGAGATTATAAACGATTCCGCCGAGGAGTGCTATGTGTCGTTGGAGTTTTCCAACAGTTCTTCAAGTGAGGTGTTCACCATAGAGAGAAGGTTATACAGAAAAGGGGGGTCTGGGGTTCGTTGTGTCATTGAAAGAGACGGAAAAACCGTAACTACCGATGAGACGGTGCAACACTCGGTCGATGGTTATAATAAGTATATCCTTGAAAAATTAGGCATTACCCGTGATGAACTCTTTAATAATTTCATCCTCTCCAAGCACCGTTACGAGGACTTTCTATCCAGTTCCGACAAAGAGAAGAAAGAGATTATCAACCGCTTTTCCAATGGCATCGTGGTCGATGAAGCCATAACCAAGATTACCGAAGATATAACCCCTGTTGAAAAGGAGTTGCACGAGGTGGATTTGGAACTGGCAGGCGTGGACGGACGCATCAAAATGCTTACAGAGCAAATTGAGCAGGAGGAGAATAGTACACAGGAACGTGCCAACAGCAAAATGGAGAAGATTGCAGCCATAGAGAAAACCATTGCCGACAAACGTGAGTTGCTTCGTGGAATGAGTGTTCAGATTGATGCTGCCTGTGATGTGTTGGTTACGCTCGATGGTGCCGATAAAGAGATTCAAATGCTTGAGAATAGCGAAGAATCGCTTGAAATATGTTTAAACGGTATTGAAATGGTCTTAAAACCATTCCGTAAGCTAACCGACTGGAACAGCGTTTTGAAAACCAAGACAAATGAACTCGCTCAGGTTCAACAAGAACAAACTGCACTCTCGGATGAGATTACGGTACTTGAAAGTGAAGTCAAAAAACAGACACATGCGTGCGATGAGGTGAAATCCCAACACGCCAAGTTTGTGGCTGATGCTACCATCAAAAGCGAAGCGTATAAGCGAAAACTATCCGACTTGGAAAAAGAGATGCAGCAGGCAAACTGCCTCTGTAATTCACTACTCGAAAAGCGGCGTGCACACAGCTCTGCCATCGAATTGCTCAAAAACAAGATTGCGGGTGTAATTACTTGTCCTCGGTGTGAATTTGAATTTGTGGCATCTGACAAATCATTTGATGTCACTCACGGTAAAGAGGAGCTGGAACTGTTGCAAGCCGAGTTGGATCAAGCTACCCAAAAACGCACCGAAACGGAGAAAACTATCCTCTCTCTCGAGCAAGGTCAGAAGGAAGTTCAGCAGGTACGTCGCAAACTCAATACCGACAATAGTGAGTGGCTCACCAAAGTAGATTCGGCAGAGAAAGAACTCCAAACCTTGACCTTCAAGTTGGAGTCCATGCAACGAAAAAGCCGACAGCTATCCGACCGTCTTGTAACCATCCAAAGCGACATAGAGAACACTCGCCGTAAGATGTTTGATGAGGCGTATGAGGTTGTGGACTCTGAAACCATTATCCGAAAGCGTGAAGTTAAAAGATTGGAAGAAGATATTGTAGCAACGGAAAGCTCTATCGAGACACTTTATACCACCATTGGAGAGATTAACAACACCTCTTCGGATGAGATGATCAACGCTCTTAAAACCTCGTTAAAGACATATCGCAAACAATCGGAAAATGTCCTAAAAGAGAAAGTCGATATAGAGAAGCAACTTAGTCGCCTGTGTGAGCAGCAGCAGCGGTTTGGGCAATTCAAATCATACCTTGCTAACACGAAAATAGAAGCATTGAGTAAGATAACCAATGAGTTTTTGGAGAGCATCGGCAGTGATATCCGGATTAACTTCTCGGGGTATACAACCCTGAAAACCGGCAAGGTGAGAGAGAAAATTTCTGTTTCCTTGGTTCGCGATGGAATGGATTGCGGTTCGTTCGGCAAGTTCTCCGAAGGGGAAAAAGCGAGAGTAAACCTCTCATCCATCCTCGCCATGCAGAAGTTGGTCAATAGCAACTGTGACGACGACAAGGGATTAGACTTATTGGTGTTGGATGAAATACTGGCAGCTGTGGATGAAGAGGGCAATGCCAAGATGTTTGAGTCATTAAACAAACTTGGTATTACCGCACTTGTGGTTTCTCACGGTCACGTCAGCGAGTCATACGCTCATACACTAACTATACGCAAAGAGAATGGAGAGTCAAGGATTGTGTAAACAACAGGTTCTGGGGTTGGATATCGCTACTATGTGTGGCTATTATTCGACCCACGAATCGGGAGCGTGGAACTTCTATGAGTCCAAAGCCCGAAACGACAACAAGCAGCATAAGGCTTTTCGTGCTACTTTGATTGACTTTATTACGCAGCACGACATCCGACAGGTGGTGGCCGAAGATGTGAATGTGAACAACCATTTCATCGATATGCGAAAGTTATCGGAATTTCGGGGCATTCTCTTGGAGGTATGCGATGAGTTGAATCTGCCGGAACCCGTATTCCTGAACGTATCGTCAATCAAAAAGTTTGCTACCGGTTCAGGAAGGGCGACCAAGCTCGATATGATTCGTGCTTGTGTCGAGAAGTATAACTACCGCCCCCGAACCGATGATGAAGCGGATGCCTTCTGGGTGTATAGGTATTACTGCCACAAGTATCACATTTTCTAATAAACAGAGTGTTGCAAGAAGAGATTTTAGATTGATGAATTGACGCGCATTAGCTGACAGATTGAGACGTAGTTTTTTGTTTCACCTGCCAGGCAAGAGCGTGTGAAAAAACAATCAATACCCTCTGAGCGTGATTTAGACCCGGAGTCAATCAAGCGCAGAACAGAACTTTTTACAAAGTACATATTACCTCATAAGAGGCTGATATATAGTATATGTATCAAATATACATTCGAGGATAGCGACATCGAAGATAATTTCAGCGAGGTGCTTCTTAACTTCTTTCGCTACATCGAGAGTTATAATCCGGAGCGGCAGCTCAAAAGCTGGATATACGCCGTAGCGCAACGGCACGTGTTCGACTTGAACAAACGTAATTCGCTGATGAAGGTCAGCGATAACGTGGATGTGATAAATCTTCCCGACGTGGAAGATAACGGACACGTCAGCAGTAACTGTTTGGGAATGGATAATTACCAACAGTACTATAGAGATGATATTCTGGAAGCCTTAGACAAACTGGCTCCCATTCACAAAGAGGCGTTGCTGCTGCAACAAGCCGGTTATAAGTTGGAGGAGATTGTTGAAATTTCCTTTCAAAACGGCAATCTGAAGTCCAAGAATATGGATACGATAAAGAGTCGGATATTCTTGGCCAAAAAGCAGATGCGAAACCTCATAACACGAGACGGCGATGCAAGAGAAGAGTAAACTCGCGAGCCGCCTGTTCGCTCTGCTCATGCGTCTGACCGTGCAATCCTCTTTTATAATGCCGGGTGGCAGGTTGGCCGAGAAGCAGATTGACGATGCGACAGACTGCCTCACCAAGTATTACGGGGAGGTGGGTTTGGAACGCATTGTCGATTACTGCGTCTATCAGGTACATCGAATCTCAGGATTTGGGAGTGCCTATATGCCACGTTGGAGGCTCTCACACTCGTTCGGAACAAATACAGTGAAGCGATTTATTGCTCGCAAGCCGGGACAGAAATATTATGAGGACAAATGGTTGGCCGGTTTCAGGTTGACCCGTGAAGATCTGCTTCAATATATTGAAGATAGGAGCACGCACCCCCTGTTTAGATTTATCTACCCGGACTATGAAGATGCCACCAAACGCCGTGCTCTATCCTCTGTGGTCGGTTATTATATCTGTGGAGCATCGACCCTGCTTTGGACTCCTTTCTCCAAAGTTTGTCAGAATTGCGCCAAGGCGCAGGCGTGCAAGGTCAGAACCCAAAAGTTATACCCGGAGATTTACCGTCTTCGGGTAGCGGAGTTTAACGGAAAGGAGGTACATCGTGGTTAATAAGACCAATCCGTTGAGCGTTGAATTTCTGTACGAGTTGTACGCTACTGCCCTGCAAAGTGATTCTATTTGCGGGGTGCTGGTGCAGTATATGGAGAATGAGTTTTTGCCCGACCGCTCGTTCCAGCGTATTCAAGAGGTAGTATCCAACCATTATCGCAACTACAAGAACCCACCCACATACGCTGTGCTTTCTCAGGCGTTCAGCACGGATTACGATGCCATAGAACTGATAAACACCTTTCAGGAATATGATGTGGACACCTCTTCGGAAGCGGTGCTGGATATGTTTGAATCTTACATCAAGGGAGTCAGACTGCAAAACGTCTATTCGGAGGTTGGCAAACTCTACAACCAGAGTAAACAGGATAAAGCCCAAGAGTTACTCAAAGAGTATGCCGAGTGGCTTTCGGGCTTTACCCTCAAATCCTCTGCCTTTGTAGATGTGGCCAAGACCTTTACCGAGCGGTTTCGTCAGAACCAAGCCAAAGAGCGTGAAGAGCAAGACTCCTCGATGCCCCAGGTGACACGGTTCTATGTGCCATACCTCGATGCGTTGAACGGTGGCCGTAACCTACGTGGCCAGCTCACCTGCTTCCTTGCTTCTACGGGTGTGGGCAAATCTCATATTGTGAAACATATCGGCATACGTGGCAATATTGACGATGGGTTACATATTCTGCATTTCCAGCTGGAAGGTTCTGAAGAAGAAGCCTTGAACGCCTATTCGGGTGGTTTGGTGTCGAAAAACGCTTATTATTTCGAGCGAGGTAAGATTTCAGAGATTGAGATGCGCCAGTTCGAGCGGATGGTGGAGGCTTTGAGCGGTTCTATTACCGTGCGCTGCTTTCCACGATTCAACGCCCGTGTCTCAACGCTTGATATTAAAAACGGCATTGCCGAGTATCGCAAAACGACAGGCCGCAACCCAGATATTGTGATTATCGACTCGATGGACCTGCTGACCGATGCCAGTCGCCGGGTCTGGAATGCCGAGCATGAACGCAGCAAGCGTATTGCCGTTGCCAACGACCTGAAAGACCTTGCTGCCGACGAGAAGGTGTGGATGGTAGTGACCTACCAAGCCACGATTGAAAACAGAGACTGGCTCAATAATGAAAACAATGTACTTACCGAGTATAACTGTTCCGAGGCAAAGGGTCTGGCTCGTCCGTGCACTCACCTGATTTCACTCAATCAATCCTCGGCAGAGCGACAAGAAAATGTAATGCGACTTCATATTGCCAAAGCCCGATTCTTCAAGAAAGGCGATACCATCAAGATAGCCACCGACTACGATAACGAGATCTTCTGTGACTTCCAGCGTACTTTCTCATTAAACACTTAGACGAGATGAACAAGCAAGAAGCCGAATTTATAATAGCGGAGATTACCCGCCATTTGGGAGCCAAACGAGACGGCGGCAATAAGAACCTTATTGCCCGATGTCCCTATTGTGGCAAAGAGGGTAAGTATGGTATCTACATCGGAAAGGAAACCCTTCGCAAAAAGCCGTTTATGGCACATTGTTTCAGCTGCGGACGCTCCACGCTGACACTGGATAAGTTGCTCGAAGAGATTGGCAGGGCTGACCTTATGGTAACGCCAACTGCTGACCTCTCCACACCTCTGGATGAGCATTTGTTGTTTCCGCTCGATAACGAGCAGGAGATAGACGACACGTTGGGAATAGTGGAACTGCCGGACTTTTACAAACGAGTTTATACGCATTCCTATCTCAGGGCAAGAGGCTTTGTGTATGACGATTATGAAGTCTTTCCCGTGGGTATTACCGGAGGACTGAACCGACGGTACGATGACTATGTGGTCTTTCCTGTGATAGACTCCGGTGATGTGGTGGGCTATGTCGCCCGTCATACTTGGTCAAAAAAGGAAATAGATACCTATAACCGCAAGGCTAAACGCACCAGAGAGTATCAAATACGCCGTTTCAACAACTCCACGCAGAATGATTTTGTGAAGTTACTTTATAACTACGACGCGGTGATAGAGGATCAAACCGATACGGTGATATTGGTCGAAGGAATTTTTGATGTGGTAGCACTGACCCGCAAGCTGACACTCTACGACAACCCTCATTTTGCCGCTGTGGCCACTTTCGGGAAGAAGGTATCACTGGCGCAGATTTACAAACTGCAAACCAAAGGTGTAAGAACTGTGGTGTTGGGCTTTGACGGGGATGCGGTCTCTGCTATCAAACATACCGCTACCGAGCTGTCTCAATATTTCGAGGTCTTCATCGCCGATATTGCCGACCCCACGAAGGACTGGCAAGATCTAACCTATGCCGAGATTTTTGAGATTTTCTCTCGACACCTGAAAACACCTCTTGAATATAAACTATCAAAATTACAAGAATAATGAATGAGCTAATTGCATGGCTGGAAGCAAATCGAATATGCTTTCGGCAGATTGATAATGAATTGATTGAGATAGATGATTTTGGAAAGATGTTATTGGCTGATCTCTCCGGAGTAAGTTCCATATTCAAAGCCAATGACTACGGTGTCAGGTTTAATCTGATGGAATCGCCCGATGTGTTGATGCAGGAGGAGATTTACTATGTAGCTTTTCCATTCGGTGATAACTTCTACTACTACGACCTGCGGGAGGAGTTTCGCTTTAACCTGCTTCGTTACATCGGCAAGCGGCAATCGACACGGCTGAATGTACCTTTTGTGAATCTGGGTGTGCATACCCCCTTTGAACTGCTAAATGGTTCGGGTGATGTGGCTGACTGGGTACGGAAAGCTAAATATCTAGGGCATACAGCACTCGGTGTTTGCGATTATAACACGATGGCGACCACACTAACTTTGCAAAAAGAGTGTGTCAAAGCGGAGTTGAAACACGTTTTCGGCTATTCGTTCACGCTGAATCACCTTGACGAGAAAGTAGAGATGAAAATCTACGCTCTCAATCAGGTGGGACTTCGTAATATGCTCCGTATTCAAAAAATCATTATGGTAGACAGTGAATCGCACACACTAACACTCAGGAAATTACTTGACTATGCCGATGGACTTGTACTCGTTTTTGGCAAGTGTTCCGGAGGGTGGCTTAGTCAGAATCGACACCTCATATCGATGCTGAAAGATGCCTTTGGTAAACTCTATTTTCAGGTGGACTTGTCGGAGTACAAAGCCGAGCGTATCGATGTGGAGGTGTTGCATTCCGTGAAGTGCTATTTTGAGAATTTCACCAATCCCGTAACCTTTTCATTCGACATTGAGCCTATACTGATATGTGATTGCTACTATCTTGACCAGAAGGATGCTAAAAACAAAATCATCCTGAACAAGATTGCTACAGGAGCGGCACACGAACAGAGTGAGGAACAATATTTCAAAGATATAGATGAGCATTTTGCTGTTCTTGAACCGCTATTTAGCGACACGTGGAACGTGAAGTCTCTATTTGAAAGATTGTGCAAGGCAACGGTAGAAATCGCAGAGGCTGCGGAAGCCGCTTATGAGACCGACCGTAACTTTATGCCGAGATATGATATGACCAATGAAGAGATACAAAGATACAGTGACCGACACACGATGTTCCTTTCTCTGCTGAACGAGGGATTTGAACGATTAGTCCCCAAGGGAGAAGAAGAGGTATATCGTCAGCGGTTGGAACACGAGATTTATATTCTGGAATCGACAGACAATGTGGATTATTGTCTAGTACAATATGACACGGTTAACTGGGCACGAGCCAATGGTATTTTAGTTGGGTGCGGAAGAGGAAGTGCCGGTGGTAGCTTGGTGCTGTACCTGATGGGGATTACACTCATCGATCCGATAAAGTACAACCTGCTCTTTGAACGTTTCTTACTCCCTGAACGAGCTGGATTGTACCCATCTAAGACAACGCGACTCTCTGGTGAGATAGAATCCACTTCGTATGTCGAATTTGAATTGGAGAACGGGAAAAAACTTTGGCTCGATAAGGATGCTCAACTGCTTGTTAAGCGCGGTGAAGCGGAAATAGTAGCATATGCAGATGAATTGAAGGATGGTGACGACTTAGTGTTTGACCATAAAGATTTTTTATGGACAATAAACTATTTCGAACATGACAAACAACATAACGCTCTATAATGGCGACTGCTTGGAGATAATGCCCCGCCTTATCCGGCAAGGAATTAAAGTTGATATGATTCTTTGCGACTTGCCATACGGGGTAACTAATCATAAAGACGATAAACCTCTTCCTTTTGATAAACTCTGGGAGTGCTACAATGCCATTATCTCGGATAATGGAGTAATAGTTCTATTTGCTCAAGGGGAATTTTATGTGGATCTGGTAAATAGCAACCGTAAGATGTTTAAGTACGATCTTATTTGGGACAAACAGCTATCAACAGGTTTTCTGAATGCCAATCGTATGCCACTGAGACGCCACGAGAGTATTGCCGTGTTCTATAAAAAGGCTCCTGTTTACAATCCTCAAAAAAGTATTGGAGAGCCAAGCCACGGCAAAGGGACAAAGTATAAGATACAAGAGACCGTAAATCAAAATTACGGAAAGTATAAACCCGTTGAAACGGAAATAAGCGCACTTAAACATCCCACCAGCATCGTCACTTTTCAGAAACCTCATCCCAGCAAGTGTGTGCATCGGACTCAAAAGCCCATCACTCTTTTGGAGTATCTAATCAAAACCTATACGAATGAGGGTATGATAGTGCTCGACAACTGTATGGGTTCCGGTTCAACAGGAATTGCTTGTCAAAAAACAGAACGTAGGTTTATCGGTATCGAAAATGATGATTCGATTTTTCAAACAGCGAAAGACAGATTAGACGTATGAAAATCATTGATATAAAGCAAAAAAGTAGCAACAATCCTGTCAAGGTGCTGGATAGTTGTGTATGCGATGGTTATCTGCAAGGCCCGGGTGGTTCACTTGCTGATGTCGATACCGATTACCAAAGTGATAGAAGACAGGAAGTGAAGGAGTATCTGGAAGGTCGCTACAATGTAAAGGGACGACAGCGAGTCTTCTCTGCCGGCACACTTACAACACTAAAAATCAAAGCAGCTATCAAAGATGTGGCTCGTGTACACCGTGTGCCACTTAGTCTTGTCAATTACATCACAGCCATTTTTGAAGATGACAAAATGAGTTGGGGCGATTTGTTCAAACTTGCAGTTACCAATAAGAAGGTACATAAGTTTATTCAGGACTACCCACAAGTAATTGAGGATATTCGTCCATTGATGGGACAACCACGCTCGGCATCGGTACACGCTTCGGCAATTCTGATAACACCTCAGACCAAGGACGGCGAAGAGATGGACTGTTTTGATTATACACCCATCAAGCGAGTGGATGATATGCTCGTTTCTGAATTTGACGGCTATTCACTCGATGAGGTAGGACTACTAAAAAACGACTGCTTGGGTATCAAGGAGCTATCGAAAATTCAATCGACCATCAACGAGTGTAATCGAGTATACCATGCTGAAATCTCGTTTGAGGAGATTGTCAAGGGAGAGCTAAATGATTCGAAAGTATATGAGTTACTCTCTAATGGATTTTGCCAAAACGTCTTTCAGTTCTCGAGTAGAGGAATGACCAAGTTTTTAATGGATATGCACCCTGATTGCATCGGAGACCTTATTGCTGCCGCGGCTCTCTATCGTCCGGCAACATTGGAATCGGGTTCGGCAGAGAAGTATCTGCTTTGCAAGTGTGGCGACATTGCTCCGGTTTACCTTTGGGGCACTTACGAGGCATTGAAAGAGAGCTACGGTCTGTTGACATATCAGGAATCCTTGGCACAGATAGCCCGTGAGGTAGGTGGATTTAGTCTTGGAGAAGGTGTTGGTTTACTTAAACTCATCTCAAAGAAGCGTACCGATAAGATTCATGCGATGAAGGAGAAATTCATGATCGGAGCTAAAGAGCGAGGTTGTCCCAAAGAAGATGCCGTGCAGATTTGGGGTATGATTGAGTCTGGCGGCTCGTATCTGTTCAACAAGTGCATCAGTGGAAAAGAGACCATCTACCGTCCGCATGGTGGAAAGTGGAAGCCAACCATAGGTGAAATGTATCGAATCTTGAATGATAGGGATTATGCACAAGAAACAGGACACCTTAACCTACACGAAAAATACAAATACAAGGGCTATGGACTGGGATTTTCGCTAAATGAAGAAAAACGGCTCGTCAAGAACCGAATCAAAGATATTCGTTTCGAGGGCACAAAGCCGCTCTACCGTATTACACTCGAAAGTGGTAAAACGATTGATGTTACAGCCAATCACAAGCATCCGACTCAGAGAGGTGAAGTTCGCACGGATTGCTTGAATGTAGGTGAAGATTCACTGTTTATCAGCTTAGGAAGCGTTAAGCAAGACACAACCTATCGATTTACCGATAAGGGAATGGTAAATAACAATCTCTATCACGATACCTATGATAGTGTCGAGTATGAACTTAATAGTCAGAAAGGGCACATGGGATTTACAAAACGTCCAGACAGTGAATATGTCAAACTTAAGTATTATCACAAAAACCTAATGCGGAGTTCTTGTGAAAATTGTGGAGATAGTAATTGTCGCTTGGAAATTCATCATAAAAATGGTGATCACTCAACCTGTGGCGAAAATTTCGACAATCTCACTACGCTTTGCGTATCATGTCATAAAAAGGCTCACTACCGGATGGGACGTAGAAAGATGGGAGAACACGGCCTATATACCGAACTTCGAAAAGTTGTATCGATAGAATATATCGGAGAAGATGAGGTGTATGATGTTGAGATGGAAGCACCACACCACTCCTTTGTTACCACTAATGGTGTAGTAACATGCAATAGCCACGCCACTGCATACGCTATCACTGCATACGTGGGAGCATTTTTGAAAGCCAACTATCCGACTGCTTTTTATACCGTTGCCCTGCAATGGGCCGACGACAAAGAGATTCCTGCTCTGATGTCAGAAATGGAACAGTGCTCAGGGGCTAAGATTGTACCGCCGGACGTGAATGTGTCGGACGTGAAGTTTTACACCGACTACCGCACTGATGAGATATTCTGGTCACTCACCCGTATTAAGATGCTCGGAGTAAAAGCCGTGGAGTATATTATCTCCGAACGATACCGAGGTGGAGATTTTTCCTCCATCGAAAACTTCATTCATCGCATATTCCGATACAAACTGAAAAAATACAGTTATTGGGATGATCCGGATAATGCGGACGAAGTAACACGTGTGCCTGTCAATGCCCGACACATAAAGAATATGATTCTTGCCGGATGCTTTGATAAGATGGAGCAAATAGAAACTATTACAGACCGATACGACATTGTGAAGCGTGCAGCCAAAGAGTTGGGCTTTGAACTTTCGGAGAAGGATTTTCCCCGTGATTTACTCGATAAGCATTACTACTGGTCGATGCAGCAGATTGCCGTTTCGGGTATAGGTTCGATTGATTATCGTAGGATTTTCGATGCTTCACAGACCAAGTCCAAAGTAAAAGGTAAAGCCTCTTGGATGGAACTCCGCAGTGCCATGGACTTGGATAACGAGGGAAAACGTGTCGTAGTTTGTGCCACCGTTACAGAAGTAGAAGAGAAATCGTATAAGGACAAGATAAGTGGTGAGAAAAAACGGTTTGCCAAGCTGACCCTTCAGCAGAATAACGACTTGATGGAACTGGTCTGCTGGAGTGATTTTCTTGGCGAGCTGAAAGTCCCGATTACCTCGCTCAAAGATAAAGTGATTATCGTTTCCGCCATCATTAAGTATAGTGACTACACGGGAGCGAACAGTTTGAATACTCATAAAACATCTATCATGGAACAAATGTAAATGAAACCCACTATCATTGCCATTGTGGGAGCTTCCGGTTCGGGCAAGACCTATCTTTCGAAGCTTCTGCAAAATGAATTGAACGTATTCCTTCTCGTGTCATACACCACACGTCCGCCACGAGAAGGTGAAATTGAGGGCTTGGATCACTACTACATTGAAAATACGTACCGTTTTTCACACTCGCAGATGCTTTCTTACACCCGTTTTGCCGAGCATGAATATTTCGCACTCGAAGAGCAAGTACCACCTCAAAAACATTGTGCCTATGTGGTAGATGAACGTGGCCTGAAATATTTGAAAGATACGAAGAGCCATAAGTTCAATATCATGTCCATTCGAGTGGAATCGACATACGACACGCTCATAAAGCGAGGCATAGCATCCGAAAGAATCAAGCGGGACGAGAACCGAGTATTACTACCGCTTGATTATTACGATTTTGTGATAGAGAACAACGGCACGCTCGAAGAGTTTGAGGATAAGATACGTGAAACCTATAAAAAGATTCAGCAATGGCAGCACCAAAAGTAGAACCGAAAATATATACAGCCATCGTATTGGATTTTGAGACCGGCGGATTGACCTGCACCGACTCAGCCTGCACACAGTTGGCAATGCAAGCCGTGCGGATGGATACGTGGGAGGTGTTGGATCGGTATGAGAAGTACATTACCCCATATAATAAACAGGAGTTCGGGGGTACCCCAAAACGCAAGGTCTTGAAAACCCGCCAGACGCTTTTCGAGGAAGAACAAGGTGCACCGATGAAATACGAGGCAGTCGCCTTGACTTATTCAGGTATCACGATGGAGACCTTAAACCTGCTTGGTGTCGATATCAAAGAGGTGGCAAATAGTGTGATTGAATTTGCAAAACGCAATACCCTGAGCAAGGGGCACCAGTGCAAACCTATAATTATCGGTCAGAACATCACCTTTGATATCGGGTTCTTGCAACAAATGATGAACTATGCCGGATTAGCAAAAGAGTTCGAAAAGGTGTTTGCCGGAACGACCGACTTCTACGGTAACTTTCAACCTCACTATGTCGATACCATTGACTTAGGACGGTTAGCCTTTGCCCATATGCCGGAGGTAACATCTTACAAGCTGGAATTACTCTCCGAGCGGTTGGGCATTGAACTCGACGATGCTCACGATGCAGGTGCCGACGTAACGGCAACGCTGAACGTGGCAGCCGTATGTTCAGCCCGATTACGTCAGGAAGGTGGCGAAGTCACTATTGCGAAAAAAGAGAAAACACGTGCTCACTTTAAGATTTAGAACGATGGAAGAAGAAAAGAAAATCACATTTGACACGTCGGATAGGATGACCTATGGGGCAATGAATTACGATGGTACGGAGATGATGGCCGTAATCTCGGGCTATGATCTCAATATCGCCTTTAATATGCGTACCATCAACTCATTGTCCGATGCAGAAGCTGCTGCTAATGCATTGGCACAGGTGTTCTATGAACTGCTAATGGAGCAGTTAATCGAGGAAAAATCACATCTGGTTAAACCTCCATCGGAAGAAACCGCTATTCTTTAGTATATAGGAGAATCAATGGAAGAGAAAGAGATAAAACTAACCAATGCTGAAATCGAGTTTTGCGAACTGTTTGTCGATGGTGACAAGGAGTTTGCAGGACAAGCCGAAGCGTGTTACAGAGAGGTATTTGGCGAGGATAAGAAAAACATTGCCCTTGCCGCACGCCGTCTGTTTGCCAAGGAGTACATCACCACCTACATCAAGGAGCTGATTGCCCGAAGAGATATAGACATCGAAGCAGCGGCTGTAAAACTGCAAGTTTCCGAAACATTAAAAGCCGTGATGTCGGAAACCGCCAAGGGTGAGTATGTGGACAAGTTTGGTGTGCCTCTATCTCCCGCACCTCTTCGTGCCGTATCGGTCAATGCTGCTAAAGCCCTGATGGAGATTTATCCCATCAAGCACGTGCAGAACCAGTCAGGCAAGGGTGGTAATGAAAACGGCAATATTATTTTTAATGTCATTGTACCACAAACGCCACCGTCCCATGAAGCCGAAGATTAGCCGAAAGACAGCCGAGCGGATAGTGTATATCCTGATTATTATCAGTCTTGTATTATACGGAATATTCAAGGATTCGGCGGCAGCAGACACCCTTATCAGGGCAGTGAAAGAAGCATTTTCAATTTTAATTCAATAATAACAGTATGACATCACTCAAAGACTTTCTAACCAACAACATCCGCTCACTCATTGTAATTGTTTCGTTTATCGTTACGATGTATGTGCAGCACATTAATAACACTACCCAGATTCAAGAACTTACTTCTCAATGCAAGGCTCTGGAACTGAAAATTGCCGACCAGTATGACCGAATCGATGCCATCAAGCTCGACAAAGCTGTGTTTGAGGCGACTATGACACAGTTTGTGTCTATCCAGACTGATTTACGTGAGATGCGGGCAGATATAAAAGAGCTGCTAAAATCACAGAAATAAGATGTGCTATGATTACCAAAGGAAGTAAAATAACAATTATTCCGTCTCAGCAATTAACAGAGTTTCGCTTGGATTCGTTGCTTGGGGAGACGGGATACGTACTGGAAGACCTTACAAGTATACCTCGCAAGGCAAAGGGATATATGGCGTTTTTCCCTGTGCCATATCAAGAGGAATATCTATGGTTTATCCCACAAGAGTCAGTCTATGAACAGGATTAAGTTATTCGGAATTTTAGCCGTTGTATTACTTGCCGTAACAGTGTGCATACAACAAAGACGTATCTCCTCTATTAAAAAAGAACGAGATCGTTATCAGATGAATAGCGATGCGCTGCTTTCGGATATGAAACAGTGGCGAGTGGATTCTGCTTCTATGGCGACTGATGTGAAATCATTACGATTGACGGTTGATGAGTTCAAGCGATACAGAACCGAGGATTTAACCAAAATCAAGCAGTTGGGTATAAAAATCAAAAACCTCGAAGCGGCTGCCAAACATCAATTAGAGGTCAATGCCGATATAACAGCCGCGATTAAAGATTCTGTTATTATACGAGATACCATTCCTGTATTGGTGAAATCTGTATCTATGGTTACACCCCATATTCAGTTGTCCGGTATTATAGAGAAGGATAATCTTATCGGAAAGATTCATCTTCCGGTAACGCTACGGCAAGCGGTGTGGATAGAATATAAACGCCGTTGGTTATTTTGGAAAAAGGTTGTGGCTATACATCAAACCATTGTCAGCGACAACCCACATGTGGAGATTAAATATTCGGAATATATAACCATTCAAAAGTAAAAAAGTATGTTTACAAAATCGTTTCAAACACGTATCGAAGAGGCAAATAAGGTATTTGTCTCAGCTATTGAGAAACTAAAATCCGTTCACACGGATATTCTTACCCAGATTGCAGACAATGCCAATCAGATGGAGAAACTAAAAGAGGATAATGTCTCGCTCGACTCTATGAAGTCAAAAACCGAGAAACAGATTGATGAGATAACAAAGTTTATCGCTTAGTCTATTCTCTACATCTCGTTTGTTTTTGTGGCTCTTACTTGCTAGTTTTAGGTACTATACCTAATTTGAACATTCCTGCAAGTTGGGCATGGAACCTTTTCGCATCAAAACTGCTGTCAACAGTGTAAAAACCGATGGTGTTCAGGTATTGCCCCGCCTCTCCAAAAAAAGCAACAATTGAATGGTTTTCTTTAGCCTTGTAGCTGAAAGGTGATTCCCCTGCACCACCTACACTGAAAGATCGGTTTTTACTTGTTTCGAATTTCAGTGATTTGATGGCATTGATGCCATTGTTACTTCCGTTAGTACCGGACACCGATACGATGTATTCATCCTCTTGAAGGACAAATTCTCGTTCAGTACCACCTTTGCCACCGTGTCCTACAGTTGTACTACCATAATCAAAAGCGAGATTGTCAATAATATTCCCTTGACGTACAATAATTCGCTTGACAGGTGAGAAAATCTCTTGTGCATACCTGACGCTATCATCGAATGTTGCTGACTCTTGGTCATTGTTCTTTCCAAACTGTTCAGAACGTGGCATAATCCCTTTTATCTTATCCATTATCATATCTATTTTTCCTACTCTGTTTATTATTAGGATTTTCGGATACTCCTTTGTCATAAACCTACATAGCAAAGCTAAAAACGTATCAGGAGATACAATAATCCGTTTTGTGAACGGCACTATTTATTTTGCAGATTTTTTTCAGCTATTATCAGGCAATATAAGGTGTTCGTGAAACTTATATGTCATTTAGAAAACGGAATTACCAAGTATTACGACGCTCTATATTTTTGTGTAGTTGTAGGTTTGCAAATTAATAGACAGGCGTATTCCGAAAAGCCTTAGATAGAGTAGGAAAATAAAAAAATAAAATATTATGGATTTAGGAAAAAATAAGATGCGCAGTGAATCCAAATGGTACAAAATCCATGTTTTTTGGAAGTGAGAAAGGTTGGAGTGAAAAGCTAAAAGAAAAAGCTTCTGCTCTTGTTGAAGATGGAATAATACCAATGTTAACCGATCTAAGCTTCACCGAAGAGGATTTGCTATTACTCAAACAAAGGATTGAAAATGCAAAAAATGTGATTGGAATGGGAGCAGAGGAGTTCTCACAAAGATGTGATAGGGGGCAAATATTAACAGGAGGAGTGCCTAAATCCAAGGATGAATTTATTGAAGATGCAAAAATCGCTCCTGGTTATGCGATGCCAAAAGAAGTGGCTACTTGGGATATTTCTAAATTGGAAGATGCTACAATAACTGAATTTGGATTATGGCCCGTTATAAATCTAAGTGTAGTAACAACTTCCAGTGATTTTGGGCTTGTTTACCTAATACATGAGATGATTCACGTATTGGCATCACCGGAATATATAACCAAATTGAGGGGAGATAACGAACGTAATTCTGATGAGGGCTTTACGGAATTTTTCGCCAGATTAGCCGCCTTGTATTGCCTTGACACAAAAGATGAATATAAACGCTGATGGGATGGCCAATTCTGTACCAAACCTTCTTTGAAAATGGTTATAAAGTTGATGGCTATTGTTTACAAAACATCAATCCAGATCAAGCCAAAGAATTAGCTAAAGAATTAGCTAAAAAATACTTTTTGAATCAGCCTCCTGTATAGCTGTGGAAAACCAAAGGCATTGAGCAAAATGTAAAATTAGCTACCGAAGGTATTTAGTTTCGACAATATCGTTTTTGATATTTGCTTCCACCACTTTCCAATGTGTCTGGGTGTTTGTCAATTCAAACAAACGGATACCATGTCCTATACAGATAGGGATTGTAATAAGATGGAGTTCATCAACAAGCTGATATTCTATCAATGATGTAATAAGCTCTACTGTCTCAGGGATTGATTCGAGAGCTATATAACCCGAGAGGTCTTTTACGTGAAAAAGGAGTTCCCTTAACTCTTTTCCGTGGAAGACCTCTCCGTTTTTAGTCTCAATAATATACTCCTCTTTCTCTGAACTTAAAAGAGCTACTGCTTGCTCGAAATAATCATCTATTCCATATATCATTGGATTGAGATACCAATCTGGCAAACCATCTTGCGTGGCGATGTAGCCATCTATGGTTACGATCGCCATTAATCGTATTCTTATCATATCCTTTTAAACTAAAAATCTCGTAAAATGTTTGCGATATCATCCGTGTATTTAAGGAATACATTTAATTGATATACAACAAATAAAACTTCAATAATTGAATACGCCTCCAAGATAGTAATATTTTTTTCAAATTTGCTTACTGCTCTAAATATACCCCACTTGGATTGCTTATCCTTATATCTATTAAGAATAAGGAGTTAAATATAATCTCTTAGCTAAATATTTTCTTATAGAATAGTATATTGCTGTTTACAAAGAAATTCCGCCGTTTGGAAAATATATAAAATTTCATTGCTTGGAATCTCGAAATTTATAAAGAAAAATTCGAGACTTATGGAAAAAGATAAAGTTTGTTTGCTTATAACATTACCGGCAAATTTAACAGAACTACCAATTCGTGTAGTTAGAGGTGATAATCAGGAACTATTGTGCAGTTTGGTCAACACCGATGATCCTATTCAAACAATAGATTCATGTGAAAAGAAATTTGTATTCGTTTGGAGCCATGGAGCATATGTCAGATTGTCAATGTACGAAATTATTTGGCTTGAGGCAGATGGCAGTTATACTACCTTACATTTGACTGGAAAGCGCAAGATGGTACTTTCCTTTTCTATGGCTTCCGCTCTGCGGATTTTGCCGGTGCCTGATTTTATTCGTATTCATCGTTCTTTCGTTGTTAATGTCAGACATATCATTTATATGATTGGCAATAGCCTTAAAATAAACGATCAGATGTTGCCAATCGGCAGGGAGTATAGAAAAGACTTTTTAGATCATTTTATCTTTCTGGGTGTACGCCATCCACCTGAATAATGTAGTATACAAAGAATTTATGCTATTTACAAATCCGCTTAGGCAGAATCAATCATACTGCTCTATATTCACAACGTAAACCTACAATGTACATTTAATTTTTTATTAATCACTTAAAAAGGAGGATATTATGGCTATTGACACAGCACCCTCGCAAGTTGCAACCAGTGCGTTGCAAGCGATTCCCTTCGGTTCTATTATCGGAGGTCCATTGAAAGCCTGTATTGAGGCTCAGGCTATGGCAGCTCAAACTTCATGGAATTTTATCCAAGAAGTCGGTTTGAACACTAACAAAGAGACTGGGCAGAAAGAAGCTGTGAACGTGTCGTTCCAATTTATGCAGAACGGACGCATGGCACAGTTGAATGTACCGTTGTTGACAATCGTACCTATTCCGTACATCGCCATCCAGAACATTGACATCAATTTCAAGGCGAACATCTCCGCGTCTTCGTCTTCGTCATCTGAGCAGAGCTCTTCATCTGCGGTAGATGTCGGTGGAGAGGCATCGATGCACCTCGGCTGGGGACCATTCAGTATGGATGCAAGCATGAAAGCGAATTATTCGTCCAAGAAAGATTCTAAGGCGACACAGAACTCGCAGTACAGCGTTGAATACACGATGGACGTGGCTGTGAAAGCCGGTCAGGACAGTATGCCCGCGGGTCTTGCCAAAGTTCTCGAACTTCTTGGAAGTGCGCTGGATGTATCTGATCCCGACGGTACACTGGAGGTCAGTGAACAAAACTTGAAACTGATTGACGGTAAAGCGATGGTAATCGCCACGTACAAGAACAATCAAGGTATTTTCAAACCAACTGAAATTCTCTTAAACGGTAAGGCCGGAGAAGAGAGTGGCAACAGTGCTAAATTTATCTTCACAGAAGCTGGGGACTACATCCTTAAAGCCGGTGAAAAGAAAGAGGTAAAGATACATGTTGATGCCGCTATCGAGGAGAAAAAGCCCCAAAGTTCTGAAGCGAACTAAGAGTAGTAATCATTAATCAGTAACAAAGAATCTTATGGCTCAATTAAGTACAATAATCAGTTCCATTTTGCGTGATATGGTACTGGCTCAACATGAGGCAAATCTGTATGCAGTTACACTGAGTGAGGCATACAGAAAGGACGGGCGAATGGAAAATTTTTCTCTACCGGCTATCGCGCTTGGCGAGATGGAGTTGGATATCCATTACGGAATCAAAGACATTGAAGAGCATACCGAACAATACGAGATCAACTATGCCGAGTTGCGTAGGGAGAGCAAGATGCTCTGTAACCAATTGGCAAGTGTTATCGTTTCCAGCATTACAGCTTCCGTCCAAGCGTCCGGTCTGGATGATAATCCACGGACATCCAATCTTGTTGAACAGATTGCCGTATTGCCAGATGTGAAACGTAAATTTTGTGCTTTTTTGAGTCGTAAGATTTTAAAGTCTCTACAGAATGATTTCACCAAATTGGTAAATGATGATGGCACGGTAAACAAACAAATGGTCTTCGCAAGTGCATCGCAGACTGCGGACGAGGAGTTCCTCCACCACAAGGATCTAACAACCTTGTTTGGATCGGAATCAGGTGAACAAGTACGTGCAAAAGCTAAAAACGAGATGAAGGAGGCACTGGAGATGATTCTTCCCAAATTATTGAAGGATATTAACCTCAAGCGGAAACGGCTCATGCCCTCTATAGAAGTGATAGTGAGCTCGGAAGAGCTTGCCAAGCTTCCGGATGAGAGCATTCATTCCTTCCGTTTCAAGGTCTCTCCGAACAGTCTGAACCTGAATGTTCTTGATAATGACAATTTATCCATTTAATAAAGAAACGAAGTATGGAGAATAAACAAAAAACCGTCAGCAGTCAAGTCATGGAGCTGAAAGACCTTATTTCAGGTCCATTAGTAGCAACCATAGATGCCGATACCATCTCCTCACGCAGGTATTTGAAATACCTTTTTGAGTTGGCTTTTGAATCGTATGATGAGAAGACCGGTGTCGTGGGTAAAATGCGTAGCCTGAACTTTTCCTATATGAGTCAGGACGTAAACGGCACGCATATGCAGAGGGTCAGCATTCCGTTGCTAACGCTTGTCCCTCTTCCGCTATTACAAGTGAAGGAGGCAGATTTTGATTTCGATATCCAGATTATTGATGCCGTTTCGCAGGACGTCGATGCCACCTTCTCACTGAGAAATGCCATAGAAGGAGGAGCGGAAGAGCCGCAGGTAGCAGAAGGAACGAAACTTCGCGTGTCGCTTTCACCGTCTTCCATCGAGGGTAGCAGCAAAAGCTCCATGCAGCAAAGCCTTACGGCCAATATGCGTGTTAAGGTGAAGATGCGGCAGGCTGATTTGCCCGGGGGCGTAGCCAATTTACTTAATATTACTACAAACAATCTTCTGATAGAAGATATTGAATCGGGTGAGTCATAAAGGAAAAAGGAGACCAAAGATTATGATACAGGAACAAAGAATACCGGGCGTGAATTGTCCGCGCTGCAAACAATTTATCCCCACTTCCATAATGGAATTGCTGAGTGCTACCTTCTTACGCTGCCCGCATTGCGGACTACGGATGGACATTGACCGCCAAAAGTCAAAGCCGGCGCTGGAAGCATTGAAGAAAGTTAATAACGCACAACGGGAAGTAGAAAAACGAAGTCATTTCAATCATTAACGAACTACATCATGAAAAAGATATTGATTCTTATTTTATTAGGTATACTCTCTATCGGAGTCTACGCGAAAAAAGAGGTTACAGTCCCTCCTCAAGGGTTTGTCAATAGCCTGTTGGATTCTTTAAGCAACCAAAAAGAACTTCCGACCTATATTATAAGGAACGGCGACATGCTGGATCCCTATAATGCTTACATTCAATTGAAAGCGAAATATCCACCCATAGGCAATGAAACACGTGTTTACAGCAACGATGTGATATGCGCCTGCCGTTATTCATTTAAAAACGGTACTATAGTCTTCTATGATAGCAATAGCGAGGAACTTACGGGGGTGTTGGAAATTACTCATTCCAAAGATATTGAAAAGGATGATGTTCTCAAGGGGTATCCAGAGCATTTTTTCATTCTATTTTTCCATACACCGGCTAAAAAATAAGAGATGTTACGGAGGTTTTACAAATGGCTGTGTTCTCTTTTCAGACGAAAACAGTTGGGAGCAACAAGACAATATCCCGACAAGGACGAGTGCACTTTCCTATCCTACAGGAACGTGCTGAACGAATGGTTGGCAGAGTGCCGTAAAGAACGGAAATTACGAGTACACCAATCGGCAGGGAGCGATAAATGGACGATAGAGGTGGCGGATTTCGCCGGAGCATTTATGCTTTTCAAAAAGTTTCCATGCATCGGACATATTCGGGTAAAAGAATCGGCCGGAATCAGCCGTTTCTTCTGTCTAATGGACGGGAATACAGTTTTATCGCTTACTGATGACGTAAGATCCGATACCCGAGAATTGGCAAGGATGCGCCTGTATACAATGAGCCGTCAGGATAAACCTTTGAAGATACACTTTATAAAATCAACCAAATAAACTGATAAATAATATGAACCGAATTTTAATTCTCTTGCTGATGTTTTCTCTCTTAGGCAGCTCTTGCGGCAGCCATTCGGGACAACGCGATCAGGAGAACAATACACAGATTGATTCCGAAGCTGTTTCTCTAATAGATGATACAGACCTATTACGTGAAATATTGCTATCCGTGACGGATGGGAACGAACGTCCAGGCAGCTATTATTGCATCGTGAGCGATGAGAATGAGATGCTGCATCTTTTCTCCAATCTCTGCGGGGAACAAAAGTACGAAAAGAGCTATAAAGGCGAAAGTACCCTCTATCTTTATCGTTTACCTGAGGAGAAAGGTATATTGGAGCTGACTTGTTTCAATTCGCCGGATTCCACTTCATTGGGAGTGATGTCCGTTAGTGTCAAAGCGATTCCCGATATAAAAACAATTTCTTTCGTGACTTCCTACTCCTCTGATAAAGAAGAGGAACAAAATTATTCACGGGGAAATCTGTCAGAAATTAATTACTAACTTTACAAATAAACAGTCATTATGAAAATTATTCGATTAAAAGATGTAGGGAGCGATGTGGTAGCATTGCAACAACTGCTATGCCCGTGGGGATATACGGTCGATATTACCGGCATATTCGACGAGCAGACCGATACGGCAGTACGCCGTTTTCAGAAAGACCAGCGATTGGCATCCGATGGTATTGTGGGTAATAACACTTGGAAAGTATTGCAAGATGAGGATGCTCGAAGCCGGTCCTCATTGCGTTTGACCGAGGTCGATTTTGTGCGTGCCGCTCGAATGCTTCAGGTAGATACTGCCGCTATTCATGCAGTACAAGAAGTCGAGACAGGAGGTCGTGGCGGATTTTTCGCAGTAGGACGCCCTGCCATTTTGTTTGAGGGACATATCTTCTGGAGCCAGTTGAAAAAAAACGGATTGAACCCGGAAGAGTATGTATCTGGCAATGAGGATATCCTCTATCAAAAATGGACAAAAGAGCATTACAAGGGAGGAATGGACGAATATAAGCGTCTTGCCAAAGCCCTGAAAATCCACGAGAAGGCGGCAGCCTGTTCTGCAAGTTGGGGATTGTTCCAAATTATGGGATTTAATTATCTCGCTTGTGGATGTGCCAATGCCCGTGAGTTTGTGTCCAAGATGTGTTCATGTGAAGGCGACCAGCTTGATCTTTTCGTTGCTTTTCTGAAAAGTAACGGTTGGGATGAATATCTTAAGAAATTGGATTGGACCGGATTTGCACGCCATTACAACGGTCCATCTTATGCTCAAAACAAGTATGACGAAAAACTGATGAATGCGTATAAAAAGTATAAATAAGCTCATTCGGATCTTTGTGTTTATGGCTCTGCCGTGGATAGTCACTCTGCCGCTGTCGGGTCAGACGCATGAACGCATAACGGCTGAACGGTTGCTTTGCCCCAACGGAAATGCAATTGGGCAGCCGTTATCACGAGTGCGACCCGATGTTCGAATGGTACGCGTGTATTCGAGCGCTGAAAGTTATTGGTATTTCCTTGCTTTGTGTGGAGTGCGTAATGTAACATCCATAGATATAGGTGGATACAGATATTACCGTTCATCCTTGCCTGATAAAGGCGGAATTATACTCTTTACCCATCATGTACGCCCCAATCGTAATGAAGTTGGTGCGCTCTACTTAAATGTCCCGGAAGTGAACAAATCGGAGATACGAAAAATTTGTTTTGTTCAAGCAATAAAAATAAAGTAACCAGCGGTCTTTGACATATTGAGCAGACAAAAGCAGGTGTGAAACATTGTTGCGTTTGTGCCACTGATATTTCGATTGAACACCGAGTAAGTCTTGAGTAACCATACGCAACATGCTTTCCTATCGTAATATACTCATATCCTATCGTGTAAATTCGCAGAAAATTCATCATACAGGGTGGTGTTACAGTGAAAAGAGTGCATTTTTTTTGCTTTTCTTTGAAATTAAGTGCTTTAACCGATAGAAAAATCGGTCATTTGCACTACCTTTGTATCTAAATGTGCGATAAAGAGAAAAATCAATATGATGCAAGCACTATTCATGGTGCGAACGAGTCATTTTTATGTCTCGCAGATGTTGTATGTGATTTTTCTTGCATTTTGTGTGATAAAGATTTGGTAATCCCAACTATTTGTGTAAACACACACACACACACACACACACACACACACACACACACACACACACACACAC